GTCCTATGGGTCTTACAGGTCCTCAAGGTCCTAGTGGTCCAAGTGGTCCTAGAGGTGTAAGTGGTCTTACAGGTCCTCAAGGTCCTAGTGGTCCTAGAGGTGTAAGTGGTCTTACTGGTCCTCAAGGATTAGAAGGTCCTGAAGGTCCAAGTGGTCCTAAAGGTCTTACAGGTCCTAGAGGTGTAAGTGGTCTTACAGGTCCTCAAGGTCCTAGTGGTCCTAGAGGTGTAAGTGGTTTAACTGGTCCTCAAGGTCCTCAAGGTCCTGACGGTCCTAGAGGTGAAGAAGGTCCTATGGGTCTTACAGGTCCTCAAGGTCCTAGTGGTCCAAGTGGTCCTAGAGGTGTAAGTGGTCTTACAGGTCCTCAAGGTCCTAGTGGTCCTAGAGGTGTAAGTGGTCTTACTGGTCCTCAAGGTCCAAGCGGTCCTAGTGGTCCTATTGGTCTTACAGGTCCAGATGGTCCAGAAGGTCCAAGTGGTCCTAAGGGTGTAAGTGGTCTTACAGGTCCTAGAGGTCCAAGTGGTCCTAGAGGTGTTAGTGGCTTAACTGGCCCTATTGGTCCTCAGGGTCCTCAAGGTCCAAGTGGTCTTACAGGTCCTAGAGGTCCAAGTGGTCCTCAAGGTCCAAGTGGTCCAGCAGGTCCTATTGGTCCAAGTGTAGCAAGATATCAGCATAACATTCAAGTTGGAGTTGGTTCATCAATTGTTTGCACTTTTTCTTTTATAAACTCTGTAAGTTCAGCCTATACATCATGATATAGTATTAATACTGCATTATATAATCTTGGTTTTACCAGTGCTATAGCTGCATGTTCCGCAAATGGATATTATCAAGATGGTAGCGTCATTCGAGGAGTTGTTGGTGTTTATGCAAACTCGCAAAGTAGTTACTATTTGTATTATGAATCAATCCAATTAGCGAGTATTTCAGGAACTACAATGACTTTCAACAATAGTACTAGTGTTAGTAGCAATTCCATATATGCAAGTAACGCTACAGTTTTCGATAAGGTAATTTCATAGTATGGCAATTAAACATGGTTCAACCAATATTACAATAGTAAAACATGGTACCGCTTCGATAAGCACCGTCTATCATGGCGGTACCAAGGTTTTTCCTGATGCTACATATCAAGAGTTAAATATTTATGCCTCTCGTGATTATGATGAAGATACAGGCTGATATGCTTTTTTACGTATTGAGAATCCTAATTCTTTTGATGTTAATATTACAGTATCTTATTTGTATGTTAATACTAGTTCTGATACATATGAACGTGAAGATTATGAGTTAGGATCTGTAGATTCTAATAATATGGTATGGTTTTATCTTTATTATACTGAGGCAGAAATTTATGATTTTAATATAGATTTACAAATAGAAGGAGATATATATGCTTGAGACCAAAGTGCTGGATGATCAGATTAAAACAATATTAATTAACTTTTTTCATCAAAATGAAGAAGAATTACAGTGTATTTGAATTGGTGGGTCTTTTTCAGTTCCATATATTACAAATCCTCATGATGTAGATATTATCTTAGTATGAAAACATCGATATTATGACAGAGAACGAATAAAAAAATGTCGAACTTTAAGTAGACAAATACATGATCTTGATGGCTCTTACCAAATCATTTTTCGTTATAATGAAAAATATGATGAATCTTTTATAGATCATTGACCGATTTATGCATATTTATATAAATATCGACAAAATTTAATTGGCACCTTATATCCAGTTATTGATCAGTTTGATATTTTACAATATGAAGAACGTATGTGAAAAACTCTAATTCAATGAAAAGAAAAACAGCATAGTAAAAAAGGTTTATATCATATTTTAACCACTCTTTATATTTTACTAAATCAGTCATATGATTTAACCGAAGAACAAATAACTAATATTAATATTGCTCATGATCAACAAGATTTAGAAAAAATTAAAATACTTTACCAATGAGCTCTTCAGCAAATAGAAGAATAATAAAAAGACCCCAATTAAGGGGTCTTTAATTTTATTTATTTTTTACCAAATGCCAATTCTAATTGACGTTTATGAACTTTTGCACCATAGCTGCCTATCAGTATTGCTTCCGCAACATCATCACTTACATTTACTTGATACTTCTGTCTAACAGTAGCAACACTAAGCATCTTTTCTTCTTGACGTGTTTTTCCGCAAGTTCCCGCATATTTTCTTCAAACATTTGGACTAACTACTTCATAAGGAATGCCTTTTTCGGTGCAGGTTACTTCAATAATACCAAGCAACATTGCTAATACTTTATAGGTTAAAACCGCGCCATATTGATATTGTATATCTTCACATACAATAAAATCTGGTTTTCATTCAGGAATAATTACTTCTTCAAGTAACTTTTTAATCTTTGCTAATCTAACATTGAGTGCGCCTGTAAATGCGTATAAATTAAAAAATACTAATTTACCATCGTCTCAAATACTTAAACCAAACTTTTCTGTTGCCTGGTCAAACGCAATAACACGATATCCTGTTTTTTCAGGCACTTTTATAGGATTTTCTACTTTACCAGTATTACAACAAGGACATTCAAAACTGGCACGACGAAAATCAGCCATACTAACTTCAATAGTATGTCCATGGTCACATTGAACAACAATAATACTATTCATATTTGAATAGCCTTCTGCGCTCAATAATTTATAACCTTTTGCTTCTACTTCTGTTTGAATTTGTTCTTTACTTAACTTCGCCATCAGATTCACCTTTCTTATCTTTAATTTTTTGGTCAACGATGGCAACCTTAATGATTAAATCACTATCTAAAATCATCTTATTGATTTGATTCTTTAAGTCTTTCATCATATTCTCAAGTTCTTCAATAGACATATTAGCAAGAGAATCTCTGAAGTTTGTAATATCTTGTTTTTCCATGTTATTTCTCCTATACATAGTTATTATACTATTGTTGGTAGATAAAAACGAATTTGCTTTTCTCTATAATTCCTTTCATATTACTAATATAGAGTAGGACAGTAACGATTACTGATGAAGTCGTGGAGGTAACACTATATAATGGAAGGTGTAATTATAGGTCTTATCGTTGGCGGCATCAACGTTGCTTTCACAACAATAATTGGTCTAATAATCACCACTTGGTGAAATAAAAGACAAAAGAAGAAAGAAGATGACCAAGCTGAATTAGAAAAATTGCGTGAACAGACGCGTAAACAAGAAAACAAAGACCGTGACGACGCAATTAAAAAAGACGTTCATGAACAAATCAAAGGATTAAAACAAGACGTTGAAAAGAAAATTGATAACATGGATCAGAATGTTACCAAAGAACTGGACGACATTGATGAAGAACTTCTTTCCATGAAGAAAGCTATGCAAAAAGACGTTCGTCGTAGTTTACGTCAAGACGGCAAAATTTATGTTGATCGCGGCTGGGCAAGTGATTTAGAAAAGACAGAATTTGATGAACTCTATTGGTCTTATCATAATTTAGGTAAGAACGGTGTTGTGGATAATTTACATGAACAAGTAATGAAATTACCCTCAGAACCCACAAATAAATAAAGGAGATTGATATGGATTGGATTACCACAGTTAATGGATTAATTGCTTTACTTAGTGGTTTATTTGGCTTAATCGGCACAGGTGTTGCAACATTCTTTGCAATTAAAGGTTGAATTAAAGCCGTGAAAGAAAAGACAGCCAAAGAAAGGTGGGATATACTTATGACTATGGCTGATGCTGCTATGAAAGAATTTGAACATTCAACTCTTAAGGGTGTGGCGAAAAAAGAAGCAGTTATTAATTCAGTTAAGGCTAGTGCAAAAGCTGCAGGTCTTAATATAGATCCATTTGTTGACCAACTCGGTGCTTATATTGATTCTTGTATCGAATGGTACAATGGCATGAATAATAAAAAGGACTAATTACTAGTCCTTTTTTTGTTTAGAATAAACTTTCTGAGCCTTCCCAATGTTCTGGATGAATAATTGGGTCAACTTTAAAGAAAATGTTTTTAAGCATCATTACATCAGCAAGCGCATCATGCGCGCCTTCGCTACTAAACCCAAGTGCTTCTGCAACTAATGTAAGTTTCCATTTTCTACCTAGCTTATCTTTTAATCCAAATAAGTTTTGTTTCTTAGCTAAATAGATACAATCATAGTATCCATCAATTCCAGGGAACTTATCTTTATTAAAATAATCAAATGGTATTTTTAGCGCTTCACAACGACAATTAAGCATTGGTCTATCGAATGCCTCACCATTGTAAGTTAAAACACAATCTACTTCTTGGTTTGCCATTCAGGCGCAGAAATCCATTAATACTTCTGTTTCTCTTCTGCAATTAACCAAATCTTTTGCATAAATGCCATGAACTTTACTAGCCTCAGGATCGATCGTATGAGTTGTTTTAATTCGCTCATTAAAACTATCAATTATGTTTCCTTTATTATCACAAATTACTGCTGCAATTTGAACCGGCGCAGCGCTATTCCAGTATACTGAAGTTGTTTCAGTATCTAATACACATATACGTTTATATTTCATATTATAGACCTAACTTAAACGTTTCCTTTCATAATTTTCATGGTATTTCTAGTTCAGATACTTTATCATTTCCCCATTTTCTAAGTAAGAAATCAGTATCTTCATATGTTTGTCTAATTGCATCTCTAAATAACGGATGTCATTTATTCGGTTTATTTCAGTCAGTAGAGCCTGACATATAATTCTTATCAACTTTAAAGCGTATACTTAGATACTCAAGTCACGCCATTTTAAAGTTTAATTTGCACCAATCTTCCATTAATTCTGGTAAAAAGAAAAATGGTGTTTCATTTCTTTTCTTTGGTCCAATAATATCTAAATAGATATTATTCATTTTGGCGATTTTAATTATATCTCTTAAATTATTCATCGCTAATTGCGCTTCACTTTGTGTTTGCCAAGGTATGCGAGAATAAACAAGTTTAATGTGAGGAATCGCGCAAGTTGGAAAGTATCTTCTAAATTCATCAATAAATTCAAAGACTACTGTCATATCTTCTGGATAGACTCTCACAAACTCGAATTGTGAACGCGCAGAGAACTTTAATTTTCAAAACTCCTGTAAAATATTGGGGTTCTTTTTTATTGTTAAAATTGGAATTGGAGATTCAAAACAGATATTAGGCACACTCTGTATTCTGCATAAAGCCGCAATAACTGTTTCTTCATCTGCATACCATAATTTCTTATCTGTTACGATATAGTTTTTATCTTTTAAAGTATTGCCCCAATCCTGGATTATAGGCAATAGTTTATTATTGTTCCCTAATAATCTAATTTGCTCTGCGCGGGCATTACGAGTTAATCGTTCAGGATATAGAAGATAATCAGGACGACAGGCTAGCATCGCGTCAGACATCTTCCAATTTTGTTTCATACTATATGCCTCACCTCACCAGCGCACCTTGGGGTTCATGAAGAACTCCATGGGCGGATTAGGTGTTTTTTTATTTTCTTTAATGATATAATATATATCATAAGGACGATATATATCTCTTTCAGATGTTACGAAATTAACACTATCACCCTTCTGTTTATGATAACTAGATATTTTTTGAACATCTACATTAACTGTGGCGCCTTTTTCATCAGAGAAGTAATAATCAAGGTCTCAAATTGTAACTTTCATTACTTATCAATCTCTTCATTAAGTCGTTCAATGAAAACTTCTAAATTTTTTATAAAATCTTCAAATGAATTACAATATTTAGAAACTGTAATTAAACCTTGATATGCATTTCTAATCGTAATCATTTCTAGTTTACGTTCAAGTTTATTCTTTTCTTCTTGAACATCTTTCCATTTACGCATCTTGTTTCTCCTCGAATTCAACAAAGTCACCGTCTTCATCTAAAACAATCTTTAAAATTGCTTTACGACCAGTTGACTTATAAACCTTTGGAACAAACGTTGCACCACGTTGAACACCTGTTACCATTAAATGTGTCCCCTTTTCAAAGAAACCTTCTTGTTCGATTTCTTTTTCACCTTCAATACTAACATCACCAACTGTTGCCGCCAATGTTGCAAATAAGTCTTTATAAATCTTCAATGTCACGACGCCACTTGGACATTGTAAAGTAACTAAACCTTTTGTTGTATCTTTATCAATAACTGTACCCGCTAATGTATAAAGTTTCATTCTTGGAATTTCTTTGCCTTTAATATAGAAGAAACCATCTTGAACACCTTCAACGACATCCTCAACTTTATCAATGACTATTGGAAGTTGTTTAATAACCTTCTTTAATGGGTGACCGCTAAAGAAGAAGTTCATACTATCTAATTCCCATTGTAAGATATCGCCTTGGCAATATTTTTGCCATTCATCATTATATAAACGAGTATTCAATTTATCTAATAATTCAGTCTTATTATCAGTAATATATTTTCTAATAGGACCCATTTGTCTTTCATAGAATAAATCCCACTTTGCGCTATCAATAACTTTACGAGGCTCATCATTTAATACGATTTCTTTGCCCTCAATGCCGCTATCCTTAAATATTTGTTTCCAACTATCTAACTTATTCATTGGAATATCTAATCTATCAGCGCAATACCAAATCTTATTTTCATCACGATGTCTTCTCAATTCTTTTGTTAATTTATAGACATCCATGTTATAACTTAACTCTTGCGGTAATAAATACAAATCAATTAACATATTTGCATTTTGCATTGTTAAATTCTTCTTTAAATCGCAAACAGAAGCAATATAATCTTTTAATACTTCTTCTGTTGTCTTGCCTTCAATTTCATTAAACGCGCCGCATTTAATTAAGTTAATAACTTTATCTTTTGTAACAACTCTCTTTGTTACTTTATTTAAAAAGTCTTTTAATGATTCAAATGGACGGTGCATCATAATTTCCGCAATAACAGGTTCAGTGACTTTAGCAATACCTTTTAATCCATAAAGAATACTGTTCTTCTTAACATCTGGCATAAAACTAAGTTTAGACTTATTTATGTCTGGAAGTTCAATATCGCAAATTCCACTAAACTTATCCAATGCTGATGCGAGTTTAGCATAATCCATTTTATTTTTGGCTACTTTTTCACCCGTTTCGACAGAGATAATATCTTCTTCGATTAAGTTATCAAAGTCTAAACTATTTATAGCGCTACTATCAACACTTAAACATGCGCAGTTCCAATAAATAATTGGATAATGATACGCCAAGTTCATTTCTTGAATAGCAATTAAACTGTAACCAGTAGTATGAATTGTTGAGAATGAATAACCTAATTGCATACTAATTTGAACATACCAAATATAACTTAATAAGTTATATGATGCACCTACTTCTTTACCTTTATCAAAGAATAATTGTTTAACTGCTTCAATTTCTCTAAATTGTTTCTTCGCGATAGTCTTTCTTAATTTGTTTGCTTCTTGCATACTGAATCCGCTAATTTGTGGATCCATTGATATCTGCATAACAACTTCTTGACTATCTGCAATACCGCTCTTTTCTTTTAAGTATTTTTCTAATACTTTAATTTCATTTTCATTTAAACCGTAAGCGCGCATTTCATCATACCATAAAGATGGCACTTTTTTGAAACGTGCATACTTTTCTAGTGGCAACTCACCATCACTCATTAATCTCATAACCGAGTTCGCGATGGCTAATTCTTTTAATGATTGCGGACCAATTTGTCTCATCGCCACTTGTCCTTGGTTTGTATCGAATTGGAACAAACTACTAATTTGTCCTTCTTCTGCCATTTTCCACATCTCAGGACTGGTATAGTCTAAGATTGCTGGATTCAAATATTTATTATAAGTTTCTTTTAAACTTCCTTGCCACTCTAAAACTCCATCTTCCAACATATAGTTCATACATTGGTGAATACGGTCAAGCGCGGAAACAGTAAGTAAGTCGTATTTCAATACACCACATCTTTCTAATGTGTGTAAGTCATATGCTGAAACCAACTGTTCCTTAGAAGTTTTCATAACACTATTATATTCGTTAAAATCACCATTAACACAAACAACACCTGATGCGTGAACACCTAAACGAGTAACTAAACCTTCAATACTTTGCGCTAATTCCCATAATTGAGGATACTCATTCATTTGCGCGACAAAGTTACTAATAGGTTTTCTATCATCATCATTACCATAATAACAGTCATGTAATGACCAGTCAAAGCCTCTTTCGTTTGGAATCATTGATGTAATATAACTAATTACGTCATCATCAATTTTTAAGCCACGACCCGCAGTTTTAATAGCACTCTTTGTTCCTTCTGTACCAAATGTACAAACGTTAATAACGTCACCGCCTAATCCTCTGAAGTAATCTCTAATTGTGTTAAAAACAGCGACACGCTTATCGCTTTCAGAGTCAACGTCAATATCAGGATAGTCTGGTCTTGATGGGTGCATAAATCTCCAAACAAATGGCAAATCCATCTCAACTGGGTTCATTTGTGTAATATCAATTAAATAGTTAATTAACATGGCGCCAGCAGAACCACGAGATGGTCCAACTAAAGAGTTTGCTTGCCACATTAAGTCAACCATTTTACTCATTGTAATGAAGTAGTCAGACATAGATTGATGAATTGCATCGCCAACCTTTTTAATAATATCTAATTCTTCTTCAATGCGCGCGAAATACACAGATTGGTCCCAACTTGGTTGTTGCTTCAAAGCATAACCATGTGCAATTAAACGCGCTAAATAATTGTCTGCTCTATCTTCTGTATGTAAATATTCATAAAACACTGGATAATCGTCTTGCGAAATATCTAAGAACATATCTAAATCATCGGCATATTCATCCCAGTGTTCATATTCAACTTTTGCGATAACTTTTGGCTTTTCAATTTCAAAGAATTGCACACTATCTTTAATATGTCTTGTGCAATCTACCATTGATTCAAAAACTTCATCAGACACATAATCCATTAAACTACGAACTTCTGCCTGACTCATTATATATGTATATTTATAGAAATCATCTACTTCTCTATCTTTTGAGCTTTTACTATTTAAGAATGCTTTGTGAATATTTCTTTCTTCTGCCTTCAAATAGTGAGCATCAGTAGTGAAGATGAAAGGATATTCTGGAAAATATCTATCCAACATAAACTTATTATATTCATTTTGTTCACTACCTTTTTCGTTTGGTTGTAATTCAATAAAGAAATTACCTACACCAAAAAGATTCTGCATCGCAGATAGGTGATTATCTAATTTATCTAAATACCATTGTTTGTCATGTCCGCCGTCTGGAATAAAGTCCAAACCGCCGTCATCTTTACAAGCAATAGTATAATTTCTCCAACACCATGCGGTGTAACTACCAAGACATGCTGTGGAACAAACTATATGACCTGGATTAGCGCTAATAATTTCTACTAAATCGCTTGGATAAGTTGGTGTTCTTAAAATACCTCTAAACCATGCGCGTCTCCAGGCACGACTACTTAATTCTTTAAGTTGTCTAAATCCTATTTCATCTTTTGCTAATAAAATTAAATGCCAAAAATGAGCCGGAGCAGCACTAGACATTTGCGACTCATTTAAGCCTTCTTCACTAAGATAAATCTCATTACCTAAAATAACTTTGAAATCTAGTTCTTTGGACATCTCCGCCCATCCTGGCAATTCTTCGTCAGGATGAAGCGCAGTCCATTCTTTTTTAAGTTTTGCTTTATAGATATCGAGAGCTTGTAAAGTTCCACTTAAACAGTCATGGTCTGTTAATGCTAAACCAGACAAACCTAAATCCCACGCATAGTCTACCATGCGGTTAAATCTATTAATACTGTCAATAACTTTGACGTTTGAATATTCTGTGTGGTTGTGCAATCCTATATAATCTCTCATATCTATTATTCCTTATTTATAATATACTAATTTTCTTCGCTATCTGCCAGAACTTTTTCATTTGCTTCTCGTTCTGCCATAGTGTCGCTATAGATTTCATCAGCATTTTCCAAATAATCTAATATTAAACGGATAGCAGCCTCTGGCGCCAACCATTCAACATACATTTTGTCTAATGCTTTCAACATAAAATCTTCTTCTTCTGGGGTGCGGCAATGTAAGCCGTGTTCTTCTAAAAATTGTGAAATAGTCATAATCTTCTCCTAAATTAAATCCAATAAGGATATAGCAGAGGTTGGTGTAGAAGGATTAATAGCAATATCATCTATCATAACTTGAATAGATACATTACCCATATATTCATTTAATTGCGGTCTACCAACAATTAAGTATGTTCCTTCTGGATTCTCTGTTAATTCATCTATTGTTTTACGAGCATTAAAAGATACAAAACTAATTTCCCCACCATTAATTTTTAAAGAGTTTTTCTCTTTACCCATGACAAAGATGTCACTCTTCTTATAATGCCCGGAAAAAGCGAATTTAGGTTGTGGGATTGAGTTACCCCACAATGCTTTATGTTTAGCGAATACTTCGAGTAATTCGTAATTTACTGGATGTTTACCATCAAACCAGTAATCTACTTGATAAACTTCTTCAAAAGAGTTTACATTTAATTTCTTATTCGCATAATCTCTAATTGGTTGAACTTCCTCTGGTTTTAAGAAAGCACCGAATGCATTGGCGTGACCTTCGCAATAAAAAGCGCCCGCTTCTTTTAAGAAACTTTTAAGGTCTGGTAAACCATAGAAATTACCATTTCTACCGCTTCCGCCGTAAACTTCGATTTCATTATCTCCTTCTTCAAAGGTAGTTTTTCTTAATACAAGTGCTGGTTTATTGTAATGGTTGACTAATTCCATTGCAATAAGACCTGTAATATTCGGACTTACTTTTGCACTTTCTTTTTCATTTAATGTTACGATAATAACATTATCTTTATCTAACCCTTCTTCATTGACCTTTTCGCAAAGCCATTCAAAGGATTTCTTTTTCGCACTATCTTGTCGACCTTTTGCGTTAACGGCTAAGCGCACCGCATATTGATAAAGGTTTTCATGTCTTACCACACCACGCCAAGTGCTTTCATAATCTGTGTCATCTTGCCATGTTGTAAGCGCTTTAAATACCATTTCTTTATCTTCTGGAGCACCATATCTGATAACACCGTTAATTACAGGCGCGATATAAAAGGCTACATCGATCTTTGTTAAGTGGTCAGGGTCTGAAATACCACGACTTTGTTTGATTGCTAACTCATGTAAGAACTTACTTTTAATATTATTCAAACCATAATAAGCAATATAATTATTGCCAAGCGCTGTCATGTTCATAGCATCAGCAATAATACCAACCGCAGTTAAATCTAAATAATCTCTAAAAATTGGAGTTTCTGTTGGGAAGTAATGTGTATCAATATATTGAATAAACATATAAACAACGCCAACACCACTTAAATTTTTATTTGGGAAGTTTGGACTTAATTGGTTGTTAACAATAATTGCTTTGGTATCTTGTATTTCATCCACTTCGTGGTGGTCAAGCACAATTACTGTTTTGCCCAAGTCTGCTAAATAATTTTGTTCATAGAACTGGTTTGAACCCGCATCAGGAATAATAACAACAGAGCAATCTGTTGGCACAGTTTCTAAAATAATACCATGCTCTTTGCCATTGTGTAACCTATGAACAATGCGCGCTCCTGGCCATCTACGTGTAATATAATTAATTAAGACAGCAGAAGATGTATAACCATCAGTATCACTATCTACTTGGATAAATACTTTGGCGCCACAATCTAATTGAGTAACTAACATATCTGCGGCTTCTTTGATATTATCTAATAGTTCGGGATTATCTTGATCTGTATCACGTGGCTTGTCGATAAAACACATCACGTCTTTTTTATCAATACCTAAGTTCATTAAGTATTGCGCCAAGAATCCTAGACCATATGAGAAATTCTCGGTTCTACTGTCATACATTTTTATTGAATTTAATTTTAATTCTACTCTATTCATAATCATCCTCCAAGATTAGGTAGCGCACTACCCAGTAAGGGAGGCAAACTATCACAAATAAGGCATAAATAACCGCCACGATAGCCGCGAACACGATCAGGAATGGTAGAGATAATATACATAAAATAACTATAAATATATTTCCTAAAATATCTAAAAACTTATTCATTATACAATTCTCCTATTCTGTAATAAATGTTCGAATGTTTCGCGGCCGCCGTCAATAGGACTAGACTTATACGGAAGTATAAAGTCATCATCAAGTAAGTAACTTACATTGAAGTAAGGACTAAAAATTTTAGCCTTTTCTCTATATTTTTTATCAACTTCTTTTAATTGGTCGTAATCTTCATAATCAGTATCATAAGCCAAAATTACATGAGTAACTTTCATCTTTAATAAATACTGAATATGGTCTTTAGTAATGTTTTGTCCCAATGTTGCTAATGATATGTTATCTTTTGCACCATAAATTGTTTCAAATAACAATACTGACTTTTCACCCTCAAAGATAACTGCAGTTTTCTTTCTTTCAATATTCTTATGGTTTTCATAAATACCATAGAATGTTCGACCAGTTGGGTGATTATATAACTGGCCATTTACATATAAAGGTCTATATTTACCTTTTTTAACATCTTCTTCTTTAAAGAAACGCGCACGAACACCAATTAGGTCTCCATTATAATCAAAGTTAGGAATAATAATGGCTTGATGGTAATTATCATAACCTATTGAGAAACGTTGAAGCGCTTCAATTCCAATGCCTTCTTGTATCCAAGGCATTAATCCCATATAATTGAATGGATAATTCTTCAAAATACCTCTATCGTATTTCTTAAAATCTAAATTATCTACATCAGGAATATAAAAGTTATTTAACTCCTGCATATATTTAATATCATCAAGACAATTATATGCGCGATCTTCTGGCTTTAGTGTGCTTGTATCTAAATTACAGATTTCAATCGCTTGTTTTAATGTTATCTCTTGTCCGCGCAACGCATACATCTTTTGCAATAATGTGAAGATGTCGAATGAAGCCGCGCATTCAGTATAACAATGGAATAACTTGGTGTTTTTATAGTAAAATAACTTTGGACTACCGCCTTCTAAATTATGGCAACAAGTAGGAAAGATTATTCTTTCCTCATTTTCATCTACTGGCTCAACATTGAATTGCGCCAATATCTCTTTTATCGACTCGTCGCTTAATTGTTCTCTAAGTTCTCTTATATCCATTATAAGATACCTCTAGTTTTTAAGTCTAAGTAGTCAAATGGTCTTTGGTCATATTTTAATTGACCAATTTCCTGAACTGCTTTATAACTGCAATCTGTTATAAACAAATCTTCAGCATGACAAGTGGCATAATCAAAATATCTAAACACCTTAACACTATTTAATTCGCCACGTCTATTCTTATAAATATCAATTACGATATTAGGGTCTCTTTTATATTTAATTGGGTTTTGAGCGCGCAATTCTTTTAAAACAGCATCAATTTGTTTCATCTCTGCTTCACCCAAACGAACACCAATTAAACCAATATCAATTTTATCCGCGATCGCTTTAGAACCTCTTAAACAGTTCTGGTCTCTTGGTCCTATTTCCTTTTTACTCCAGTTTTCATTTAATTGAGTCGCGCTTTGAATAAAAACATTATAATTACTTGCAGTTTCCTTGATACTATTTGAAAGCATCATTAAAGCGACGTCTTCACGAACCTCGACGTCTCTAAACTCACTCAATAATCCTGGACTACTAAAAATGTAATCATAGAATAAATATTGTATATTATGTTGAATAATATATCTTGCCATAACTGTCTTGACTTGCGCGATACTTGGGTCAGACATATACTCAATCATAAAGTTGTCTTGATATTTTTCAATAATATCAAGTGCTTTATTAATTCTATCTTCTTCTTCTGGCGTATAACTTCCAAGAAGAATATTTCTTTCATTAACACCACTTACGTATGCTAAAATCAAGGTCTGAATTTCATCGGCCTTTTGTTCAGTTGCAATATATACTATTTTTTGGTAATCATCTTGTTCCAAGGTTCCACGATAAATAATTTTACCGCTATCCTTGTCTATATAAGGAAAACTAATTGCACAAGCATTACCAACCATATATCTAGTTTTACCTTGACCAGATGGTGCGCTATATGTATATAATTTTCCTAATCTGGCACCTCTCGCCGCATAATTAATAATTTCTCCATCAAGTGGTAAACCAACTTCTGGACTTTCTTTTAATTCCGCAACTAAATGACGTAAACCTTTTGCGGCGGTTTGAGATGTGCTATCATCTTTACCGATATGTCTATTTTCAATTTCAACTAGGTGCGCCCTAATTCTGTTGCCAATAGCATCTAAAGATGTTTTGTTGAGTCGTTCATCTTCTAAGTCTTTATTTAAGGCATTTGCTTGAGTATCATAAAACTCCTTGGTATCATAACCAATCGCCTCTAAATCTCTTAAAAAAGAGAACTTTTTTAATCTATTGTAATAAAATTCAAATAACTTTGCGTCTTCAGACTCTGCAATCTGATAACATTGCATTACGAACTCATAACCTTTTTCTCTTTTATAAAATTCGTATTGCGCGTCATATTGTTTTAAATATAGGTCAATATCTTGCGGAGATATTTTCTCCGTTCCAAGTTGAGCCATATTAAATATCGCATAAAACACCATTTGTTGTAATGGTTTATAAAAATCATCTTTACAAAATGTGAATCTATCATTTTGCAAAATCAACGGATCGTGCATTAAGTAACTTAATACATACGTAGACGCATTAGTATCGAATAAATCTTTACTAATTACAGATGCCATTTTACTGGTCTCCTTTATTAACGTCTATCTCGTTAATGTCATATTGTTTTGGTTGTCTTTTTTTATTTTGTAATGATTTGATATTGAATATAATATTATTTTCTTGATACTCTACAACTTTGGCGGCTTCGCCTTGTTGTTTGCGTTGGTCAAGCTCCAACTGTTTAAAATACTTATCTGCCTTCTCTCTTACCGAAGTACATGGAGTTTTAATTCCATATTCAACCCTCAATGTTCCTCGCGCCACTTCTACATAATAAGTAAGACAACGCGCAATTTCTTTCCACGTCATCTTATAAATCAACGCTAGTTCACTAATATGTTTATTGATTAGGGGAGTAATTTGAGTTACTCCCACTAATTCACATATTAATTCTTCTAACTGTCTTCTGCTATATTCTGCCATTATTTCTTAATGAGAGAATAAAGTTTGATTAAGAAGTGATGAAGTTTTTGAAGGTTTTCTGAGTCAACAGGATATTCTAATAAAGAAATTCTCTTACCATTGAACAATGCAAGAATATATTTTGTGAGTTCTTCACTTGATGTCGAATCAAAATCATCTTTAGAAGATTGAATTTTTTGAATAACTTCCTTACGGATTAATTCAAATTGTTCAGAAGTAATTTCTTCTGTCTTATCATCTTTTAATGCTTCATAGTCAATAGTGACTTTATCAACTTCAGGTAAATCTTCACCAGCATAAATATATAAACCTAAACCGTGAAGAGCGCATGCTTTAACGAAACATCTTTGAATTGCTCTATTGATGTCTGTTGAAGTTACACTTTCTGCGCGGATTGAGGCATTCTTATTATTCATAACTGGAAGTTCTTCAACATATTCAACGCCATTAATTTTAACACCAACCTTAACTGTGCAAGTTTTACCATCTGTAAAGTATGGGATTTCGTTTTCATATGTTGTTTCAATAACTTCTGTACCACCGCCATCGACTGGAATAGTCTTTGTGGACTTTGTGGTAACTTTTCTTTTATAAACAATTCTTTCAGCGTCAGGATAAAGTTTCTTTAATTCTGCCCAAGCATAAGCCCAACTTAAATATTTTAAACCAATTTTTTCTTTTGTTTTGTCTGCTAAGTTAATGTTATATAATTTTTCAAATGTATTTTCTTTTTCCATTGGGTTCTCCTAAAGGGCGGTTGTTACACCGCCCTTATTTATTAAAGTTTTATTAAATTAAGCTTGTTTGACGACTGGTGACTGGAGGTTTTTCTTCAATTTCTTTATCACCATCACTATTTTTCTTAGCACTGTCCATTAATTCGACGTCTTTGGCTTTATAAGCACTAAGTAAGTCACGGATTAAACCTTGAGTGTATTTACCGTCTTCTTCTTTTTCAACGACTTTAGAACCACCGCTGATCCAGAAGCTTCTCATTCTATTTGTGTAAGAATGGACGGCGCCAGAACCGAAACCAACGTTATCACTTTCTTTTGTGACAACTTCAACGACCCAGTCTAACATACCATTAACAACAACTGTGTCGCCTGCGCGATACATGCTTTGTAAACCTTTGATGATGTCAATGTCTGATGGACGAGCGCTAACTGTGAAGATAGACATTGCATTACCAGCATAGTTAGCTTGACCTAATTGTAAGTCATAACGATAGATTTCATCTTTTTTATTCTTACGTTCTGTAAGTTCTGAGACGACGAAGCCGCCTAATTCAAATGTTGCGACATCATCTGTTGCTTCAGAAACGCCACGAACGAAACGACCTGAGATTTGTTGAGCGGAAACTAATTGTTTAGCGTTATTGCTGTAATAACGATTTTCTCTAAGTTCGCCTGTGATTTCGACTTTCTTGCCAACTAATTCATTCATCTTAGAATAAGATGTATAAAGTTTGCTGACTTTCTTGTCTTGAGTTTGTTCATTTGCATAGAAAGAAATTTCAAATTCTTTCTTTTCACCACCGATAACGGATTGAACGACCGCATTACCGGAAATGTAACCAGCACCTGTATCTTTACGAGCACCAGTTTTCATGTCGGCACTAATTAAATGACCGACGATTTTTACGTTGTTTGTTCTTAAAAAATCTGCCATAAATTTGTGTTTTTTGTAACTCCTATTTGTTTTTGTTTTTATTAATCATTTGTTGCCACATTAACAACTAATTAATCTTCGTAATAATTTCTGCCTAATTCTGTTAATCTGTAGGTTTTATATTCTTTTGGTTTTGTTTCGCCCTTGTTATTTGTAAAGTCTCTCATAACTGGTTCGGCTTGTTCAACTAATTCCTTTTTAATTAAAGAATTAAGAACTGGATAGATACCTTTGATACCTGTCATTTCAATCATGTCTTTACCAACTAACACTCTATCATTAGCTTGCATAAATTCAAGGACTGCTTTAGCATTGTCTGTTAAAACGATTTTATCCATTAAATATCTCCTTATTGATGTTAAGTAATAAATAATGTTTGTGGCTAACATTACATATATAATATACTGCAGTTACACCACATAAGCAAGAATAATCTAGACTGACTAGATTATCCTTACAATGTTTCTTGTGCTAAGTGCGGCGCCTGTCGCAGTACGGCTCTTAATACTTAGTTTATTTCTTGCAAGAGTAAATGGTTTACCTTGTTTTGGAATAAGATAAATATTTTCACGCGCACTCTCGATACGACGGACACAAATAGTGTCATCTCCAATAGTCTGACCTTTATTGCCTCGACTATCTAATGAGAAGTCTTTAACTGGAGTGTATTTACCTTTTAAATCTTTTGTAACTAAGAGTAATAAATCACTATCAGTTACAACCATTGCGGCGCTACATGGCGCAAAGCCAGATTTAACGCCAACTGTTAATTTTGACGCAACAGGTAAGTCTTTAATTGCTAACTTTAATATTTTATTGTTACCGTCAAACAAGATAATATTATCATTATCATCGCAGAAACCCGCATATAATAACTCATCATCTTCTTTTAACTTTAAGACTTTTTCACCTTTGCGGCTTAATTTATAATCAGATAGCAATGATACTTTGATGTTGCCATTTTTAGTAACCGCTACCATTTTAGTTTTTCCTGTATTAAGTACAGATGCTCCAATAAAGTTGTCAATATCATGACCAAGAGGAGAAATAGTACCATCGGCAGTATATCCATAGATATCGCCAATACCATAAGCATAAACTACATCTATTAAATCACTATCAATAACTTCAACACCTGCGACGTTATTTAAGCGCCAACCATTTGGATAAATCTTAAATTCTTCTTTAATTACAGGTTTATCTATTGTTTCGATTGGTCGTGCATAATAAATTTCTGTTAATCTATTATCAGGACCAATAACTTTTTTAATTTCTTCTAAATCACTCTTGATAATGCCGTAACGCATGTTTTCATCTTCAATAGTAGATTTTAATAAAGCGAGTTTATCAGTTAAATCTCTTTCATCTTTATCTAGTTCTGCTAAATCCAAGCGACTTAAACGACTTAATTTCATATCTAACACCGCTTCGGCTTGTTCGTCATTAAGAGAAAATTCCTTCATAATAGCGCTTTTTGCCGCAGCTCTGTTAGACGACTCACGAATAAGTGATACAAGTTTATCAATATCACTCATACATTTTTGTAAACCAAGAACTACTGTGAGTTTATGATTAGTTTTATTATAATCGTTTTGAGCAATTCTCTTGATACAATTACTTCTGTAATCAACCCATGCGGCGATCATGCCTTTAAGGCTGAGAACTCTTGGTTCACCATTAACAATAAAGTTATTGTTAATTTTAATTGTAGATTGAAGTTTAGTTTTACTGAATAAAATCTTCAAACATTCATCTACTTTCGCATTTTTATCTAATGTAACAGTGATGTCGTAGTTTCTAGGACCCGCCTTTTCAACTACAATATCCTTAAACACATCATAACCTTCGTCTAAAACTAATTTCTTTAGAGGTTTTTTGATACCATCATCAATTTCCACACCATAAGGAACATCATGGAAGATAATGAGAGTTTCTTTACCTTTTTTAGTTATATCATAATGCGCCGCAACTTTAACACTACCAGTGCCTCTTTCATAAATGGCTGGTAAATCCTCACCATTAAGAATAATGCCACCAGTAGGGAAGTCTGGACCTTGAATAAATTTCATCAAGTCTGCTGTTGTGCAATCTTTATGAAGCATATAGTATTCAATAGCTTTACTTACTTCTGTAAAGTTGTGAGAAACTATATCACTACCCATACCAACAGCAATACCACTATTATTTCCGCATAATAAAAATGGGAACTTTGATGGTAAAGTTACTGGTTCTTCAGTAGTGTTATCATAGTTTGGTTTAAAATCAACGCAATCTTTGTTAATATCTTCCAACATCATCATACCAAGTGGTGATAATTTACACTCAGTATAACGTGATGCAGCTGCACTGTCGCCTAATAGGTTACCAGCGTTACCTTGAATATAAACAAGTGGATAACGAAGTTTCCACCACTGCGCTAATCTAACTAACGCACTATAAACTGACGCTTCACCGTGTGGAGAGTATGCTAAAACACGTCCTGCTTCGGTAGCGCACTTCTTTGTTTTTGCATCATCATAAACCTTATCTTCATATAATGTCCATAAGATTCTACGATGAATTGGCTTTAAGTTATCTTCAACACTTGGAATAGCACGAGATTTAATAACACTGTTAGCATAGATGAGAAAGTTTTGAGACGTTCTTTCATCTAATAAACTCATTATTATTCTCCTTCTTTTGGTTGTTCTGGCGCCTTAGTTAAACGTTCTTGTTCTTGTTTTGCTTGAATAGCATAAAGGTCTGTTAAACTAATTGCTTTTCCATCTGGACCGATAGTTGTAACAATATTTTCAACTGTTACTAAGCGTTGGTTTAAAACATTCATAAAATTAACAATTAAACCTAATGGCATATCAGGAGTAATGTTAACTTGTGCCCAACCTGTAATTTCTGGTTGTTCAGGTTTCTTTTCTTCTGGCATAATATATCTCCTTATTTAATTTTTTTATTACAATATTTACATTCGTATCCGACCATACGAATACATTGAGGATGAGAGCAAGCCTTTTCTTCTTCATCAAAGTAAGGGCAGCAAATTTCCGGTGTTCCTTTTACTTTTTCTTGTTTTGGTTTCTTAAATAGTTTTGGTGCTTTTAAAATGTCTGAATTTTTCATAATGTGTTTTCTTCTTTCTATATTTAATATATTTATTTTTATCGACTTAGGCAACGATTATTCCTCGTCGTCGAAATCGTCAAATGTATCTTCAGCATCAAACTTGGAAAGTTTGTTCTTAATAATATATTCTTTACGAGCGCTTGGAGATTTGCCCATTAAAACATCATAAAGTTGTAATGTTTTTGCGCAATCATCAGTTGTAAGTTGAATAAGTGTTCTGTTAGTTGGATCCATTGTTGTAGCATACAATTCTTCACCATTCATTTCACCTAAACCTTTTAATCGTGTAGATTCAGCATTACGGTGATTACGCATATATTTCTTATATTCACTTATTTGCGCAGGGGTCCAATATTTGGTCTCTTTACCATTCACAGTTCTATAAAGAGGAGGAACGGCTGCATAAACTTTACCTTGTAAAATTAACTCTGGTAAGTGATGTAAGAACAAGGTAATAAGTAAGTTTTCAATGTGTCCACCATCGGCATCAGCATCCGCCATAATAATAATTCTATTATAACGAAGGTTGTTAATATTAAAGTGGTCGCCGATACCACAACCCAAACAAGTAAGAATATCTTTAATTGTATCAGATTTAATCGCATCTGCTAATTCCTTACAAGTTGTATTTAAGACTTTACCGCGCAATGGTAAGACAGCTTGGTTTGGAGCCTTATTGTCTTTTGCGCCGCCAGCCGCAGAGTCACCTTCACAGAAGAAGATTTCTGCATCTGTAAAGTCTGAAGCATCTGCTAATTTTTCTGGTAAGTCTCTTAAACTATTCATTGACTTGCCGCCGCGAGCAATTTTTTCTTGGGCTTCTCTTTTTCTTTGAGCAGCCTCTTCGGCTTTTTGTTCAATATCAATCTTATCAAGAATTTGTTTAAGTTGTTTCTTATCTAATTCTAATTGTCCTACTGCCTTTGAACAGTATCCACGGGCACTTGGACTATTTAAAGTTTTCTTTGTTTGTTCAGCGAACATTGGACGTTCGCTCATTTTAATACTTAAGACTAAGACTAGACCTTTACGGACGATTTCGCCGCTAAAGTTTTTATCTTTTTCTTTAAGGTATTCATTATCTCTGGCTAATTTATTAATTAAAGATGTAAAGCCAGTTTTCCATCCTGTGACGTGTGTACCATCATTTGGTGTATAACCGCCATTGACGAAACTATAAATAGTTTCAATACCTTTGTCACAATAAGCGAAAGCCATTTCAACATCGCAAGTATTTCCAGCATCGTTTGTAACGGTAGTAGAGAAGTATACCGGCGCTGTCATCATATTTAAGCCTTCGGTTTTAATTTTTAACATATCTTTTATACCATTTGTATAAAGATATTTCCAAGTATTTATTACTTTATTATCCTTAACTTCATGAAGGATAAATGTAATTCCATTATTTAATAAGGCATGAAGTTGAAGTTCATCTTTAATTTTTTCGCAGTCCCATTCCAATCCATTAAAAACTGTATTATCTGGAATAAACTTAACTTCAGAGCCGCTTTGTTTTGTCTTTTCTTTAACTATTGTTGGGTCATCATAATCGCCATCATAACTAACGAATTGACAATGTTCATCATCTCTCCAAACATCAATTTGGAAATAACTTGATAAAGCGTGTGTAACTGTCGCGCCGACACCATGTAAACCTAAGGAAGATTTATAGGCACTTTGACCATCAAATTTGCCGCCGCTATGTAAGTTAGTGCACATTTCAACAATAGCGTAGTTGCCACTGTCATTGATTTTATATGGAATACCTCTACCATAGTCTTTAACTTTTGCGGAATTATCGTCGCGGTCGATAGTTACTTCAATAATTTTACCATAACCAGCCGCAGCTTCGTCCATAGCATTTGCTACGATTTCAGTTAAAAGATGATGCATACCGTTAGAATCATTACTACCGATATACATACCTAAAGACTCGCGGACCGCTTCTCTTGGCGCGAGTGTTATAATACTATTTTCATTATATGTATTTGCCATTGTTTCTCCTTATGCTTTTGCGATATTATCTTTACTACGTTCTAAAGCTTCCATGAGGTCATCAATATCTTTATTTTCAAGAATACCAATAATAGTTTGGACGCAATTTAAGACACCTCTTAAATAATAACCATATAAGCCCTTTCTAAAAATTTCTTCAGGGACTTCGGCATCATCGTCAAGGTTATCGGTTCCTGTTTCAACTTCAGTATCGCATTTATTTATTTCTAATTGAGTTCTACTTTCAAACATTTTTAATGTTTGTAGCAATATATCTATTTTATCCATAGTATTCCTTTCTTTTGCTAAATAAAAACACCATATAGGTTAATCGGTAAAGAGTTAATAAAGATTTTATTTATTTGACCCTTGTCCCTATTATATTATCCTACAAAAAATGGTGTTTGTCAAATAGTTTTTCGATATATGAATTAACTTTTAAATTTTGCCAGCAAAAGCGATCAAATTTATTGAGATTTTTTACGCTTATAGAGGTTTATGAGACCTTCTTCGATAATTTCTGTGTTTTTACGAATATGATTTCAGTCATACTTTTTTGCACGTGACCATGTTGATGGATTACCACTTCTGAAATGTTTACAATAAATGTCATACGGTAGTTTATATTGTAATTCAGGATATTTACATAAAAGCGTCATCGAAAAGATACGATCCTCGAAACCTTCGCTTTTTTCTGGATTAAAATTTGGAAAATCCTCTTTTTCAAAAATATATCTACTCAAACAACATAAATTTAATTGTGAATGCGCAAATGGATTTAAACGAGCAGGCTTTTGTCCTGGTAAAAAATGTTCAGAGAAAGCCCAACCATGCGGATGTTCATCCATTAATGTAATAAATTGTGCCGCCGCCTCAGGTGTGGTTTCGATAACCGCATCATCATCAAATAAGATAAAGTAATCATTATCGGTAGCCAATAAGAGTTTACGTAAAGTTTTACGAGCTTTTAATATACCTGGACGACCGTCAACCGCATGAATAGTGATATTGGAATAATTTAAGATAATGTATGTTTTATTATCTTTATTCCAATTTTGTGCATAAATAAGAATTGGCATATTTGGTCATAGCTCATTAATTTGTGTTAAAAGATTACAAAGATCTTTGAATCTTGTATCTCTAGTTTCGTTATCTGGTAATCAACTTACTATTCCTATTACTTTCTTTAATTTCATATAATAAATATATAATAAAAAACACCATTAGTCAAAAAGAAAAGAGGCATTAAGCCTCTTTTTTCTCTCTTAAAATTAAGTTAAGTATAACGCCTAGAACCATAGCAAGCGCAACGCCACCAAATGCAGCGTCTAAGAAGATGACTCCACTAACACCAACGGTCAAAACTACACTTACTACAATTAAATTTTTATTATTCTCTAAATCGACTTTATTAGTAATAAGTGTTTTTAAACCACTAGCAGCAATAAAGCCGTATAAAATCATCGCACATCCGCCAAATACACAAGCAGGAATGGTTTGAATTGCTGCGCCAACAGGACCAATAAAACTTAACAATCCAAGGAATGCCGCCGCCGCAGTAATAACCCAAACAGATGCGACTCTACTAAAACCAGTAGTTGCAATAGATTCACCATAACTTGTATTTGGTAAACCACAAACTGCAGTTCCTAAAGCAGAAGCAACACCATCACCAAGAAGTGTTCTGTGTAAGCCTGGTTTTTCAGTTAAATCAGTGCCGATAATATTAGACAAGACTTTATGGTCACTATAGTGTTCAAGTAATGCGCAAATTGCAACAGGAACAAAGAATAGAACTGTTTTACCAAAATTAGCCCAAGACCAGTCACTAGCAGACCATTTTAAGAACACTAAGTCTGGATACCAAGTCATGTGTTGGAATGGACTAAAGTCAATAAGTTTTGCGGCGCCAGTCAATGTAAGCACTAATGCTAATAAATAACCCGCAAGTAAACCAAATAAGAATGGAATATTCTTAATAAAGCCTTTACCATAATGTGAAACCGCAGCAGTAGTAAACATAGTAACTAATGCGCAAATTATCATTAATATTGCTTCTGGTGAAGTAGGATTAAAATCTACGCCACCTTGTCCTAAATAGGAAACTAAGAATTTGGCAAGATTTAAGCCGATAACGATTGTAACCGCACCAATAATTGTTGGAGGAAAGATTTTAGTAATAGTCTTAACTCCTGTAAGTTTAACGATAAGCGCGAATAGTGCATAGATGGCTAAGATAATTAGGCCACCACAGAAAACCATTAAGTAGTTGTTTCCAGCGGCATTAAGAGATAGCGCGCCACAAACTGCACTAACCGTTGCACCGCAACTAGAAATAAACATTGGTGAACGGAATTTTGTAATTACTTGGTAAATTAATGTACCCAATGCCGCGCCAAGTAAGCACGAACTAATAGGTGTTCCGCAAATATTTGCGATGAGGACCGTTGCAACGAAAACAGCAAGAACTTGTTGTAGTGCGAATACAATTCATTCATACCATTTGCGCGGACAATCGCGAATGTCATAAATTAAATTATTCATGAATATCTTCCTTTCCGTGTTTCGTATTAAAGTTAGTTATATACTGAAACTCATCGGCAATTGTTTTAATAAAGTCAATGACTTCTTCAATAGTGTAAACTAATACACCATATTGTTTAATTAAACCTGTGACATACAAATTTTGATAACTATATTGCTGTTCACCAAGTGATGCGGCGCCACCGGCGTCCTTAGCTTCACTATGAGTATAAAAGCATTGACGATTATCGGTGCAGATACCAATAATGTATTTATGGTCTCCACGTTCAATTTTTTCATGGAACTTACCAATTTCAGCGCAAGTTCCTGATGGTAATACATCACCATCGATACAAGCGATTAAAATATCTGTATAGTTTAATCTTTGATTGTCTGCTCGCGCAATTTCTTGTGAGCCAGCAAACTTTTTCTTGCCTTCAATACCATTAATATCTGTGTTCTCTACTGGTGAATAAAGGTTAACTCCTGGAAACGCATCACGAATTTTCTTTGCTCATTCAGTATTGCGTAATAAATCACCATAGGTGAATATTGGACCAGCTAGATAAATGTTCATTAAATTTTTCTCCTTATTTTTAATAGTATACCATTTTGGTTTGGCTTATACAAAAATAAAAAAGAACTAGCAACTAGTCCTTTTTATTTTTCATATTTACTCTTTTCTGGAAAACGTCGTTCTAAAACAGCTGCGCATAAAATTTGCAACTGTGTGAGTTGTAATGGAGATAGAGTAGTAGTGCAGTCATTGGCGCAAAGAATTTGTGCTTTTGTAGAAGCAAAACAATCAACTAAATGTTTAGGCTTATCCGCGCCACAATATTCAAACTTTAATTCACTTTCTTCTCTATAATTACTTAAAGTGCAATAATTTGTATAAATATATTGATTCATATTACAGTCTTGACGGAAATTAGTTATTGTTTTATATACACCATCTTGACCAAAAACTTCAAGTGCTTCAAAACATTTTGTTTTAACTAGAGGAGTAATACAATGAAATTGACGCATATATGAGCGACGGTCTGTTTTAACGTGCATTTTTGAAGCCATTTTTCACCATTGATTTGCGCAAACAATGCGATATTGTTGTCCTTTAATTGTAGAAGCCTCTATATTACGCATTTGGAATTTTGGACGACCATCTTCAGTAAAAAAGTCGCTTGGTTCACAAGAGTTCATAATATACATATCATCATTAGCATAAAGAAAATGCTCAGCTAAGTCTGGTATGTATGGTAAAAACATTTCTATTGCTGTTGAATTAAAAGTTGGTAAAAACTTTTTAGGAATAAATTGTTCATGTAAAACAATATCTACTCCTTCTTGGTTAATTCATTGTGGTACTTGCTCTATATTAGAAACTATCAAATGTAATTTTCTAATTCAAGGCATATTAGTCGCCACAGAACGTAAAAGAAACTTTAAAAGACCTCAATCTCTAAAGCGTTCATTTTCAAGTTGTGTGACACGTCAAAGGGCACCTTTAGATTTACAATATTGTATAAAAACATTGCGCCATACTTTATCTGTATCATTTACTCATGGGAATACGTAGTCTATTTCAAAAGGTAGTTGCATATTTTCTATCCATATTAAGTATATGAAAGTAATTTCTTAAACTCAAACTTGGTATATTTGATTTCTTTTCATTGCACTTTTATACTATTTTTATGATAGATATTAAGGATTCTAAAACAATTAAAATAATTCAAGGAGAAACTCTAACCTCTCTTTTTACCTTTGGGGAAAAATATAAAGATATATCTTCTGCTATTTTTGTTTGCAAAGATTTAGATTTAAGTGTAGAGTTAATTCCAGATAACGCTAACGCCAACGACGACGAAAGTTCTGATTCTAATTCCGACTCTGACTCAGGAGAACCTTCTGGTCAAGGAAGTGATAATTGGTTTCTTTGATATGAAGGAGATACAAACGAATTTCGACCAGGCACTTTTACTTATGATGTTACAATTACAAGCGCAGATGGAATTAAAACTACAGTTTATAATGGACAATTAATTATTGTTTATAAAACTAATCCACAACATTATAATCCTTATTATGAATATCCACATAATACAAAGAGAGAACATTAATTATGACGATAAAAGTAGTCCAAGGTGATGATTTTAATTTAAAATGTTTTTTACCAGATAAAGACGGTTTTGCGGTTGATTCCGCTAGTTTTTATGTTGTGTCTGGTAATCCATATATTATTCCTTTAAAACCAACAGACGAAGATAAGATATGGGAACTAAAAATTCCAGCAGACATGACAAGTAATATGTTTGTTGGCACTTTTAGATGTTATATGCGTCTAGTATATGAAAATACTATTGTAGAAATAAATACAGACATAAATAATATCGAAATTCTTTATAAATACAATAAATAAAAAGACCTCAATGAGGTCTTTTATTTTGTTAATAAGTCTTGGTATTTATTTAAGAATACTTCAAATTGACTTCAATTTATTACAAGAACTCTATTTTTCGCGCGAGTAATTGCAACATAAGCTACATTAAGACTTTCAAGGCTATTGATAGTAGTATCAATCACAATAACATTATCATATTCAAGTCCTTTTGCTTGGTGAACAGTAGAACATTCAAAATAACCTATCGCGCCGACAGCCGCAACTTGTTTATTTGTGCGACATAAAATCATTGGCTTGCGACTAAATAAATCTTGAATAGCGGTGTTATCATCAAATCTATCTACTCTGTCTTTAAAGAAACAGACACATCTGCCATAAGGATTAATAACATAAACATGTCCGCCATCGCCCCTTGTGCAATTAATGCCACTTGGTTCTTTAGCCATGACCATACTGATATAAACTTCTTGGTCTAATTCAACAGCAGGAAGTAATCTAGTATAGACAGTTGCCGCGTAATCAATAATTTCTTGATAGCTTCTGTAATTGTATTTTAATTTGTATTCTTCAAAATCGCTTGCCTTTTCAAAGACTTCTCCATCTGCGCCACGGAAAACAAAGATACTCTGTCATGGATCGCCGACGGCAAATTTCTTTTTACAGTTTACTTTTTCAAAGATTTTGAATTGTGTTGTATCTACATCTTGGAATTCGTCAATGAAAAGCGCATCGATGTTGTCGATAGTTTCGTTGTAATATGTAAGAACATCATAAAGATACAATGGATAATCTGTAAAGTCATATAGTCCATTCATGCGCTTATACATGATATAACGACGTTCAAGTGCCATTAAGGTACTTCTATATCTATCAGATACTTCCATATTTTTATTGCCAGTAACGAAAGAATAGACAACTCCTTCATTAATACTTCTGACTCGTGTTTGTCTTGAGTATTCGGCAATAATATCTTTTAATATTGCTTTAATTTGTGCTTCTTCAAGTATTTTAATCTTAAAATCATATTTAATGCTAAAGTCTTGAAGTAAATTGCGCGCTCACACGTGAATAGTAGTGACTTCTACGTCATAAACACCATATTCCTGGAGACGGCTTTCCATTTCTGCGCGTGCAGCTCTGGTGTATGTAATCGCGCATATTCTATCATTAAGGTTTTCATATCTATATTGAACTACTGCATTAATAATAGAAGTTGTCTTGCCAGAACCAGCAGGAGCGCGAAGGATAACTTTTTCCGCTTGCGATGTTACCGCTGCGGCTTGTGTTTCATCTAATTTACTTAAATCAACCCCTTGATCGTTATTAAGCTTGCGGGTCTTTATTACATCCGACATAATCGTTAAAATTAATCTTATCTTGGTATTGTTTCTTTATTTGTTCGATTTTGGGGTCAGTATCTAAATAAGCAGCCAAGAAGTCTGCGGCCGCAGTAATATTATGCAAAGGCATAATACTATCTTCATTAGTATATAAATTAGTTAAATAACCTAAAAGTTGTCCATCTTCTTTAACTAGGTCTTTTGTTTTTTCCATTAATAAGTCTTGATATGGTAAGTCTTCGAATATATCTTGAAAATTAAAAACCGCATCAAATTTCATATCTTTATCACAGTTACCAATAACAATTAAGTCTCCATCTTGCGCGGCTTTATAGACACTTTTTACTGCTACAAGCGCATCAAAGGTAGCATAAAGCCAGTTACGAGTAACTTTGGTTGTGATACTATATTGCATAAACATAGGCATGGCAAAAGTTTTATCTCTTACTTCTGCTGGTAATGCATTATATATTCCTGTTGCCATATAGACCCATTTTTCATCTAGTGGCATTAAAACTAAAATTTTCATTAATCTTCCTCCTCTAACTCTTTTCTCTTCTTAACGGCAAGTAAATCTGCCATTTCGTTATATTTATTACCATTATGACTTTTTACTTTAATAATTTCTAATTGGAAATGACTATTGTGTTTAATATAAAGCGCCAAAATTCGAGTCCAAAGGTCTTGGTTTTTAACAGGTTGTTTATCACTTGTTTTCCAACCATTTTCGCGCCATTTAATATACCACTTTTGCGCAAAACAATTAGCAATATAAGCACTATCTGTATAGATTTTTACTTTTGTATTGCCGGTTTCGATGGTATCTATGTTTTCGAGCGCACTTAAAAAGGCAGTTAATTCCATTCTATTGTTGGTAGAATAAGGTTCATAGCCACTTTGAGCATCAATTATTTCGTCATCTTCAACACAAATTGAAGCCCAACCGCCCATCTCACTTTTTGAGGAATAAGCGCCATCAGTATAAAACTCAAGTAATCTACTCATCGCTACTGTCCTCCGCTTTAACTTCATCAATAACTCTACCATCACACATAATATAACTAATATTATTGTAATTAATTTTAATATTTAGAATTGGAGTAAGTAATCGACTATTACAAGCATTTTTTATAATACCATAACTAGAATGTAAAGGTTTCAATTTATCAGGAACATCTAAACGACGTTCTCTTTTATAACTTGTTTTTGTATCTAAGAAAGAGAAAACAGTAGGAACGATAATATTACTTAAAGAAAGCACAAAATCAACGACAGAATCAACGCTAATTTCTCCATCTGGCTCGGCTTCAATAGAAAAATCATACAGAACGCACATTTCTGTTTTTTGAATATCTGCAGTAGATAGCGCATCTTTTACTTTATTTTGAATATCTTTGATTGCAATAGGCATTTTACCCAAAGCCAAATCAAAGTGATGTGTAATATAATTGTAATCCGTATTAATCTTTAATTTTTCGAAATTGGCGAAGTACATTCGTTTTCTCCTTTCTGCGCTTCTATTTTCTTTAAAAATGTAAATATACTTACTTCTGCTCAAACATCATTAAATGCGTTATGCGCATGATGTAAGTAATAACCCGCATCATTTGCGATTGCCTCAAGAGACAAATTATTTTGTCTTTCTAAAATGCGGCGTGCATTGACAAAGGTGCAGTATCCTTTAATATTGGTATTTAATCCAGCCCTATTCAATACAATGCGGTCATTCTTAAGACCATGACTAATCATCATTAGTTGGTTTAATGGAATATCTTTAAGAAAATCATTTTCAATTAAATCAATTGCACTTTCCAAAGGCATCCCGTTTTCTTTTAAGAAATTGTTTGTAATTGATGTATAGTTCGCAAAAGCGTAACAAACTTGTGATGAGATATAAATGTTACAACTGCGCATTAGTTGATAAGTATCTTCTTCAATGCGCTTGAACAATAATCCCGCATATTGAACTAGGTCTAAGTTATTAAATTCAATATCAAGGAATAATAAGTATTCTTCATCTGTATTATAGCACTTGATTATCATTAATAATTCTCCTATTATCGTTTATAATATAAAGGTCTTTTTCGTCTTTGTCAATAAAATTAACTCGTCGATTTTCTATCTTGGGAAAAGAGATAAAACTCTGGACTAAACCTATTTTCTTTACTATCCTATATTTATGAAGAAAACATTTTATGATATATTTAGACAGAAGAAAACGAAAGAAATAAAAATTCCTTATCGTCTTAATTGGTGCAGTGCATATTTAGATTGCATTCAAGAAAAAGTCATAACTTCAGTAATTGATAAATATATGACATTCACTTATGCACCAAACAGAAGCGAGAAAGTTGCAATTTATTCTGCAGAATTAGATGCACTATATACTACTTCATTGCGCGAATACATTACACGTCAATATAATTGGCGTGATTATATTAATGGCTGTATTGTAGAACTTGCGCAAAGAGGTTATAAAATTAAAGTTGGTGTTAATATTTATGTAGATAATGACCTTCCTAGCGGAATGGGTTTAGCATCTTCTGCTTGTTTTTTAATTGGAATTCTTAAAGTCTTATTAGAAGTTAATGGTTTTAAGTATAATTCAAATGATGAATATAACAGCTATGATGACGGATTATTAGTTGGCGCCGCATATAGTGTTGAACATGATTTCTTACGCATTCCTTGTGGGCTCATGGATTTTAAAGCAGTTTTACATACTACTGGTATCTGGTTAATTGATACAAGCGTCGCTTTTTTAGAAGTAGATGAATTAGTTACAGATAGAAGATTTACTATTATGTTATTAAAAAATAATAATACTTATACACATACTCATTTAAATAATCTTACTTTCAAGACAAATGTTGCTCAATTACAGGCATATTTAACTTATAAAGACAAGTTTGAAAATCCAAGAATTAAATACATGTTTCCTGTAATTCATTATTGTGAAACGCAGCGTCAAGAAATTAAAAATTTAATTGAACTTTTTAAGAATTGGGATAGAGCAAAATATCCAAGTATTATATGTGATGTCATATTAAACACCAGTAATGAAGCACTTAATCAATTCTTAGGCTCTGATCGTTTTACCGATATACAAGGAGTTCAAGCACTTGGTAGTGGAATTGGTGGATATGGTTTTAAGGTTCTTGACAGAGAAAATGCACAACCAACAGGCAATTATTCAATTACTTACTGCCGCACTCTTTAATATATATTTGTAAAAAACTCAATTATACCTCATCTTAATAATATAGATGAGGTATTTTTATGCTTATTTTTAAACGTATTTTATTTTACATATTATCCTTTACTTGAGGAATAATTATGTCTTTTATTGGTTTGTGACCAATTTTAATTTTAGCTTGCATGAAACGAGTTCATGTTTTTCATGGACGTCTTTACGGTGTTATAGGTAAAAATTGAGGTGGAGTAAACTTTGGTTGTTTCTTTTTATGTTGTGAAAATTCAGCTAAAGATGATAATTTGCGCAAACACGAATGCGGACATGGTATTCAAAACATTATTTTTGGTCCGCTTATGCCTTTTGTTGTCGCAATTCCAAGTGCCATCCGTTACTGATATAGAGAAATGATTTGGCGCCGCGATAAAGAAAAATACTGAAAATTGCCTGATTATGATGCCATTTGATTTGAAGGATGAGCGACAAAGTTAGGAGAAAAATATATATTGACAGATAGAATTTAAAAAGACCTCGATTGAGGTCTTTTTTATTCTTCTGGATAGGCAACAATAACGTCACAAGAGCCTGGCGTAATTGTTTGAATTCTTGCAGAAAAACCTATTGTATTGCCATGATCTTGTAAACCATAATCAACAGTATAATTAAAAGTAGAAGATCCAGAAGAATCAGTATAAGGATGTATGATTGCGTTGTTTGGTTGATAGATTAAGCTTCAATCAAATGCAGGTAGAATACCATAGTTATCTTGTATCTTATTAAAAAATTCTAAAATAACTTTATCTGTTGCTGTATGTGTTTGTTTATACATATATAATTTTCAATTGGTTGTAGATAATAACTCTCTTTCATCTCAAAATACAGACACTGTAGTTTTTTTTGTTGACAGTTCATCATTACTATCCGCCGGAATATTATTTGTAATACCAGGTATTTGTGGTATATAAGGAATATTATATTGAATCCAAATAGTAGTTGGTTTCTGTATAAATCAATATCCTTCTTCAGTTACTTTTGTATTCATTGTAGATAGATATCAACTATCGTCTAAGAAGCTACTTTCACTATTAATATCAAAAGTTAGTTTTTGTGTTAATTTTATATCTTCTTCTCCTTTTTCTCAAGTATTATTGGATGTGATTCAACTATTGCTATTCCTATCATAATATTTTTCTCAATAAGAAGGAGTTTTTAAATTTACTTCAATCGGAGCACCTAATCCATTTCTAACTACAGTATAAAATTCTATTCCTGCCCTACTAGTAGCTTGTACTTCTGAAAATATTAAATAGTTATATTGAGTATGAACAACAGATCCAATATCGTGCCGTATGTAGTTTTTAATATCATTACCTAATGCAGTTTCTCTTGTAATAGATGTACCTTCTCGATGATAATATCTTACTGTTCAATTTAAAGGAATTTTAAATTGATTTTTTTTAATTTGTAATATAAATTGATCAATAAAAAAGATATCATTTTGTGTAATTTGAACTCCTTGATAGTGACCTTCATCATTTCTAAACAATTCTCAAGGATTATCTCTACTACATTGCGTTGTAGGATAAGTTACTTTTGACTGAGATTCCTTTCCTAAATAATATCCTCCAGCATCATATATACTTGGTGCTATAGATAATTGATAACCATTATTACCATTTTTAATACCAAATTTTTCAGTCATAAAACGACTATTATCGATTTGATATATATCTTTTGTATTATTAGTTGTAGTTGCTTGAGAAAAAGTACTGTTATTACTTGGAACCTGTGGGTTAGGGGTGGTAGTATTTAATATAACGCCTAATTTGTTTTTACTTGCATAACCTTTAGTTCAGCCCTGATTGAGACTAGATAAAGTATTACTATGTGAAAAAGCATCGCCAGCAACGCTTAAATATTGAGCATTAATTTGTAGAGTTGTAGTACTTTTATAATATAAATTATTATGTTTGTATAAGGGGTAGCGAATAATGTCTACAGTATCACCTGCTAATTCTTGTCACATTCATAAAGTAGGATCAATAAAAAGGATTTCAGGTAAAGAGCCATATTCTGTTCCCTGCCATACGATATGCTTTGTATTTGTGTTTAAACTAATTGGATTATTACTTGTTGTTGTATAATATCATTTGTAGTGCATATTACCGCTACTATTACTACGAGCATTAGACCAAGCTCCAGCTGATACTAATATCTGTGATGCTCCAACAAATTGATAAATTTTAGGAGTAATACTAGCTAATTTAACCATACCATTTGATAAACTACTTGATGTAGTAAAATAATTACTATAAGGATTATATGAAATTGATGTTAGTTCATAAGGTACAGCTAAAACAATTGCCAATCCTGTCGGATAAAGTATAAAATAATAAACATAATATCCTACGTTACCAATTATTTCTGTTTCAACAAAAGCTGGTTTAATATTTGTACTACTAAAAGTATGATTATATCAAATAATTTTATCCATACTATTACCTCATTATTAATCTACTATTCTACTTATTTTATGTCAAATTAAAAGAGTCGATTTCTCGACTCTTGTCTCAGTAAATATTTATTTAATTAAAATGGCCAATCTAAAAGAGTACTAAAGACTCTAAGCATTTCATCACCAGCAGACTTACGATAATCTACATAGTAACCATAATCTTTAACAAAAGCATTAAAAAGTTCAACATACTTATTATAAGCATCTGCAACTTCTTTTGCTCTGGCTTCACGAGCCTCTTTCTTTTTTAATGCAACCGCTTTCTTTTCTTCAAAGTCTTTTTCGGCTTTTTCTAAATCTTCTTGAGATTCATAGAGTTTCTTTGTTTGTTCTGAATAATACTTCATATTACTTTCTACCTCCGTAATAATAATGCGCGCCTTTGCGCAGTGTATATATCGGGCTGAGGCACCCCGAACTAAACTATTTTTTAAAATTCTTTAAGCGTTCTTTTGTTTGCTCGGTAAATTGATACCATCCATCACCATTATAAATATTCCAAATATCTTGAAAGAATTTTTCATATTTAAGAGCGATATTTTCTAAAGAAAATTTTTCGCCTTGTTTACGACAATTTTCGTATTTTATTTTACCTTCATAACAATTTAATGCCGCATTAATGAAATCGTCAAATGTGCGACATCTATAACCAGTAACGCCTTCAATGTTATTCTCTACAAAAGCACCCCAATCAGTAGTAATTGTTGGAGTTCCGCATAATAGATTTTCTACCTGAACACCTCCAAAAGGTTCGACATAAGTAGAAGCAACAATAGATGCTAATGCACCTCCCATTAACTCATTACGTTTATCTTTGTCAGCATAACCAACAAATTCAATCTGTTCGTCTCATGGGAAATTTTCGTATTCTGGTGTTAATTGCCCCGCAACCTTCAGTTTAATACCAAGTTGCTTACAAATTTGTATAGCAATATTTAATCCTTTGCCGTCATAAACGCGCCCTAAAAATAAGAAATAAGGATCTTTTTTACGTTCTTCATATGTTTTAGTCCAGTCAAAATCAGCCACATCAAAATAATTTGGAATTACAGTGAAATACCATTTAGGATTAGCATAAAGCATTGCATCGCGTCCTTGGTCTGCGTGCATAATAGCATAAGATTCATAAGCTCTAAATTGTGTCCAACTATTGCAATATCCAATTCCAGGTTCTACAATAATCATATCAGAAAGCGCGTCGCAAATTGGCTTATTACCTGGACCCCAAAATGCTAAAACAAAATCTCCTGGTTGTTTACGTTTATTAATTTCTTCAATAGTATTTTTATAAAAAGTCTGATAACATTCGTCATTTTCATCAAACTTAAACCAGTTTTTGTGATAATCATGATTACCATATACACGGTCATATATTTCATTACTAACTACAGTGACATTTTCATCGCATTCTGGATTTGAGCCTTCTACACCGTAATGAATAATATAATGTCCACGTTGATGCATCATCTTACAGAACTTAAATACCTTTTGTGTATAAGCGCAAGCAGTATAGTCTAAATTGGTGCGGGTATGTGGAATACTTAAAACATGGAAACGAAATTTCATATTTACTCCTTTAATTTGTTAATTTTTTCTTCAATTTCTGGACTAATTGTATACCAACCTGATTTCAAAGTCAGATTTAATATATCTTGGAAGTGTTTTTCATAAAGCGGCGCAATTTTCTCAAAACGATAGTCTTCACCGCGCTTACGACAGTTTATATAATCAATATCTCGATTAAGTAGATGAAGTGCTGCTGCTAGAAAGTCATTAAAAGTCTGACATCTATAACCAGTCACTCCTTCAATGTTTACTTCTGGGAAAGCGCCTCAATCTGTAGTAATAATAGGAGTTCCGCACAATAAAGATTCAATTTGAACATAACCAAAAGGTTCCATATATCTTGAAGCAACAAAAGTACCTATTGCATTTTTAAACAATTCTTTTCTCTGTTGCACATCACAATGACCAATATATTCTACACAATCTGGTCAATTAAAATTCTTATATTCATCACAAGGCTGACCGCCTATTTTTAATTTCACACCTAATACCTTACACACTTGTATAGCAATATTAACTCCTTTATGGTCGCCAATGCGTCCTAAAAAAGCGAAATAGCGATCTGGACCTTTAGTGCGGTCATTTGGATTATATTCAAATTCATCTAAATCAAAAAATGGAGGAATTACTACATCATAAAATGATGGTAATAAATAATTATTAGTACGACCTGCATCATAACTTAACATGAAGTAAGATTCATAAATCTTAAATGGTGCAAATGCGGCGCCGATATAGCCAATACCAGGCTCTACGGTAAGCATATCAGGGAATGACTCACAAATTGCTTGTTGGCCACATCCCCAGAATGGTAAAATAAAATCATTTTTTTGTTTTCTTTTGCTGATTTCTTTAATACAGTTTTCAGTATAAATACGAACTGCTTCACTATCAGTATTAAATTTATAAAGGTCGGTATGTTTTTTATTTACTCCGAACTCTTTTGTAAATTCTTCATCACTTAAAACAACAACATTCTCATCGCACTCTGGATTTGATCCCTCTACGCCATAGTGAATAATGTAATGTCCACGCTGGTGCATCATTTTACAGAATAATAAAATCTTCTGTGTAAAAGCGCAAGCAACATAATCTAAGTGTGTTTTTGTATGTGGTAAACCTAAAACATGGATTCTAAACTTTGAGGTCATATTCGTCTCCTTCTGGTCATAAAGTTAAATTTTTAAAGCCTTTTGCCATAAGTTTTTTAACTCCTACGTTATAACAAGAAACGTAATAACTTCAAATTGCTTTTGCTGGATACCATTGAGACGAAAAATTACGAATATAATCATTTCCTAAAAGTCATGGTTTTGCTGGGCCAGTAATATGAACACCATGTAATTGATGACTTAATTGCATAAACTCTAAAGCAATAGAGCATCTGTTCCATGCATAACTATATGTAATTGGAATAAATTTTTTACAATTTGCAATTTCATCATGAAAGAATGAGTGAATAATATCTTCATCTGTAAAAATACTATGATGGGTTTCTTCTGTTGGAATAAATCTATCACCATATTCTTTTAACGCTTTAAATAAATGTTCATTTGGTTCTGCCACAATTAATTGTGAAGATACATAATCATTTGCATCTGGTTCTAAAAATGTTGACCCAGGTAAATCGAATACATCATCAATGTTGCGAAAGAAAATAATATCTAAATCAACTCAACACACTTTGTCAAATTGAGTAAGATTTCATATTAATAATTTAGAAAAGATATGTTGCCAACCATTACTTAAAGGATTTGTTCCATGCCAATGAATAGCTTCTTTATCATCTTTTAAGCTCTCTTTCATATTAACATATTCAGTTGGTTGCCATTCATTAATATGAATAATTTTAAAGCCTAATACTTCTAATATCTCAATTTTTTCTTGTGAAATATTTTCTGTAACCATCATGTAAAATGGATAAGGAGATTTTAATTCTCTTCAACACTCCATTAAAACTATGGCGGCGCCAATATAATTATCAGTTGCTAATAAACTTACATAAGCATAATTTTTCATATTTTAATCTCACTTTTCATAATCTATTTCAGATAAAGAATTAAAACCATGTTGTTGTAATTCTTTAATGGCATTATTTAATAATTGTAAATAATAAGCATGCCACAACAGAACAAATCCTCATTCATTGCGCATATCTATATTAACAGGTTTCCCGCGTCGCCATGGTTTGGTTTGACCAGTCATATGTATAATTCTAATATCTTGTCATAAAGCGGCGCTTTTTTCAGGATTATCTTTGAAATCAAATAAATTAAAGAAATCGGTTTTAGGAATTAAATGACCACGATTATTAACTATATCTTCTGTAAAGAAATCTTTTAATATCATATAATCATCATAAGGAAAACCTTGATTGGTTCTAACATATTCATTAGAAAAATCTTCTAGTTTTTCCCATAATTTTTGATTGGGTTCAAATAATAAGCATCCACTACAAAAATTGCCCTTTCACCAAGAAACACTTGTAATAGAAGGATATTCAAAGAGGTCATCTACATTCTTTAAGATTAAAATATCACAGTCTAATAATAATATTTTGTCAAATTGAGTCAGTCCAAAGGCTTTAAATTTTGTAAAAGTATGGCGCCATCCTTTTTCTTCATCTGTAGCACCATGTCATTGCCAAAAATCTTTTACTTGCTTAGAAATTTGCGCGCACATCATTTTATAACTTTGAGGTTGCCATTCCTCTGTTTCAATGATATGAAAACCAATAGATTGCACTATTTCTTTGTTTTCCGCAGAAATGTTTGGCGTAACTAATAAATAATAAGGATATTTTGATTGCGTCTTTTTTCAAGAATACATTAAAGCCAACAAAGGATAAATATACTCATTATGGCTAAATAAAGACATATATACATAATTCTTCATATTAATCTATAATAGGTAAATTAAACCCTTTTTGATTTAACTTACTCGCTCCTGCATTGTATAAAGATATATAATAATTTCAAATAAAATATGCGGGATACCATCCAACACTATAATGTGAAACAAAACTACGACCTCTTAATCATGGCTTCTCTGTGCCAGTCATATGAACGCCACGAATTTTTAATGAATTTTCTATAAATTCACAAGTAATACCGCATCTGTTTCAATTATATACAAAATATAGTGGAATAATTTTATTATACTCAACTTCTTGTTGGAAAAAACTGTGCAATACTTCTTCATCTGTGTAAAGTTTTTTTTCATCATTTGGGAAGTGTTCAGCAAACTTAATAAGTTTATTAAACACAACAGTGTTGGGTTCTATTACAAAAATTTGCGATGCACTATGTCCATTAATATCTGGTCCTAATCAAGCTGGAGTAGGAAAATCAAAAACATCATCTATATTGCGAAAGAAAATAATATCCAAATCAAGTCAGCAAACTTTATCAAATTGTGTTAGGTTTCACACTAGTAATTTAGAAAAAGTATGGCGCCATCCACGAGTTTCGACATCATTGGTTCCATGCCATATTAAAACTTGCTCATCTGTAATGGTGCTTCTTTGAGCATCATAAGACTCTGGGCGTCATTCTTTTATATCTATTAATTTAAATCCTAATATTTGTAAAATGATTCGATTTTCATCTGTAATGTTGTCAGTTACCATCAAATAAAATGGATACTTAGAGTTTAATTGTCTTCAAGATTCCATCATTGTAACTGCCGCACCAATATAATTGTTTGTAGCAATTAAACTGACATAGGCATAATTATTCATATAGAAGGATCCTTTCATTAATCATATTAATCTTTTTTAATTTCATTATATTTTTCTTCGGGTTTTAATAAATCTTCTTTTGTTATTATTTTTTTATGACGGAGATCATCAATTCCATAATTTAATGTGTTTAAGTAGTGTTGATATAGCATTCTTGCAGTATATCAATCTTTACTTCAGCTGTCAGTTATTGTAGTTGCAGTTTTTCATGGCTTGTTTCCATTAGTCATATAAATAATATCAATTTTTATTCATTCATTAATTCAATTAACATTGTCATTATTACAGTCTAATAAATTATAAAAAGAAGTTCGTTCAAACAAATGGTCTCGTCTAAATATTAAATCTCAGAAAAAATCTTTTAAAATAGAAGAATAATCTTTAAAATGTTCATATTGATTAACATAATTAATTAAACTTAAATATAGTTCATGATTTGGTTCTAATAACAAGCACTCACTTCGGAACTCTTTAGATTGCCAAGAAACGCTCGTTATAGTTGGATATTCGAATAAATAGTCAGTATTATGTAAAAACAAAATATCACAATCTAACATTAAAATTTTATCAAATTGTATTAAATCAAATACTTTAAATTTAGCAATTATATCTTGTTTTTCTATTTCACTACAGTTAATACCCTCATCTAAAGATGCTCATGTATCTATTTCTATAATTTTAAAACCTAATCATTTTATTATTTTTCTATGCTTTTTGTTAATATTGGGAGTGATTAATAAGTAATACGGATATATTGAATTTGTTTGTTTCCAAGAATACATTAAAGTAATTAGAGGATAAATTTGTTCATTATGATTGAATACTGATAAATAAATATTATTCATTATATTAATACTCCTCTAACTGTAGTCCCATTTTATTGTTAATATCTTCAATGCCATAATTTAATATATGAAGATACTCTTTTCATCAATAGTCTTGGTATATATCTCTACATGTTATATCGGATAACATTCAAGGTTTTATGCCACCAAAATGTATAACTCTTATTTTATTATAGCAACGTCAATAATCATAATTAAGAGTGCCCAATCAGCGCACATCATATACTATATAACGTATATAACTACTCTCTTGTTTACATTCATTTTTAAAAAAGTATGTAAGAATTTGATAACCATCAAGCACCTGAAAATCCTCTCTAGGCGGGCATTTTTCTGCAAAATCAAGTAATTGTTTAAAAACAGTCTGATTTGGTTTTAAAATAATAAAATTAACATCAAACTTATAATGGTCATGATATTGTATAGCAAAATCATCATACTGATTAAATAAATCATCTATATTTTGGATAAATATGACATCAATATCTACTCAACATATTTTATCAAATTGAACTAAACTTCAACAATAAAGCATGTTAAAATAGTGTTTTCAACCTATATTAGTATTTCTACCATGAATATTTATCGCATCAAGATTGGTACATTCTGCTAATTGTTTTTTATAAATTTCAGGACAGTATGGTTCAATTTCAATTAATGAATATCCAATACTACGTAAGATTTCCTTATTTTGCTCTGTAATTTCTGTAGTTATAATTAAATAAAAAGGATATTGTGATTTAGTTCTTTTTCAAGAGTATATTAAAACTATTGCTGCGTTAAGAAACTCATTATTTCCTAATACACTAACATATGCATAGTTTTTCATATTAAAATCCTTTCTTTATAAAACTGGCAGGGGTGACAGGAGTCGAACCCGCACCTACCGCTTTGGACACGGAATCTTTACGGTTTTGAAGACCGCTGCGCTACCATTACGCCACACCCCTAATTGTAATATGTAATTTTAATTATTGAGCCATTTTTATCATACTCAACAACCATACGACCATTTTTTATTTCATCAATATTAAAATTTTTTCATTCATCTAGAATGTTTTTATCTTTTCAAGGATTATTTGCGCATCCCTGGCAACAGTCAGTATTACCTCTTATTGCTGGAAGTGCGCATCAACAGGCATGATAACCTTCCATTATCTTGTCCTCCTGTAATGTTTTTGTTTATAAGCAGGTTTCTTTGGTTCTTTTCTTTTATATGGAACTCAGTCTTGGTTATAACCATGCGGCTCCATAGTGCCCAATTTATCGATCCAGTATTTTTCGCGCTCATTTAAATCTTTAAGCGGAACAAACTCTATAACATCAAACCTAAAGCCATGATTATCTTTATTCCAATCTTTTTGCATTAGTTTGTTTGGATGTCTGCCTCGTCTAAGTGCAAGAAAATGTTCGGATTCTCGCTCATAGACATTTTGCGATTGTCCGACATAGACTTTATTGTTTTTAGTATTGGTAATTTTGTATATGCCGGACAATGGTCGTGTCATAATTATTTTGTTGTGATTTTGTCAATAAGAAGGGCTTTTAATTCATCAGTAGACATAGTTTCCAAATCATAATCTTTATCAAGATGCATATTTTGACACATTTCAAGCGCCCTTTCATATGGCATTTCTTGAATTATGTTAATTACAGCTTTGATAATTCTATCATTTGTCTTGCCTGTTTTGTATTGGTCATACCATTTATATATTTCAAAACATTCTTCAGGAGTACCTATAAATGTTACATCCATATACATGGTATGTTGGATTTTGATTTCCATTAGTGACTTAATTTAATGACAACTGTCCAAGTATCTGGACGAGTAATTTCACCGTTCTTATTGGCTTTACCTTGTTTGAATTTCTTTTTGGCTTCAAGGAAACCGATGTCTTGGCGGGCTTCATTAATCTTTTTATCGGCATCACCTTCATCTTCATAGATGTAAGTTTCTTTTGTTTCTAAAATGACTAATTTGCCAGATTCATTCATGGCGCTTTTAACTTCAAATTTATCTAAGAAGGTATCTAAACCGCCAACGTATTCTGCTAATTCTGTAAAGTACATAGAATACTCCTTTCATTCTAATCATATTATAAAGACGATTTTGGTCTTTGTCAACAAAAAAAGCACCACAATTAATGGCGCTTATCTTGTGTGCCCAGCGTTTCCTTCATACGAAATAAGTATAACGCCGCCTCATATGATAAATATATTATACTAATGTATTATTTAATTGTCAACCTATTTTCCGCTACTACCTAACTTTCCGTCGCCGCGGTCTGTATTCTTATAGGTTTCCCATTCCGCATTACTTAATACCTTACTTTCTACTACTGGTTGTAAAATTGGAATGATTTGTGCAATCGCCTTGGATGTAGGATAAACTAAATAATCAATAACTTCAATCTCAACCAAAGTATAAGCGGAACTTTCGCCCACAGTGTTGTGAACCTTTTCTTTATGAGTATGTAATCCAGGTTCTTCGTTATTGGTAAACTTTACAGGATAATAGTTATCATTATTTAAACAAATAAATATTTCTCCTCTATAGTTGTTGTCGATGACGCCGCAATGAACATGGATGCCTTTGCTACCAGTAGAACCGCGATCTTTTACAAGTAACCATCAACCTTCTTCTGGCACTACTGCTAAATCAGTTTTAAATAGTCTGTGTTCTTGCGGTTGTAAGGTAATATCGGTTTCTGTTGTATAAATATCAAAACCTGCATTATTTTCGGTTTTAGTCGGCACTACTGCCGCATCATTAAGTTTGTATCAGCCCAGTTGGACTGGTCTTAAAAAATCGACCATAAAATCTCCTTTAATAATATTTTACATTCGCAACAGTAGCCGCATCATCTTCACTTACTTCTCCTGTTAAAATACGTGACATATAATCATATGTAGCGTCAGAAAAGAAATAGGCTAAATAAACGATTCGGTCGTCTTCGATGCCAATGTTTGGTACATCGAATACACCGGCTTTGCGAATGTCTGTTGTATCATTTAAATTAAAAACTTCTTCCATGACTAGCGGATTACCAGATATTGAACCACGATTTTTAGTATACAGTGTTAACATTTGGCGTCCAAAAGTAGTTCTAAAGGTTTCATAATTTTCAGTATATCCGTTAATAATTCCTTCTTCTTGGTATTTTAATCAAATATAATTTATACATAATTTGCCATTAATTCGCGCATAGCGATTGCCTTCACTGTCGGACCATCTAGAGCGACCTCAAGAAAAAGTATTTTCATTAAAATATTGCTGAGCCCAATGTGCAAAATAGTAATAAGACATCATTTTTAAGTTAGATGATATATCAATAAAACTTCCAGTTGCATTAAAAGAACTTAAACCATTATAACTTATTAAAAGTTTTATGTCCATAATGGTACCTACACTAACATTAATTTGACCATTCTCAATAAGGTCTTTTAGAATTGTAGAGATGTCTTTATCATTTTTATTCTGATTAATAGTCTTTGCTTTACTTTTTAATTGTGAAGTTAATGCATCAATTAAAGTATCATAGCTATCATTTCGCTTTTGACGGTAAAAAGTAGGACGACGATTTTCTGGTAATTTTTCACCTCATGAAACTCTAAAGTAATTTTCATGTCCACACTCATCGGCAACTTCATTTAAAATAGCATCTAAGCGAGAAACACTACCATATTGAGGTTCTTGTAAAAAATCATCAGTAATACTGCGCAACATTTTATATCCAGCGCTAGAAGTATTTTTAGATTCCAATGATGTCCAAATTTTTGCATCACTAATTCGTTCAATATATAGAGGATTATTTAATACATATTTATGGAACATTTCATCAAAAATTTGTTGCATCTTTTCAATCGATCCTGTATGAGCATCTAAAAGAGTTTGCATTTGAGTTGGTGACATTTCTCTATTTAATACAATATTACTACCACGCTTAAATAAATTAAGATTTTGACCACCCATTTGAGTTTGGACTAAAATTTGTCCATGTTTTTTTGCATTATAAATATGTATAATTTCTGCGGCATTTAATTTTTGTTCATCATTTAGTTTATTAAAAATATCTAAGGCTTGTTGCTTTTGTTCTACAAGATTGCCAGGTAGTTTGTCTTTAAAATTCGGACTTGTTGCTCATTGACTTCAAAATTCAATTCATACGTTTTGTGGGATTCCGAAATCGGGACCTTCAAAAATTTGAACCTCCACTGAATCTAATGTTATGCCTTTTAATCAATCAACCAATGGAGTACCTTCTGAAATTGCATTGCCTTGTGTATTAACATAAGCACCATTTTTATTATAGTGATATAAACCAGAAAAGTGACTTAAAACACGAGCATAACGTCCGTCATTACCCATCGATTGACCAATATACATAATATTAGGTGTTTTATTTGATGAAATATAATAAATATAAGGTTTTCCCATTTTATACCTCTATTATTTAATATAAATAAAAAAGAGTTACCAAGCAACTCTGGTACTCTTTCCGTCTTTCCATTTAAGGTATCCCCAAATGTCCTTCTTTCTATCCACTACGTGATTAGTATAATCATATAGTTTACCATTTTTCATAGTGCAATAGACACCTAATTTGTCATTTTCATTGTAAACAATGTCTATTTGTGTAATTCCTTTTTCTTTAAGTATTTTTTCAATGTCGGCTCTTAACATAACTATTCCTACTTTCTATATATATTATAGCACGTATTGTTCTCTAATGGAAGTAAAATTACATAAAAAAAGATGACCGTGTTTTCCACACAACGAGTGCAAGCACAAGACACCTAAGGCCCTACTCCCCCGCAGTCTTCCTTAGATATAAGATAGAGTCGCGAGCACAGCACCACCCGTCGCCGCTATCTATACTGGTCACCTGTATATAGTATATTGTATACTTGCAGTGAAAATCAAAAATCATTATATTACCTGTATAAAAGAGGTGATCTTATGGCATACATGGGTGTTAGTTTTAAGAATAATAAAGAACAAGCAGAACTTGTCCGCCTAATTTACGAAAAAGATAGACCAATTATCTTTTGTATAGGTAAAGCCGGTACTGGTAAAACTTTTGCAACACTTGCAGCCGCATTACAACTAAAAGCTGAGAAAGAATATGGACATATTATTTATGCCCGTAATCCAGTTCAAGTCGGCGAAGACATGGGCTTTCTCCCAGGCACAATCGATGAAAAGTATAGTCCTTTCATGGGACCACTCATCGATAATTTAGAAGCGATTATTCGCATTAGTAAACAAGGAAATATCAACGACTATCAACACCGCATTGAAACTATTCCTATTGCTTTCTTGCGCGGACGAAGTTTTGAAGATACAATTGTCATTGTTGATGAAGCGCAAAACCTTGACATAGTGGCACTCAAAACAATTCTTACTCGTTTTGGTAAATTTTGTAAAGTTGTTTTATTAGGTTCAATGAACCAAATTGACGATTACAAACAAAATCAAAAAGAAGTCTGTGACTTTCAAAAAGTCATTAATAAATTAAAAGATAAACCTTATGTAGGTTTTGTAGAACTTGAGCAATCAATGCGCAATCCAATCTGCACTGAAATTGATGACCTACTTAATGAAATAAAATAAAAGAGGACTACGCGTCCTCTTTTTTAATGCTTTGATAACTTAATCATGCCCTTAGAAAACGGCATGTTTTTTAACCTTTTTCAGCCCGTTTTCTAATAGTAGCGTTATGTTTTTTTAAGAGTTTAGAAAACTAATTCAGTCATACTTATTTATTACGCGTCGTCAAGAGTTTGAATCAACAAATGACAATAACCAGGCATAATCAGCACAGTCTAATGGCTGTGGTATAACATATTCATTATCAAATCCATATGACTGATTTACAAAAATAACTTTTTTATAAGGAATATTATTTCAATCAACTACTAATTGTTCATTGAAATGTTCAGTTTCACCAGGATAGCAAAAACTAGAAACAATATATATATTATTTCAGTTAATGCGCTCTTTTCGTCTTTCTCAACATTCTTTTGCTTCTAAAAAATTTTTATAGTGCATAAAATGTATAATAATACAAGGGTGATTCGGTGTTAATAAAACACCAGCTGGATAATCAAATCCATAGCACTCTATTAATTCGGCGTCCAAATAGTCTTTCAAATGAAGACAAAATAAATTAAAATCTGCAGGACTAAAAAACAAATTAACGGTAGGAGAAAGAAAAGGCAACCCTAACTGATTATAAACAATACCACCAATGCAGTCTCTAGAAATTAAGGTAAAATTATAATTCCTATTTTGTTGACGATATTGTTCAATTCCTGCATTAGTAGTATTATCCATTATTTATTACACCTTTCCTTAATACGCTTAAGGATGTTTCGTAAGTAATCATACTCTTGATCGGCAATATATTGAAGAAGGTGATTACGTAAACAATTTTTGCAGGTTTCGTCTCCTATACAATTACCACTTGCGTATTCACATAAAACATTATCATCAGATGCAACCCATTCATCTTTCTTTTTTAAGACACCTGTTTTACGCCAGTTGCCACGTTCTGTTTCAGCTATAAGTAAAAGTAAATCATTTTCAGTATAAATCATTTCCATAGATTATTTTCTTTTTTTAATAGTAAGCAGTAATGAAACTACTAATATAGCATCAAAAACTAATAAAACGTATACCATTACTATGCTCCTTAATCATGTTTATGTACTCGTTGGAACTCAGAATACTTCATAATGGCGCCGTCTTTATTGTAATAAGGACTTAAATTACCCTTATTAACACTGTCCCATCTATAATAGATATTATCAGTATAGGTATCATGAATAAAAGCTACATACTCACAATTTTCAATATGATGTTCGCATAACACAACATAATATTTATCGTAGTTATTAGTTTCTGGTACTTTTGGTGCTTTATTATCAAACTCACAACCAGTTAATGTAAGTAATAATAAAGGCAATAATAATAATTTCTTCATACTTGTTTATTCCTTGTTCCATTCTTTAATCATTTTGCGCGTACACAGCACCCCTAGTATATCTGCAATAATTGATATAATAGCGTCTGTAATTGCGACCGCATAAAATTTGTCATATAGCGCATCGCCGCAAGCAAAGAACATTACTGCAGCAATACACCAACATAATGTAGTTAAAACAATGTTAAATAATCTTCTTTCAGTCATTAAAGGTCATTTCTCAACCTTACAACGTATGGGTGTCTTAATCTACCCAAATCATTTGTTTGCATTGCTTTAACTACGGCGTATAATTCGCCATTTTTTATCATTTCTTGCGCTTCATCTGTAGCCAACCATTCACGGTCTGCATCAGTTAAACCACTTGTGACATCACAGGTAGTGTTATTATATTCTACTGTAACACCATTTTTCCAACCATAATAATATGGTTTAGTTACTAATTGACCATCCATTACGTATGGCCAATTATCAGGTAAGTCTCCATCATACATTTTAGAAGGTTCAAGCGTGCCAATTACCTTGAGTTCCATTTCAGGCAATGATTGTTTAAGTTTTAAAGTTTTCCAAGCAGTTCGAGTGCCAGGCATATAAGGATTATCTTTTCTTTGAATGACTAATCCTTCGCCGCCGTCTGCAATAATTTCATCTGCCCATTCAAGGAAATTTTCGTGATGTTCGTCAATATGACATTGTTGAGTCATATACATTATATTTGAAGGAAATACTTGTTGAACAAGTAATCTTGACGCCGCATTAAAACGGTCTTCATAAGGATAATCACATCCATCTTCGCCGCCAATCATTAAACAATCGAAAACTAATGCTTTAAGTTTCTTTTCTTTTTGACGTTCAACCGCCTTGGCTGGTAAACATCTTAAAATTGTACCAACAGTATTGGCATTGGTGCCAGGTTCGTCCCAACAGATTTCAGCAAGTAATACTGTTTCGTCAGGCAACCTGTCCATTTCCGCGCAAATGTGTGGAAGCTTAGCAGTATAATCTCCATAGACGCCAGTGACTTTACTGATACTTCTACTTCTGATAAGATTATCGCCTTTACTATAGTGAATAAGCATTGCCCAGTCACCATCTTTTTTGACTGTTGCCATATACTCATCATTTATATTATTTATCATGTCGCTACGCTTTTGAGATTCTGCTTCATTATTATAGTATTTCATCGGCTCAAGCATTGCGAAGTCATTAATTGTTCTCATGTTATTTTCCTCTTTTCATAAAGTTTTTAATTGGATGCCAGTTGCGTGTTGCAAGCGCGATAATTCCTGCTACCGCCCAAACATTTAATATACTGACACTTACTGCAATATATGCTAATACTAACATAAAGATATTCTCCTTTATCATAATAATTATACTATAAAAAGTTCATTAACACAAAGAAAAAGACGCCTAAGCGTCTTTTTCATAATCTATAACGTCGCAAGAAGTAGATCCGTAATTATTTCTTTTCTGGTGCGGCTTGTGGTTGTAAGAAGTTAAAACCACCTTGACTTAAAAGCATAAACTTAACTAAGTCATCGCTATCGTTATCCTTACCTAAGAGTAAGAATGGTAACATATTAGCCATTGGGTTAGTTTTTGAATCGACAGTACCGAACATATTACCAGCGAGGTTCTTAACAACACTGTAGAATGTCATGCCTAAGACTTTAGTTGGGACGTATTCGGCTTTTTGACCAGTAGTTAAACTGATGTAATTTTTACCATCGAAGTAGAAGGCATCGCCTTTCTTAGCAACGATATCGCCAGCCTTTAATTCTTGAGTTGGCATAATGTATAATAGACCTTCAAAGTCTAATGTTAAACCGCAAGCATCATTTAATGCGTTGTCAGCGAAGTATTTGCCATTGTATGTAATTTGGTTATTGAATGATAAAGCAAATTGACTTGGTGCTTTACCGAAGTATAAATCTTTAAATAAGTTTGTTCCTAAGTTCATTTTTTGTTTCTCCTTTTTAGGTTCATTTGGTGTATTTTGATAAGCAACACCTGACTCAAAATGTTGTATATTTTCACTAATTGAGAGGTCTCTTATACAGAAATCTCTTATTTTTAATGAAACAGAATATTTTTTCCCATTAAAGTTACCATTTGTTTCTACACAAATAGAAGTATTGCCATCGTAACTGGCATTAATTGTTGGTTGGTTATCAACTGGAATACGAATAATAGGCACACCTGCAATTCGGTCTTCACCCAAATATTCACCTAGAATTCCATCCACATCCATTCTTTCATGGAATTTACGAAGTGTTTCGCCGCAAACAAAGATATATCCAACTTCATCTTTAAACTCATCAGTTCCCATAATATGACTTGGGAAATGACCAAGCATTTTATCTCTTAAAAGAGCATAACGAACGAAAGTGTCATCATTATTGTCAACGAACTTAACAGACTCTCCGCGTGTTATTTCAACCTTGCCGTCACGATATTCATGATGCGCTTCACTTTTTGGATAAGTTGGCGCGACTAAATACCAATACATTTATAACTATTCTCCTTTCTTTAACATATATATATTACTATCGATTTTTGACTTTTGGAAGAAAAAGATGACTTTAGTCGTCATCTTCTTCAGGGTGTTCATGGTAGTATTTTGCTTTTTCAAAGTGCTCTTTGCTAATATAGCTGCAGCAGTCAGACACTGGATTAAACCAATAAACATCTTTCGCGCGTTCTTCGCATTCTTTTTCTTTTTCTTCAAAATACTTCTTATCTTCTTCTGCATCTTCATAACCAAGATCCCAAATACGATAACATCCATCATCTTTTGGGTCTCCGGTATTAAGAACAACAAGTCTGTATCTTGGAGAACAATTTTCACCACTATCTGCAATAAAAGCTTCACCAGCTTCAATAACTGGACCCGCGATATATTTTAACGCATCAAGCATTACTTTTTCATTTTCAGCATGAATAAGTTTTTTATTATTCTCTTTAAGACGCCATTCAGTAAATTCTTCATGGGCTTTTTCAACTGTAACGTAGTCATAGTTTAAGTCTGCATAATAGACATCACGATACCACATAATCTCAGGATATTGAATAATCATTTTAATTGTATCGGCAATTCTATGATAGAAGAACCAGTTGCACTTCAAGTCTTCTATTTCTAAATGTCCTTCATAAGTAGAAATAGTAGAGGCGCTTGGTTTGAACTTATCAATACAATCTTCATATTGTGTAAAGAAGTCTGCTGTAATTTCATCTAATTTGTATTTCTTACATTCTTCTGTAGAATCTTCAGTTTCAACAGTGCCGAACCAGATACCGAACTTCCAACCTGGACATTCCTTTACGTGGAAATGAAGAACAGAGTTAGTTCCCATAGCAAAAATGAAATAGCCATCAAGGAATTGCACATCTTCAGGAGTAAAAGTAATGTTGTCTTCTTTTAATTGCTCGGCTACTTGTTGTAAAATAGTAGCGCCGGCTTTGGCATAGGTTTCCGCAAAACCTTTAGCATCTGCCTTTTTAAGGCTTTCTTGTATACATTTAAGTAATCCGTCGAACGGACCGGCGTTTTCTTCTTCTAATTCTGGCTCTTCTGCGTCGACGTCTAAAACTTCATCGACTTGTGGATTTTCATAATTTTCCATATTATTCTCCTCTATCGTAATTAACGATGTTTTTTAACATCTCGATTTCTTTTGCTGTAAAATAATTTGTAATATCAATAAGTTGTAAACCATTGGCATCTAAACAAGCGTTAATGCAATTTAGCGGCGCTGTATAGTCTAATGGTGTATTATGTACATGACCGTAGAAAATAAAATCAAAATTTTTACTATCTATCATCAAATCTTCTGGACGATGGCGGAAACTAAATCTATCATTAAAGATAAACTCTTGATAATATTCGGCTCTGAAACCAACGTCAGTGTATCTAAACTTCTTAAAGTCGTGATTTCCCTTGACAATGAGCTTATAACCATTGAGTGCAGTTGCGAATCTTTCCGTTACTTGAGCGGCTTCGGCTGTGCGGGCAAAACAAAAATCCCCGCAGAAAATAACTATATCTTCTGGTTTAGCTTGCTCATTCCAATTATGAATAATCGCACTATTCATTTCATCAACAGTATGAAATGGACGATTACAATACTTAATGATATTGAAGTGAGAGAAGTGTGTATCACTAGTCAACCATATTTTCATAATAATTTCTCCTTACATTGTAAGTATATAAAAAAGTCCCGGCATAAGCCAGGACTTTTCACTAATTATTTGGAACAATAATTGAGATGGCGTCATCTCCGGCCATTACTTGAGGTAATTGTCCATTCCAAACTTCTAAGTAGGCAAGATATTGTAAGTAATCTTCAACTAAAGACTTGAAGTTTGCGGCGCCAGGTCCGCTAGTAATATCAATAACATATTCAGTGCCTAAATAAATAGTTGTTTCTGTTTCTACTTGTTTTGTATCAAAAGCAGTTTCTAAGCCATCAACAGAGTATAAATATGTTTCATTGACAGTGTAACCAATAGATTTGGCTAATTCAATAATTTTATATGTTGCGGCTTCAGCTGTCGCTTGAGCAATAATCTTTTGGGCTTCAGCGTCACCACGTGCTTGTTCAATTTTTCTTTGCGCTTCTAATTTAGCAACTTCTAATTCGGCTTCAGCGCGAGTAATAGCCGCTTGTTTTTCTTGTTCAGCAATAACTTTATTTTCTACTGATTTTTCAAATTCATCAGTAAAATCGATATTAGTTAAAACGACGTCTTTAACATTAACATAGTAGTCAGAGGAAATACCTTCTCTAACGGCTTCACTAACGCTTGAAGAAAATTCCGCACGTTTTTGAATAATATTCATGGCGATATCGCTAGACATAACGGCTTTTGTCTTTTCGATAGTTTGAGTTTCAATACGAGATTGAAGTGCATCTAAACTACCATATTGAGTGGCAATATCCATAATATGTTCAGGTTGAACTTGATATTGTAAGAAGACTTCAAGTTCCATTGTTTGACCGTCTTTAGAATAAGCGGCAGTAACAATTTTATCTTGTTGAACCTTAGTATCATAAGTTTCATAACTTCTGACCATATAGAAGTCATAATAAGTACCAGGTTGTCTAATTCCTTCAATTTTACCTAAATGTCTAACAACTGCGACTGTACCGGTATCTACTTGATGGAATGAGCCAGGTACGCATATTGTAAGGGCTAACATTACAACGGCAAGAGTGGAAAGAATGGCACAAGCAATCTTATGTCCTACTCCATCCTCGTCTACGGCGACCCAGCCTTGCCAAATAGCAGTGCCCGCAAAAGCGAGGAGTATGATGATGAAAACAATAAATAATATAACTCTAATCATTTTAATGTTTCCTTTCTAGTAAATTCTGAATAAGAGTGAATAAGCGGCGATTTCTTCGTCAGATAGGTTTCTTAATACCATTTTTACGCCATAGTCGTTATAAAATTCGACTGAATTTGTTTCTTTATTGACACGGACGTGTTTTCGTAAAGTATCAACAACAACACTTTCTGGTGTTGGTCCTAATTCTGTGCATGATTCTAATGTATCCATATAGTGTTTTCTCCTTTCATTATAAATATACTAAAAAATCCCGGCTTGCGCCAGGATTTTAGGATTTATCTCAATCTAAGTTACAGTGATTGTATTAGAGATTGTAAAGATTTCATGGTTACTGCCGATTTCTAATGTAGCAGTAATTGTAACTCTGCCCGCACTGAGCAGTTTAGCATAGAACGGACTCTTGGTGGATTCATCGTCTCAAACCGCAATACTTGGATCGCTTGTTGTAAGGACGCATGAATGTAAATCACCAGACCAAGCAACCTTAAACCAGAAGAACTTACCTACTGTATCTCCACCAGTTCTATTAAATAAGCCCAATCTAGCACCAGGTTCATTAGTAAACACAAGATTATCTATAATGAAATAGGCTGTTGTACCAGAGTAATCGTAAACACCCCTGTCAACAAACTTAATGCGGTTAATTGTATAATTTGTTTGTGGTTTGTCTTGGTGGTCACAAATAGTAGGACACATAGAGGTAATGTAGTATTCTAAATGTCACCAATCTTCATCAATATTAGTGACTACATATGGTGAGATATTAGTAATAGTATCATCACCACCTTGCGCCGCTCCTCGACCTGTGTTATTAGAGAACAGTTGAAGTTTTGGAAAACCTTTTGTATTTTGTTCTCTTTTGAAAGTATGATAGCAATCGAATTCAATCTTACAAGTTGCTATATCATACAAATTATAATCTTTATCCAAGTTAACATAAAATACATGGTCTCTGGCATTAGTTCCGCCAGTATTAGTAAATCTAACCGCTTCAGAACTACCTCGTGTAATAGCTTCTTCTTTTGTGGCAGTTAAATAACTTAATCCATTAATGTTTTCTAGTTTAGCAAAACCAATATCACCGAAGGTTCATTCAGGAACTTCTACTTGAACATTATTATCTACCGATACTGTGTTTTCAAATACTCAAGCAGAATAGGTTGTGCCCATAAGTGCCGTTGCCGCAAATAAACCGATAACAGGTAAAAGCATTTTATTTTTCATGTTTCTTACCCCTTCCGTCCGGATCACGCGGTGTCATTTTATAGTCACGCGCCTTATTAATTTTGTCGATTTTGTGTATAACTACTTCTGAGCTAATTAGAACAGCGATGATGCCTGTTAATGACCAAATACCAAAGATTGATTGCGCATATAAAACAAATGCGCCAATTCCAGGTATTTTAGTGTGGATGTAATGATAGACTATATTTTCTTTTTTAATTAAAAGACCATCAGAAACCGCATTATTGTCACCTCTGAACTCATATAAGTTATCATGTTTTTCAACAAGACGGTGAGTAATAATGATGTTTTTGTATTTATAGCCGTAGACTTCACCTTCAACTAATTCAGTATTATTATCTACTGTTTCAAAAATACAGATGTCACCCACGTCAAAGTGGAGACTTGTGTCGTAGTTGTATTGTGCGGCAATATCATCGTTGTAAAAATCAGACATAGAGCCAGTTTTAATTACTAGTGCTGTATGACCATTAATCTTGAGATTTTCGCCGCATATTTTGTAGACTACTCCTGTTACGAAGAGTCCTGATAAAAGAAGGAGAACTAAGTAGGAACTTATAATTCCTAAAAGTCCTCCTTTCTTCTTTTTCTTGGAGTGGAACTCCTTATAAATTTCTTTATCGTGCTTTCCTGCGTCAACTTCAAGTTGATACATTTTTAAGCAAGATGCGTAACCTAGTCAAGCAAGACCTATGATTACTAATGTTAAGAGTGCAACTACGACTATTGTTATAATCGTAATTGATGACATAGTTAGTACCTACTAGTTTTGTGTGAATGTGCAGTTGAATGAGAATTCAATAATATCACCACTTACAGCGCTTAACATTGTTGTATAATCAGCATAGTTTGCTGGTTTATTAGTAGTGTAAGCGAGACTTGGTAAGTTGTAATCGACTGCTGCGATGGTTTCATGATCTGCGGCAGTAATTGTACCAGTTTTTTCAACAACGTCAAAACCTGTAACATTAACATAATTTGCGATGTCGCTGCTAACAGTAATGGCACTTGTTAAATGATAAGTCCAAGAGGCACCATCATTATTATTTGTTAAATCATAATCAGGTGTAACTGTGATTTTACCATTTGCGAGTTCAACTGGTTTGGAGCCATTATTAACGGCAGTTGACCAATATGGTTTTTCTTGGTCTAAAACTAAATAGACTGTTGTGTCACCAGAAAGGGCAACATTTTTAGCATTGATTGCTGATGTAACATATGTGCCAACTTCTTGTTCTTGTGCGACACTGTTATTGAAAGTCCATGCAGCAAAACCAACGCCTGTGAAAGCTAACATGGCAGCGGCTGTAATTGCAGCCAATTTGTTTCTTAATTTCATATAAAAACCTCCAAAGGATTGGTCAGGTAACTGGCTATCCGTCGGAGGATCCTATAGTTTTGCGTCATTACATTACTGTAATTTTGCCTTTAATACTGATACATATATAATATAGTTATTTTGTCACGTTTCGGCAAAAATGAATTTTAGTATATATTAGTTAGAGGGCAGTCTTTGGACTGAGAAGTCAAAGACATTGATATTAGCATATCTGTATTCATTGCCATTTGCATCAAGCGCACAGCCTAAGGTCATCTTTAAATATTTTAACTCATCAATGTCAGGGAATGTGCCTGTTTTTGTTAAAACGGTTTTTTGTCCATAGTTGTCATAACAAGTGAACTGATTTCTATCAAGCGTTGGGTCATATGTAATTGTTAAATCATAATAACCTCAGTTACCAGTAAGAACCGATGGTGTAATATTAGTATTTGTATTACTACCAGTAGCAAATTGAATACCGCAAATAATATTCTTTGTATTATTAGATTGTCTTAATTGGAAGCCATACCAAGGAGATGGATCAGCTCTTTTAGCAGTTAAAATATTGTGGTGGTTTTGATTTTGGCCTGGCGGTTTATTAGTCATATCGATTTCAAATTCAATATGAACCACAAAGCCTCTTGTAGTATCGAAAGCATAATATTGTGTATTAACACCATCTCTAATTTCTTTATCGCCTTCTGGATTGCCGCTTGTATCAATCGTATAACCACTAACTACTGGTTCGCCATCTTCATACTCAATAGTTTGAGTTGATGAGTTACCAGAGACGTCAATTTCATTATTGAAGGCGTCAGTTGGGTCGCCATTGGCGTCGTAGCTAGTGCCGTGCGTTTCAGAAGAACCATCGGCATTACCAATACTATTTGTTGTTGAAGATGAACCATCTTGATTTGTAGTAGTGGATTCGCTAGTATATGAGCCATCTTCATTAGTTGTTTGAGTGGCGGTTGTATTACTTATAGAGCCGTCTTCATTTACGGTTTGCGATACTGTATTCTCTGTAACCGCACCTGTTTCTGGGTCGGTCTCAGTTGTAGTTGTAGTTGTTGTAACAGAGCCATCTTCATTTACTTCTGTAGAAGTTGATGTGCCTGCTTCATAAGTTAAAGTAATGGTTTTTGTATCTGTGTAAGTAGAATAAATTGCTTGGACAGTGATTGAACCAGAAGCAGTAATAGTGATTGCGCCTGTATTGTCGATTGTAGCGCCGCTTCCACTAATAATACTTCAAGTTGAGTCAACAACTTCACCATTATAACGAGTAATTAAGTTGCCGCTTGTTCCTGTCATAGAACTTGGACCTTCAATAACTAATTGGTTGTCATAAGTTACAGTGACAGTTTTAGTAACAGTCTCGCCTTGGTAGGTTGAACTAATTTCTATTGCTTGTGAAACTGTGCCACTAACAATGTCTACCCTGCCATTATTATTTATGGTTGCGTATTGACTACCAGAGGTAATTGCCCATGTACCAAACACCTGTATATCGTCATAAGTTGCGGTACAGTAAAAGTACTTACCGGTATAACTATCATCGGTAAGGATTTCTAGACCTGGACCAACAGGAATTGAGATGGAAATACATAGTAATCTACGTCTTAATGACATTAGAAGAATTCTCCCACAGCAACTAAATTATTTACAATACTATATTCGTAAGTATGACCTGTAACCAATGTTGGTGCAGATCCGCCAGCATATAATGCTCCACTAGGTAATGTTATTGCGGCGCCACTTGCGGCAGTAAACTTAAAATGATATTCTTTACAATAGCCAGTTAATGCTTGTGGGGCGTTTAATGTCAATGTCATAGACATGTTTAAAACACCGAAGTCGTAATATTTGTAAGGGTCTAATGCGACACTTGCGGCCGCAACGCCTGTGACTTCAGGGACAATTAATGCGATAAGACAGTCGCCATCAAGGGCAGGAATGGCAGCAGTATTTGTGCCATCTGTCATCTTATGTGGTATAATTTCACTTTGTGTGTTGTCTATTTGAAGATAGCCAATAGAGTTACTTGGTCTTGGCATAATTATACCTCCGTATACATACATAAATAGTATAAAAGACAGAAATTAGAAAAGCAAGTTTTTCCAAAATAAAAGTCCAAACCTTAGTTTGGACTTATTAGTTTTTCTATTAATTACCCTTAGTAACTGTAAGTGATAAGTCGTTGTATTTGGCAACATCAACTTGGTCAGTATCACCGACTGTAATTGTTTGTGCAGCCGCTGTAGCAGTACCAACATCAGTAATCGCAGTTCCTGTTTGCGCATTACCAAGACCTGTCATAACTTCAGCACCAGTAGTATCATTGGCATCTAATGAACCAGTAGCAACGACTGTAGATGAAGCCGCACTTGTTGCAAGAGTCTTAGATTCAGTAATAACTTCAGTTGAAGTGACTTGTTCATTGCTTTGAACGACTGGAACAGTAACGCTATCATTGGTTTTAACGCTTGAAACATTAACTTGGCTATTGCTTTCGACTTGTGGGACTGTAACTTGCGCGCCGATGTTAACCGGAGTAATAGAACCGTTTGCTTTCGCAGGTGTAATAGACTTTTTGGTGACAACAGATTTAGTAAATCTTAATACTTCATTTTCTACTGTCGCATTTGTAAAGACTTCACTAATATCACCAGTCATAACTTGTGTAACCGGGGTATCTGTAGTTGCGACATCGACTGCGGTTCCAGCGCTAACCTTATTAACTGTTTCATCAGTACCAAAGGTTGTATTTGTAGCAGTTTTATTTTCAGTAGTAATCTTACTTGCTTCTGTCGCAGTTCCAAAAACCGTATTTGTTGCTGTCTTCGATGTTGCGGTTTTAACTACATTAACAGTTTCGTCCGCACCAACACCTTTAATTTGTGTTGTTTCAAGTTTACTTTTTGTGCCTGGGTATGATTTAACGAATGTGTCACTTGCTCCGCCGTTGAAAGAAACAGCAGAAGAAGAATTTGTAAATGGCGTATCAACACCTAATACTTTATCTCCTAAACCTTTTTGTAATGTAACGTTTGTAACGACATCTGAAAGGTCAATTGATGTTGTTCCTAAACATTCCCAAACATAGCCAGAGCCAGTGTTTGCGGCGATATATTCACGATAGTTGTTAGATGTTTCTGGGTCCTCTAATGGGACTAAATAGAAAGCAGTTTTATCTGCATCTGCGGCAGCAAGAGTACCTGTAATAACGACGTCTCCGCTCTTCCATTGAACACCAATAGGTGTAGTTGCGGCGTTAGTTGATAAAATGAATTTAATGCCACCTTGACGAGCAACAGTATCCTTAATCTCATACTCAACGCCATCGATTTCAATTTTGCTAATATAATTAGTTGGCATATTTTAACCTCTCCTAGAAAAACTTAAGTTTTTCTTCGTCCACAATGACTTTTGCAGAAACCTTGTCATTCCAAGATTTTCTTTCCCCAGCCTGTATGTGGACATCTGTATTTTGTACGTGAGCATTTAATTCACTTCTTGCTGGGTTTATTGCTGAACTTTGATAACTACCATTTAACATATTGACGGTCATAACATACATTGTGCCGCCTTCGTCTGGTGAGCTAGTATAAGTTCATTGATTTCCTGCTCTACTGCTTAGAGTGAGCAAGCGATTGTTTAGTTCAATATTGGCACTGAAGTTGTTTCTTAATTTATTAACTACTTCTTGTGTAAATGCGCCAAGTGGTGCATCTGCTCGCGCGATAATTACTAAGTCTTCGCTACTAGCAAATCCTGTGTGACCGCTATGTTCATAGTCTAAATGTTCTAATTTAGCGTGGTCACTTGCTTCACCTGTATTTGGGTGAATACCTTTACTGATATTTGGAGAACTTTCCACTCCTAATGGATTTATTGTTGCTTCAGAGTGTATTGTCTCATCAGTAATATCTGCGGTGGAAGTTATCTTAATATTAGGTAACTCACCGACCATTGAATTTTTTAGTGACATGCTTCTACTTGAAGTTTATTTTGAGCATTTAATGTAACAACGCGTCCATCATGGCATTCAAATTTGATGCAGTAAGTATAACTACCGATAGCAAACTTTTTGCTGACTTCCTTGGTGAACTTTAATGTTACTGTGTTATCTTCAATGTCAGGAAATTCAAAAGTAAAAGAATGAACTGGCTTATTTTTATCCGTAGTTGAAAAAAAGTTCCAGATCAACTTATCACCTGGTTGGAATACGATGGCTTTTTCGTCTTCTGTTAAATGAATATCTCAATCAATATCGAAGGCGTCTCCAACGTATCAATAGATAACACCACTCTTAATACGAGGGCTCTGTTTAGCAACAGGTATAATTTCACTCATAGTTTTATACCTCCATTAATACATTTCTAGTATCGAGTTTGATGGTCTAAAAGTCAATTATCATTAGAAAGGAATAACAAAAAAGCGTGCCTTTCGACACGCTATGCTTAATATTTAACTCACTATCGGTAAGGGCCACGTCTACCTTCAACCTGTAATGCTCTCGCTCCAGAGGTCCATCCCTTACTATTAACGGGGTCTATTGTTAGGTGAGTTGAACAAGTTACCTTGTTCTTTAAAAATCATTTTGCCCACTTTTATTCATGATACAACACTTATTAACTACTCTTGTTTCACACATTGCACCGCAGGTCTGAGGGTAAGTTGCGATCTTACACTTCCTGAAGTGTGTCCTAAGACACTAACACAAGATGAGGTCATTACTCATCAACTTTCACCGAGCTTCAGATTCTGTGTAGGATTTGCGATCATACTTGCAAATTAAAGCCATTTTCTATCTTCCTGTCGTACGGCTACTCGCACTACTTTACTCGGTTATAGTCTATTTCTAGACATCAAGACATCGGTTTCCTTTGAGAACCCAGATACTAGTTTCTCACGCTAGTATCTCGCGGTGGGGCGCATTCTTAATTGTTACTGCGTAGCCTCTTGTCACCGCCGAGTTTAAGTATTGTTTAGAGTTCAAGTTAACATATTGCCCACATGGCTCAATCCTTACTTTTCTTATGAGTAGGTTTACCTATCTATCACTATCTAGGTTTCTTACTTATGTCACAGTATCCCATGACACTTTCATTCTTGAGTCACTGCTTGGCGGTCCGCAAGACCATCTTCACCAAGCTGCAAAATAATTTTCAAAGAACAAGGTGGGCCATTATGCTTGCCCAAGGCAGCATTTTCGTTTGCCAGCGGAGTTTCAGGTTTCCCTGTTTCTCGTATCTCGAACTACTTTTTCTTATCTCTCGATAATACTTTTTCGTTGTGAGCATAATTATTATATGAAATTATTCTCTCTAAGTCAAGAACTTTTTCACTTTTACTCGATAATTTTTCGTTTAAAGCCTCTATACCACGTCAAGGTAATTATCTCATAGAGGTAGGGCGCCGTAGCGCCCCGTAAGAAAAGGAGGAAGTTCAGTTTATTGTCTTGAACGGGACAATTTATTTATAAAATTATTTTCTTTTTCTTTGAACAATAATATTATAGAATAGTTTATTCGATTAAGCAACAGATTTTTCGGCTAATTTCTTCATTTTTGCCGCTTTAGTTGCTTTCTTTTGTTCCAATTTTTTAGCATTTTCTGCTAAGTTTTCGAGATAAGCATCTTGTGCTTTGCGGTCTGGAAGTCTAATGAATTCCTCATATAAATCCGCAGTGTCACTACGAATACCACGAGCACTGCAAGAGGCTTGGAATGATTCGTAATTGTAATATTTAGTTAACACACCGCATTTAGCTAATGCAAGGCGCATTGTGGATGTCCAGCAATGGAACATCTTTTTCTTTGGTCCGTGATTTTTTCTAAGTTTAGCCTTTTGTGGGGCTGGTGCTGGTTTACGTACTGCCATTTCTAGTATCTCCTTTTAACTACAAATATATTATACGTCTTTCTTTTGAACAAAGCCAGAAACTTCATCGAAAATACGACAATCTTCGCTAGCTGGGACAAAACTAATATGTCCGCCAACACAATAGAAAACGCCCTCTACGCCATCATAATTAACAACGCAGTAATCAGTAGCATTATCAGGAATTGTTACTACTGTTAATTCTTCTCTATTTCCAAAACGGTCTGTACGACCTTTATATTCACCACGTTCTACTAAACCGATGAGTTCTTCATCGCGTCTTAACATGGCAGTTTCAGGGGTAATTCCGCCCCAAGTTTTATTTAGTAATAATTTCATTTGTCGCTCCTTTTATTAGTTCTTGGAAACAGTCTTCACAATAGACTTTTCCGTCATATTCATAACAATTATCACTGATCCAGAGTGGAAGAAGCCATCCTTTGGCTCTGCATCTCTCACAGACACGGTAATTGTCTCCACTTAATTTATAAACAGGTTTGCCTTCATATTCGGCATAAAATACTTTTTCCATTGGTTCTTAATCTCCTATATAATTACTTTTTCATACTTCGTGCATTTATCTGAAATTATACCATGCTTGAAGTATTTACAGTTAAGACAATCAGGATAAGGATAATTTGTTTTAGGGTCATATGAAGAACAAAATTGTTGGACATTCTCAGATTTTCTTCTACTTTTCATTAGTCCCACCATTCTTCCATATGTTCCGCAAGGAACTTAAAGAAGTCCTCTCTATTTTTACGATAATAGTAATTAAACATTTCGTCATTTGCTTGTTTAGTTTGAAGTCTAGTCATCATAACGTAGTTTTGACCATCTAATATTGCAGAAGGTTCTGCTTCTGCTGGCGCATACCAGCCACCTTGCTTATAACATTCAACTTCATCTGCTTTTACTAACTTATACCAATTATCAAAACATTTATCCCATGCTTCATATAATTGTAAAGCCATATTGAGTGTATGTAAACGCGAATCTGTGCCTTCGCTTTCATCGGCTACATTTAAGCCTTCCTTGTAGTAATCGCGCATAAAACGAAGATAAGTAACAAACATTTCTAAAGGAAAACCGAAATCCCATGGTGCGGCTTCTTTTGCTTGCTTAGTTAGTTGCTTTCTATATTTATTACGTAATCTTTTATATTTTCTATTGTATGCCATCTTTGTCATAAATAACTCCTTATATATTATAAAGGTCGAGATATTCGTCGATTGGATACCACCAATCCCACTCTAATGAAAAGCTTCTTGGATTTCCATTCTTATCTAAAGCCCAAGCGTTTCCCCACTCATCATCAATAGGAAATCTAATACCACGATAAACCAAAACAGGACCATTATCTTTAAAAGTATGAAAGTGAGTATGTTGCTCTCCACGAAAATTTTCAGTTACAACACTAAAATATTGTCTAGCATACATAGTCTCTTCTGCAGTCGCAGTTTGATAGAGTTCCCAAGGACTATCTAAGTTTGGTTGGGCACCATCTACATAATATCTTAAATCGTTCCACCATTTAAAGATAAAATATCTAACCGTGTGAACGGTGCTTTTATTGATATATTTATGCGCAATTTCAAATAATTGCTCTGCTGTTAATTCTAAACCTAAAACATAATTTTCTTCATTGAGAATTTCATATGTATTAAATAATTCATTTTCAAAGTCGTAAAAAAGACGCAAGGCATCAACCCATTCTAATGCTTTTTCATTCAAGCAGGCTTTTAAACTTCTTGTAACCCATGCGAAGTTACGACTATATAAACTATCCCATTGTTCAACTGTAATCATATTATTTCCCTATATATAGTATATAATAAAAAGATGTCTTAGGCGACATCTTTTTCACTCTTTTTGCTATAAAATTCAACAGGACGTAAACATTCTTTATCTACAATATAACGACTATTGCTATCGAAAATTCTTACTTCATATGTAGTCTTATTGAGTTGTCTTACTATGCGAACTACACGATGTGTGCGCATATCCATATATAATTGATTTGGCATATCTTTACCTCCTGTTAATGACAATTTGGCACCCACAGAAGGACTCGAACCCTCAACCGATGGATTAGAAATCCATTGCTCTGTCCAGTTGAGCTATGTGGGTATCTGGCACCCTCTGCACGATTCGAACGCGCAACCTCTTGGTTCGTAGCCAAGTGCTCTAATCCAGTTGAGCTAAGAGGGTATATTGGCGGAGAGCTAGGGACTCGAACCCTAAATACATTAATGTACAACGGTTTTCAAGACCGCCCGACTACCAGTTATCACAGCTCTCCAGGTAGTTTGTAATTTTGGCAGAAGCGGTGGGATTTGAACCCACGGAACATTGCTGTTCGCTGGTTTTCTAGACCAGTAGTTTAAACCGGACTCACTCACACTTCTATATGGTCATGTAAGAATCACTTACTAACGACTTGACCGAGCCGGATTAGGCAAGAATCACTCGCCAGCGGATCTTCGCCGCTGATCCAAGCTACGATTCACGATAGCAGCCTCGTATGCCTTTCTGATTACAGATATGGCATAAACCTGAAAAGAACGTAAAGAGCGGACTACGGGAGTTGAACCCGCAACAAGGACAGTTAGTGTTTTCTTCCTTTTTCAACACAAGTTTTACCATTTATAACTAAGCCCGCATCTGGCGGAGGCGCCGGGACTCGAACCCGGACAACCCAGGAGGTTGGAGAGATTAGCAATCTCTTGAGATACCTATTACTCCACGTCTCCATTATCAACGGCAGGATAATGCTCATCTTCTTTGCCTTCGACGGCTTTATTAAGTCTGATGACTACATTTTCCATACCTTCATCTAATTTCTTTTTGGCAATATATAATGCTATATTATCATCACCATCAATTTTCAAGAATGGCATATTTTGTTTAACTGGATCCGTCCATTGAATTGTATATGTTAATTTCATACTACTTGCTCCTATAAGTTTTCTTCCACCAAATCATATAAGATTCTAATGTTGGGTAGTGTTCTTTAAACCAAGGATATTTTCTCATTGAACGATGCCACATTTCTTTGGCTTCTTCTTCAGTGCATCTGGAAGTATAATCAGCAATTCTCCAAGATTCGTATTCCTTGGTATAAGAACCGCCATTAGGAACAACATAATCAGGATTTTTTAATTTTCTTCTGACTACTCTATTAGCGATTGCTTTTTGCTTTTTCTTGCCTTTGCCATTGTCTTTAATAACTGGTGATTTTCTATAACTTCTGCTCATAAATTATAATTCTGCCTTTCTTATGCCTCCGTAAAGGTTAAGCTTTCACGGACCGTCCGGAAACCCCGTGGGCCATATTAAATTAATTGGTGCGCCCGGAAGGATTCGAACCTTCGACCCCCTGATTAAAAGTCAGATGCTCTAAAAACCAGCTGAGCTACGGGCGCATTTTGGTACTCCCAGAAGGATTCGAACCTTCACTCCACTGATTAAGAGTCAGTTGCATTACCGTTGTGCTATAGGAGTATTATTGTGGTGTTAAAACTCCGCCACATTTATAACTAAGTGCTTCATTTAATGATTTGAAGCGTGGTTCTGTAATAGGTAACCACATAACTTCATTACCTGCTGCGACAATCCAACCATCGCTTTTCTTATCCATGATTGCGCCGCAATAAATTCTATCATCAAAAATAAAGTAAACCTTTTCCATAATTGTTCTCCTTGTTCTGGTTTGGTGCTCAGGGTGGGATTCGAACCCACAAACTACTGATTCTAAGCCAGCATTCTATACCAGTTCGAGTACCTGAGCATTATCTGTTTTTCTTATAATCGTAAACTCCACTTGCCGCAGCCAATGGATATGTCTTTTTTAAGTTTTCATAACATTCGTCCATCTCTGCGAATAATTGTGGATAATGAGTATTAATAAAGCGATAAAGAGCGGCTTGTTCTTCACGTTCAACGTGGGTATAACCATATCTGATTAGTTCCCAGAAGTTCTGCGCATCTTCAATGCTATTGAGTGGAATGTCATAGGCTGCGCAAGTATCCATAAGAATCTCGCACATCTTAATTTTTTCAGCGTCAGATAATTTATTCTTATCTGCTAAATGATTGACATCTTCATCATGTTCTTCGTAAAAACCCATAACAATCCTTTCTAAAACAATTCTGTTTTCTTAATTTGCGGCTTATTCCACTCTTTTAGTTCTATTCCATGCTCTTTAAACCACGCTTGTAAGCAAGGTCTTTCAGCGCAAGGAACATCATATTTTTCATAAACCATCAATACAATAGTATCAACGGTTGGGTGTTTCAAAGTTAATAATTCTAACTTTGTAATCACTTTATCAAAATCTAATGAGTCAAGATATTCCTTATACTTGTCCATAAACGCGCACGGTGCATGAAATGGACAGTTTTTACGGCACATCTGATTAGTAGCCTCAAGTTCAACCATAATCTTGGTAGGAGGTGTTAATTCAGGTATATGTTCTACCTTACCTCTGAACCAAGCCTGCTCAAATGCTGCGGTCGAAACGGGCAACATATTAGATGTGAAGTCCTTTAATCGCGCAAAGTAAGAAATAAAATACTTCATTAGTTTCCTTTCATTTATTATCACACTCCGCGACCTACTCCCTTTGGCTTCCTTTTATTGTAAGCTACGAAATCTCTTCTCGGATGCGCTCTCATAAGTTGCTGGAAACTTGAATGAGTGTTTCTGTCTCGGAGTGTAATTAATTATCTGGTGCACCTCGCGAGATTCGAACTCGCACGTCCTTGTACGGACACCACCCCCTCAAAGTGGCGTGTCTACCAATTTCACCACAGGTGCATATTTGGTGGTCAGGGTGGCGCTCGGATCCACTTCTAAGGTTTTTCAGACCTTCACTCTACCATATAAGTTACCTGACCATAACGTGCATTTTACTGCACTTTAAGTAAGTTTTTATGTCCTAAAATGCAATAAATTGCATTTTAATATCGTATTGGTGGCTGCAGAAAGAGTCGCACTTTCTTAATGCGCTTATGAGACGCACGCTGTTACTGAACAATACAGCCATTGGCAACCGTGGAAGGATTCGAACCTACGACATATACCAGAGTCAAAGTCTGGTGCCTTGAGCCACTTGGCGACACGGTTATCTTGAAGGTTAACGGGTGTAATCCCAGTCTCCTTCTTCTTCATTTTCCCATGCGGCTCTAATTAAATCAGTAGCAAATTGCATTAATTCTCTAACCGCAGGATATTCTTCTTCTGAAACACCTGTCATAAAGCGTTCACCAACAGTTTCCATATCAACACATTCATTGTGAGCATCCCACTTGAATGATGCAATAGAGTAAGCATGCACTTTACCGTCTGCTGGGTCTAAATAAGTTTTTTCCAAACTAAGACCTTCTTTAATTGGTCGCGCTTCTAACACGGGTTCAGGACATAATTGAGTTAATTTTTTGATTTGGGAGATTCTAAAATCTCCTTGTGTTTTAAGAACAGACATAATATCTTCCTTTCTTTTTCTTACATATTTATTATAACATAACTTTTCAATTATGTCTATAAATTATTTTGGTGGATCGTGTAGGATTCGCACCCACGATAACTCGGTTATGGGCCGAGGGCCTTAGAACTGCTTGGCGAACGATCCAAGTATGGAGCGTGAGAAGGGATTCGAACCCCCGAATAACTGGGTTGCAGCCAGCTCCCTTAGCCGCTTGGGTACCCACGCATCAATAAAAAACCACTAGTATTTCCTATACTAGTGGTAATAATTAATCGTGGTATTAGGTAAAACTAATTATCTCTTACTAGCATAGGAAAACATACACTTCATTGAGCGTTGGCAACTGAGTCTAAATTGTTTAGATATTAGTTTTGTCATAGCGTAGTTCTCCTTTCAACTAATAAAAGATATTTTCTTATCTTTCTATAAGTATTATAAAATAATTTTCGGGTTTAGTCAAGAGTTTCGTCAACTTTATCGAAACCTTTTTTGTAATAATCATAAATATTAGCAATAATGCGCTTCCAATGCTTTTCGTGCGCAGTTAAGTCTTTATCGTCTTCTCCGAGTAAACTGAGACATTGACGTTTATACCAAGGTTTCATAATGTCATACTTAGTAGGCAATAAAATGTCAAGTAATTGCGCGATTTTTGGATAGCCTAAAAGTTCAACTTCTGTTTCAAAGTTTTCGTCTTTTTCATGGCGTTCCACATAATAACGAATAACATCAGCACCATTGCCACATTCCTCGCAATAGCAAGATAAAGCCTCTTTAAGACTATTACATTCGTCTGCTAATTTACTACAATAAACATCATAAAAATATTCACTGTCTAAAATACTCATGGTTAATCCTCCAGTATCTTTACTATTTTCGCCGCGTCTTCTGAAGTAAGCCCTGTTGAAAATCCTGTTTTCACAATGTTATTTGGGAAATACTTACGAATATCAACATCTTCGTCATCAACGATGGCAAACTTATCTATTTTTTCTCTTCTGCACCAAATCCACCAGGCAATCTCTGCCCCGCGATCGTTATTTATATCATCTTCATAAATATAGGAAGGGCAACGTTTTACATTAGCCCAAGGAGTATTTTTGAAGTCTTTCATAGCAACTCCTTCACGAGTAATGCCATAGAGTTCTAAATTAACAGTTTCAAGTGCCTCAATAACAGCACTTAACTTATTAACAAAACAACGCCAAGTAGAAGTTAAAACTATCTTAGCATTTGTCTTATCAATAATAGTTTTAAGGATTTCTAATTTTTTCGGATTAATTGCGCGGTCATCAAAAAGTTCTGCGGTAGAGTTTAGAACTCCATCGACATCTAAGAATAGAACTTTTATCTTTTCATTTGGCATAATTAATTCCTTTTTAATAATACATCCAGTCGCCTAAGTTAGCAAACGCATTAAGCATACCAAAAAATTTAGGCATCTTTTCTTCTAAGAAGTTCATAAGAAATTTTCGTGCTTCTCGTTCAGCCTCGGCATCTCTTTTCTTTTGAAGTTTAATATAATAAACAGTAGCATTAACACTTTTGCGGTAACTACCGTCTTTTGATGTTAAGCCGATTGTTGGTTTGTAATTTTTACGTCTGCGATTGATAGTTTTAGTTAACTTTCTCATATATATACCTCTACTTTTCTATATAATAATTATAACAAAAAAGGTGGACATAGTCCACCTTAATTTTCAAATAGTTGGATAGAATTTTAGGGTACTTTTCTATCCATTTGCCCAGAGACCTTATCGGCCTATGATTTTACGAGAGTGGCTAGACTTTCACTCTCAACCCTGGGACTCTCAAACAATGTTTGACTAGTATTTTAGCACATTGCGAAGCTAGATGGTTTTCTGCTAGATTACACCAACAAACTAAAGAATGAGGTTGGGTTAATTGTCATTTACCAAACTCGGCAGGTTTTAGACCATTACCTATTCAGTCACACCTCAACTGTGACCTTTTACCTGCGGCTTGACAAGGCTGGGCACCAGCACACCGCCCAGAGTTACTGGACAGTAAGGGGAACGATCCCTTCATTTTTTCACAGGTGTAAGAGCCAAACCCTTACTAGGCGGGAATCTCCCGCGTTTCTTCGGCTTTCACGTTGGACCGCGTTGGGTGATCAATCCCTCAGCACCGAATGGTGGGAACCACTAGCATGCGCCGCGCGGGTAACCCCGGGCCGTAAACGCATACTCAAGTCGCTAGGTCCATGTTATCCTAGGTTTCACTGACGCAACCGGTTGGTCAGATTGGTAGCAGTAGGTTTAACGTCTCTACGCCGACAAAACAAACTAAGTTGTTACCCTGAGAGCGCGCCAACCCTACTCTCATTCAAAGATCCCCGACCGCTACAATATCTCAACCCTAATTAAGGAAGTAATAGGTCCTCAGGTTTTACCCTAAGTGGATGACACCGCATCATTTGAGATTTCACGGATTATCTTTTAGTATCAAATGTCCTCTTCTCAATTAAGCTCCGCATGGACTATGTGAGCAGCAGTTTAACGACCTGTCGGTCAACTTGTCAGTCACCTACCCACAAGGATAGGCTCGGGATACTGCGCACAATATCCCTATCTAGTCATTTATATTATATGATAATTAAAGCTCGTTGTCAAGTTATTTTTGGTTTTCTATACGGGCTTTGACGATTTCGTCGATTTCTTTATCAGTCCAAATATCTTGGTCTTCATCAACGAACTCAAAACTACCACCGTAGGAATTATCATGTGGTTTATGAACCCAACAAACAATAGTGCAATAGCCATCAGAAGTAATACATATTTCATTGTAATGGTCTGGGCTTTTCATTTGCATTAAATACTTAACAAAATCTGCGCATTGTTCTGCTTCTTCAGGCGTAAAAGCCATTTTATTATAAGGTATATCTTGGTATTTCATAAATTAGTCCTCCAATTCACTAATATAAATACTGCCATCATCATAGGTGCGGACTTCACGCGCACCATTGAACAAGCCTTTGGCTTCATATCTTGCGATACGAGCATCTTGTTCGTCTGCTTTGCGATAACCGAAGAAATACTTCCAGTCTTTTAACCACTGTAATAATTCTGCGTCGGTTTTGCTATCTAATTCTTCTTCTGTTAAAAGACAATAGATAATGTATGGTGCTTCTTCTTCAAGAGAGATGCCGTCCATATCTTTAACTAAATCATCATAAAAAGCAGGTAAATCAATACCATATTTTTCATCCGCATAAATTGCGCAATGTTGTTGAACTTCGTCATTATTAGTAAAATCACCGCTTAATTGGTCTTCATTGATTTCATCGCAAAAGATAGTGCGATACCATTCTCTATTACCGCATTGATAAACGGTTGGAGTCCAACCAGTATCTTTTAAGAATTTGATTTCATTTTCAGTAAGTAAGCGCATAATTATTCCTCGCTTTCTTTCTTCTCTTGTTCGGCTATTTCTTCCATCATTTTAAGTTGAATTGCATCGATTTCTTTATGGCGTTCAATGCCTGGACCCCAACAAACTTCCACATATTCATTAAGTTCTCCGAAACGATACTTACGAATATAAAAACCTTGTTCTTCAAAGTATTTTTTAATTCGTTCCTCTACTTCGCTAGAAATCCAATATCTAGTATAAAGAATAGCATTATATTCTCCTGCTCTAGTTTGTTTGCGAATTTCTTTCTTCAAATCTCTAACGCCGCGCTTAAAAGTCTTATCTGCGATTTTTCGCGCATAGTGTTCACTTTCAGCTGTAAGTTTCTTTAAGTCCATATTCATAATTAGTTTCTTTCTTTCTTTAATTGTTTCAGTTTTCTTTTAACTTCTTTTAATTCTTGTTTAACAAGTTTCTTTAATATACAAGTATCATTACGTTCTAACCAGAAAATAACATTATTCGCATCTTCTATTGGTGCTACGCTACATGATATAGTTTTAGATTTTTCTACACATTTTAAGGCTCTTAATAAGCCACATAAACAGGCTTGATAATATTCAATTTGTTCCTTTTTGGTGATTGCTTCCATTTATAGTTTCCTTCTTTCTTTAATTTTATAAGTAGTCTTTCCCATAAATTGGGCATTCACTAACTTCGCAACGGTTTTCTACACCTAACCAGTTGAGAACAGATTGCTGTTCTTCTGTGATAGCATAGTCATAATGCGCAGTAATGTGGTCCAATCCTGGGGCGTGAACTAAAATCCAGTCATGTCTGATTAAAAAGATTTCTGGGTCTTCTTCAGCAAGAGGGTCAATATCAACACCTAAACGTTCGCAAATTTCAAAAGCAAGTTTAGTATGGTCACCATAACGACAAAAAACGAACTCTCCTGTTGGAGAAATCCATCCTAATTTTAAGTTTTCAAGGTCTAAGCAACGCATAAATATAATTCCTCTTTTACTTTTCTATAATTATTATAACAAAAAAGGCGGACCTAGTCCACCTAATTATTGTCTTATGGTGCGTCTTATAGGGATCGAACCTATGAAACCTCCACTACGTCAAAGTGGCGCTCTCCCAGCTGAGCTAAAGGCGCATACAAAAGAGTTGGCTAATTTTATCCACGGTAGCTCGTGTACTTACTTTATACAGTCAGTGAACTCTTCTAACTGAGCTTATTTACATCTGGAGCTCGATGACGGATTCGAACCGACGATGCTTCCTTGGCAAGGAAGAGTATTACCACTATACTAATCGGGCATGGTGCTCCGTGCAGGACTCGGACCTACAGCCACAATCTTGTAAGGATTGTAGTCTCCCAGTTGACGTAACGAAGCATATAATAACTATCTCCTTTGACGTTTTTTCTCCAACCGGCAGCCTTTTATTTGGATTTACAGTATACATTCCGGTCTTCTCTATTCGTCCCACATTATGGACGGGCTTTATCGGGAGCCAAGTCTCTCCTGCATCCTGTTAACGTAGATGTGCTCAGGTAATCGCTTGAAGATAGTTATAAATTAGTTTGTCCCGATAACCTCTCATCTGCTGACCAAGTGGCTCCACCCACTATTATTCGGAGGTCTCCGCTTCTCATAGTCGGGACTATGGGCTAAAGAATGTCATTTTTTTTCTAGTAATTAACAACGGCGATTAAAATCACTGAGTCTTCAGCTTGCGGCGTAAACGTACCCGGAGTTTTAAGAGTTTGCTTTCTCTATTATAAATGTTTGGAGCTGGCGGTGGGTACCGATCCCACGGTCTCAACGTTGGCAACGTCGGGTTTTGCCATTAAACTACGTCAGCATATTGTGCGGCTCGAGAATTGCGCTATTCTTGTCTATGCCGCACACCTAGACAATTATCTTTGGTGATGAATGTTGGAATTGAACCAACTTATGCGCCTAATACACAGGCTCTGTATCGAGCAATAACGGGCAAATTAACGCATAAACTCCCGAATAAGCAATAAGTCTTCATCATGGTGGGGCTAAAGTTATTTTCGCAGACGGAGCCCCTCGTGTTCTTATGGTTTCTGCTAGCCGAGTTACACGGCATCTATTTGGCGCGGCAGAGCTTTCGTCTTTTAGCCATTATTATCGCCAGCGCTGGACACGCTGTTCCAGTTGCGACCAATTATAAACTGTTCGGCACTCGTAAAATAGGAATTGCACCTACGTCGCCCGCGGTCATTGTATTAGTCTTATCGTCTAATACCTGGTGCCGCTGGAATGCTACTAATTGCACCAACACGAGTATATTTGGCACCGGCCCAAGGATTCGAACCCTGATCGTGCTGTTTTGGAGACAGCTGTGTTGCCGTTACACTAGACCGATATTTTATCTTAATTTAATTTCGTAGTCATTATCAAATGGGTTATCCCATTCATAGACAATGACTTCCCATGTATTAAGCCATGGGTTGTAAAGGCTACTGAAATCCAATTTATCAGTGCCGTTTATAAATCTGACAGAAAGACATTCCCAATTAGCATCTTCAATTTCGCTGTTAAAACCGCATTTTTCAAAGTATTCAACCATATCATTCATGCAGTCGAACTTCTTGGTTTTCAAAATGCTAATTAAATCGTCTCTTGTCATAATTTCTCCTGTTTCTAAAAATGGTACCTTCGGTGGGACTCGAACCCACACGCCCAGTGGACATCGCATCTTAAGTGCGATGCGTCTCCCAGTTCCGCCACGAAGGCATGGTACCCCTCGAAGGATTCGAACCTTCACTGAACAAGGTTTGAGCTTGCTACCTCTACCGTTGGGTTAGAAGGGCATATAATCGGTGTTTTACGCAGGTTCCGATTTCCTGCTGCATTACTTATGAAAGCGGATTTGCGCTTCTAATTGCTTATTCCAGCCTTCAACAAATAATTGCCAAAGTTTATTTAGAAATGCTTTCATAGAAATCTCCTGACAGCGCATAATTGGTCGTCTAGCGCCAGAAAGCATCAGGTTTACGAATGGTACAGAGTCCGGGACTCGAACCCGGGAAGTGTCCTGATCCCAAATCAGGCGTCCTAGCCACTAGACCAACTCTGTATTTCTAGTTGTATTAGTCAACGGACAACTATAACCGAGCATTTCGCGCAGATCGTTTGCACAGACAACTTATTACTTTTCGTTTGCCTTACCATCTACTAGCGGTTTTAAGAGTTTCCCTTCTCTATAATTAACTATTTGGTGGAAGTAATGGGAATCGAACCCACAACCTTCTGCTTGCAAAGCAGTTGCTCTCCCAATTGAGCTATACCCCCATATCGCAGTTGTCAGTGGTTTATACAGGTACCGTAACTGCAAATCAACCTGTTTCCTACCTCGGCTATTCTCCGCACCCTGCTACTCGCAATAGCCAACCCCGAGTTGCGGCTCCGGTTTCTGGACTCTTCGCCCTGCGGGCACTACCGAATTCGTTCAACACTTATCCTTCCTGGGCAGTTGCCTCCCACGGCTTTATCGGGTGGATAGCCGCAAACCTCGCGTCGAGCATCACATTACTGTGAAGGTTGTCTGCAACGCATTACCTCGTCGTGCCCGCTCATTAGGGTTCGTTGCCGTTCCCTAGTTTCGGGTCGTTCTGTCCCACGGTGACCACACGGTCTTTATCCTTTATTGTGGGTTTTAAGTTTACCCTGTAGTTGCCAGCCTACTTTTCGAATACGGGTCATACAGTCTCCTGGTGGCACATAATGGGGTTTTTCAAGTCCTCAGCGGTATCCTTAGTTGACTACACAACATATTCCTTATCCGGTAACTCGAGGGTTATTGACCGTCGCAACATTACTATTGCGTACCCCAAACCTTATCAGCATAATGGGGTTATTCTGACAGTCTGCAGCCGCATACTCTTTTATCCCCATTATTATTGGTGTTTAAGTCTTATACCTGACATCAACCTTTATTAGTTTCACGGGTCTGGGTAGAAACTAACTAAATCCCCTTACATTTTACAACCAGTATGGCGGCAAGTTCCCGTTACGCGTCAACTTGCGAAGAGGTCTGGTCTATCTAGCAGGAAGGTATTTCCTTGCTGTGCGTGAGACTGCCCGCACAATGACGATTAAGTTTAATGTCCTATTCAGCTTCTTACAGGGGCCCGCTGATATTCCCCCACTCGATGCGCGTCATTAGCGCACGGGGTCCACATAAGACAGAAGTGTTACCACTTCAAGAAACCTACTATTCAATAATATCTTATAGGTTCTAGAATACAAGTCTACTACTGGGTGACTAATCAAGCCAAGGTTCGCTTTTGTTCGGATGCATGCGATAGGGACCTCAAACCGGCGGAAATGCGTCCAGCAACCTCTTGCGGAGGTCAACGAGCGGTCAAGCTCTCAACTGGTGGTTTGTAAAACTAACTCGACAATTTAGGCTAATAGTAGATTTCTTGAAATGGTAAATGTTGGTGCCGGTTGCATGATTCGGACACGCGACCTATTCATTACTAGTGAATTGCTCTTCCAACTGAGCTAAACCGGCACATGGCGGCTCATTTTTGGTTGAGCCATTGACCATTAGCGTTACGCCTAGTGCTTATATATAATATAATCCCGCAGAGTACTGCTTACCCACCCCTCTTGGCTGTACCACCGACGAATCGATGGTGAGTATCTCGGTCTTTTGTGGTCTAGTTTGGTGCCCAAGAACAGATTTGAACTGCCAACCTTTCGCTTACAAGGCGACTGCACTACCGTTGTGCTACATGGGCATCTGGTTGCGGGGGTTGGACTCGAACCAACGACCTTTAGGTTATGAGCCTAAAAAGCTACCAACTGCTATACCCCGCCATATGTATGATAACTCGTGTAAAGGTTTAACGGCCGAGCTTACCTTTCCTTATCTACTTCCCGTCTTCGAGCGTAGCGAAATAGCGCCTACTGTAGTTTTCGATAAACACCGACGCTTAGTCAACAGACCGTCTTGTAAAGGTCTTATTCGTCATTCGGCTAACCACGAGTTATAAATTGTTTGGAGCGATATGTCGGTCTCGAACCGACCTTATTTCTGCTTGGAAGGCAGATGCCATACCAACTAGGCGAATACCGCATTTAGTTAAACAATTATATTATTTAACTTTCTATATAATAATTATAAACTTTCTTTTGGGTTAAGTCCATAATTATTTTAAGTTATTTGGCGGATACGACGGGACTCGAACCCGCAACATCCTGCGTGACAGGCAGGTACACTACTCAATTGTGCTACGTATCCATGTTTGGTAGGAGTGGAGGGGATTGAACCCACGACCTTCGCCTTATCAAGACGCTGCTCCACCTATTGAGCTACACTCCTATGTATGGTCACCTCGAAGGGAATCGAACCCTCAAATTTCTGCGTGAAAGGCAGATGACTTTAGCCTAATTTGTCTACGAGGCGATGTTTGGTGGGACGTGGGAGAATTGAACTCGCCTTACCTGGTTTCACAGACCAGTATCTTAAGCCGTTGGATTAACGTCCCCATCTGGAGGGGTAGTGCGATACCCCTTATGAAACAAGCCCACCTGGCGTCACCATTTTACGCACCGGCGACCGACGAGGACTCGAACCTCGCGTCTCTTGTTTCGGTTTACTTTTTTAGTTTAGAGCGTTTGCGCGCTTGAGCCTTCATAGCATTTCTCATATTTTGCTTGGCTCGTCTATCTTTAACTTGTCGTAATGTTTGTAACATAGGATAAGTCCTTTCTAATTCTGGCGGGTCTCGAGGGACTTGAACCCACAACCTGCCGGTTAACAGCCGGCTGCTCTAACCAATTGAGCTAGAGACCCATGGTCGGCGGAGATGGAGTTGCACCACCCGAACTTTCGTAACTGATTTACAGTCAGCCCCGCTACTACTTACGGTATATCCACCGATTAGTCTTTAATCTTAATATACAAACCGCAATGACATTCGCCTTCTGCTTGTTCTCTAAACTCTTTACACATACACTTATTATCAGGAATATGTGTAATTTTGCATGGGCAATAGCCATCATTGGCTTTTAAGGCTTCCCTTACCATTTTAACAACTTCATTATCAGGATTAAGTATTACTTTCATCTATTTCTCCTATTAAAAAAGCAAGGTTTTTCACCTTGCTTATTGTTTTCTACCTAATGGGTTATCTACTTAGTTCAATTAACTGGTTGATACGAATTAAGTTGTTCAATAAACAAGGCATTGTTAAAATCACCGATGACATCATAATGACCTTCGGCTGGGTTTGTTCCTAAATTAATTTCAGTGTACCAAACGTTCATGATTTTAACTCCTTACAATACTTAATAATAGGCGGGTTCTTCGCTTCAATCCGCTAAAGCCGCCACATCCTTGCGTGGCTCCAATTCAGTTATACTCTTGAAACAGAGTAGGATTAACCACATCACCCCAAGGTTCCTTGTTTTTTCACATAAGTGAGGATTAAACTAATTATAAACCATAATCCACTTCACACTCTGCCAATATCTTGTTAGTCGCATTAGTTGAAGGTAAGTGGGAAACATTGGCTTGCGACATTGCCCATTCCCCAGCAACTTGGATACCGCACCACCCACAGTCATTGTCCTACTGCTTTGCTGAACGGCATCAAGGAGAGAGTAACCATGTCAATCTGGCTCAATTGCCCCACTCTCATGGGTTTGTCTGTTATACTGCTAAGCTCGACGTCTATACTCAACAGGCGCGCCTTTTCATCTTGGGGACAGGCATTGCATCTTACCCATAAAGATACTTTTATTATCTTTACATAATTATTATAGATGAACTTTTGGGTTTTGTCAACAACTTTCTAACCTTAGCCCTGAAAACTGTTCACTTGTAATTGTTCAGCAGGAGTGATTTCCATCCAGTCGCCGCTAGTAATAGTGCTTTCTAAGGAAATCATATATTTTTCAAGTTCATTTAAGTTTTTTTCGTTATTGGCGATTTCATCAAGAATAGTCTTTAATTCATTAATATAGTAATCAAAGCAGTCTGCGTCATACATATTTTCAACTAAACAGTTACTGCATTGACTATCACAACCGACACCAACAACAAAACCATAATCATAGGCAACATAAGTGCCATTTTTAGTACGACCAAGTTGACCGTTATCAGAGGTATTACCATTAATGTCGGCTAATTGTCTAATAGCGTGTGCCGCTTTTTCATAGTCATCAATATATGAGTCGTAATCGTCATCTTCTGAGGTCATGTCGTATTCATAGTCAACCCAATTTTCTGCGCGTTCACGTGAGTTATCATTGAAATCAATAGTTTCAGCAAAGTCTAAATAGTTACATACTTCGACTTCTTCCATGATAATAACGAAACGACCAGCAGCATAGATAGGTGCTAAGAAATCGCAACCTTCGTAATCTAACCAAATTTCAACTTCACGAGAGTTTTGGTTAAAACCACCTTGACCGCAACCTAATTTAATAACATAGTTAATAGAAGGGTCTAAACCTAAAGCATTAACTACTTCGTTTGGACAATGGTATACTCTACGAGAACTACCGAAGTCTAAACAGTCATCTTGAGGAATAGACGACAATACTAATTTTTCTTCAAGTGCAGTTAATGTTTTCATAATTTTTCTTCCTTCTTTTACTTTTCTAAAATAATTATAAAATAACTCTGGGGGTTAATCCAGAGTTATTTACATCTTACAAAATAAATGTTGGCTCAGCGTCCGTTTCGTATACATAGACGTTTACGCATCCACCATTATCATAATTTGAGCAACCGTCGATACAAATTAACTTATCTTTGTATATGAAAGTTGAACAGTCGAGTGGCGGGTTCTTTTTTAATGGTCGCGGCGCCCTCCAAACTCCGCAATGTTCGGCAATATCCCAAGCCCACCAGTGACCTATAAGTAGTTTCTTTTCTGGATACGCCGCATCACTAAATACCTTAGGCAAAGTTTCGCCCCAGATACATCTATCCCAATCGCGCGCTTTTAAGTTACGCCAATCAGGGTCTAATCTTAAAACATTGTCGCTAACTAATGTGTAAGTTGGCAACCATGCGTGAGTAGCAATAAGGTCTGGGAATTCGACCGCAAAGTGACATTCCCTAAAGTATTGCCACAATAATTTGTGCTTACTTAACACAAGTTGACATTTGTATAAGTCGCCTCTGTCTTGTGGTAATAATGAACTTCTTGCCAATTCACGAACAGTTTCAACTGTACCGTTTTGATGGTCGAAATCTTGAATAAAACTACCCAATGCAAGGGCTTCTAATCTTCTGTCGTGATTACCCCAAATTAAAATTCTATGAGGGCAACCCATAAGAAACTTTAATACTCCAACGTTTTGCTTGCCTCTATCAAACGGGTCACCAACGCTGACGATTGTATCGTTCTGCACGCTAAAACCTGCCGCTGCAAGCGCATCGACTAACATATCTAGTTTACCGTGAATGTCTGATACAAAAAAGTATTTCATAGTTTCTCCTTATTTTATTGGTCTGTCATCATCATCAAATAAATGTAATTGTCCAGGGGCATCTTCTGGATAAGTTTGTTTAATAGTAATGCCGTCAAGCCAATCCCACATAGCATTGGCTAAATTATCGCGCATTTCGTCTTCAGCCTCTTCGCCTAAATCACAAAATGCATCGCTTATTTCATCGAGTTTCCAATCTGGGTCGAGTTGACCAAAATTTTCCTCGTATTTTTCTTTAAGTTCTTGGGTAAACTCCGCATCAAGGAACATACCACTAATACTATCTTTTAATTCATCAATGAATTCTTCCTTGGTCATATCTTTTTTTCTCCTTATCTTATCTTTATAATATATATTAACATAACTTTTACATTTTGTCCAACAAAAAAGAAGCCTATTTGGCTTCTTCTTCTCCGCTATCTTCGTTTTGGGGCAGCATTGTTTTTATAACTTCGCGCGCCCTTTTTCCTTTGGCAAGTATGTTAACTAGCGCACAGAATACGCCTACGTCTTCTATTGAAGAAACTTGTTTTGCGTACTCGTCTAAAATGTTTTTAAGTAATTCTTCGTAGTCTTGTTGTTTCCAAAGCGCTTGTTCAGTATTTTTCGCAATTTTTAGTAATTCAGGAAGAGAATAACTGTCTTGTTCATCTCTCTCTAATCTAACCATATCTTTATACCAAACATTAATTAATTTACCCATTGGGATTACTCCCGCACTATTGAAACGGAACTTATAAATACGTGGTTTATCGCCACCGAGATAGTATTCTAATGTAACTTTATGAGTATACCAATCAAAATACGCTTTGAGCCAGTGAGACCCGATTAACACCAACATTAAGTTTGATGTATAACCAATGACTTGATAACTGATTTTAACCGCATCTTCATCATCTAAACCTACATGATGAATCGCGCAAAATGCGGAACTCACTTGTTTAGTAATGTTAGTGCGGATTTCTTCGATATACTTTACTTGTTCTTCTGATTCAACGATTGGTTCATAACGAATTTTAGCATATTCGTATCTCCAATACATAATCCAACCAATTATTACGAGAACTGCAATAATGGTAAATGCTAATATTCTATTAATCATTGGCTTTGTCCTCGAATTCGTCAACATAGGTTTCTTCATAGAAATCGTCAGCATAATCAGTATCTTCAACTGGGGCGTCGTAACAATCTTCGCGCATCCAGTCATTTACGATTGAACTAAGGAACTCTGTATAACCACTATCCTCATTGCTGTATTTAATTTTTATCTCTGGGTCTTCAACTTTGCCTTGTATGATGTCGCAAACTTGGTCCCAAGTATATTGACTAAGTAAATCATACTCTTGAGAGCAACGTTTATACCAGTTTGACGAAGTTTCACTCGCTTGGGCTTTATAACCTTTCAGACTTTCTAACATTTTTTGATAATCTTCTTCTGTCCAAGTGATACTTCTTGTCTCCCAGACTAATTCACGTCTTCTTAATTGTATTGTTCTACTCATAATTTTTTACCTCTTTTACTTTTCTATAATAATTATATAACAAAAAAGACACTAAGTCTAGCAAAACTTAGATGTAATGTCTTTCTTTTCTTCGCTGTCATAGACAAAACATGGTGTCCATTCAACGAGAACGCCTGTTAAAACATCTCTATATGAGTGTTTTTCAACCCATTGTTTAATATCATCTTCTGTATTAAAATCACTTTCGTAAAGATCTTCGTCACCATTTGAACGGTGGCAAGTTAATCTAGCAAAATAGCGTGCCATATAATTTCCTCTTTTCTATTCATTTATATATACATAACCAATTATTTTGTATGTAGTTGCACCAGCGCATTCTTCAAACTCTTCTTCGTCATCGCAATACTCGTGTGCAATTTCATCACACATTTCGTATAAACGTCTTTGAACATCGTCTTCATTTTCATCATCACGGACGTAAAAAGACTCTGTCACACTCATATTAAGCATATCATTTTCAAAGACTATAATGTATCTGGTCATAAAATTAAATCCTTTTTCTACTTTTCTATAATAAGTATAAACTATTTAATGCCTTATGTCAATTAAAAGTTAGAGTTTAATCGCCTTTTGAAGGTCTATCCACTCTTTCATACATTGCGCAGACCAATCTTCTTGCGGTATATAGTATCTTCGGCTATAGCGTTCATTTTCGCGCATCGAGTAATCTGTACGTACGATAAATTGGTTTTGTTCCAACCATTCTAAGCACTCTGCTAAAGTATTATTATTGATTTTTAGTTCAGTCATCATATCTTTACGACTATGACTATACGAGCCGTGAAAGCGCATTGAATAATAATAGAGATAACAATACACTCTTGTTACACTTTGGCGACGTCCTATATTTAGCATTCCGAGCGCCTTTTCAAGCCTGTCCCAAACGTGCGTTGGCATCAAAACAGTATAACCTATTTCGCGCAAATAAGGTATATCGAAGTTCTCACTAATCTTCTTAAAAGTTCTTTTATCTACTGCTAACACACTAAGCCATTCGTCCATTTCCGCCGCATTCATTGACTTACGCCAAGTAAAGTTAATAAACCTTTGGTTAGACTTCTCTGTATGAGTTAGAGTTAAACACTTATGATAGATACAACTATACAAGCTAAAAAGACTATGGTCTAACCATAGTTGGTCTGTAATGGGCATAACATTTATAAGATTAAGTTGTTCCATACGTTATTCAGAGACACTTCTTAACAAAAGGTGAGACACTAACTAATACTTAAAGGTAGAGTTATGCTTTAGTTTGAATGTCCATGTTTTAGTGTTTGATATTTTTCTTTTACTAAAATTTTTTTATCGCAAGACATAAGCAGGATACGAAGTATCCTTGCGTTGTCGCCGCACCACCAAGACTGAAGGCACCGTTAGGTGCCTGAAGCCTGTGGTCCTTGAAGACGTCTTAGTCTACTTATCGGCTTCGCCGATGACGCAACGCCCTAAGCCTTACTTTAATTACTTAAATTTTTCTTCTTTTCTATTGCTTCTAATTTAGCCGCACGTTTCTTTTCTACTGCTTCTAATTTAGCTTTCTTTTCTTGTTCTACTTTGAGTTTCTTTTGTTCTTTTTCAGCAAGGGCTTCTTCGTAATTGTTAGCCTCAATGAATGGGTCATAGTCGGTAGATTTAATTGTATTTTTTAATTCCCAACTAAATGTAAAATCTTCATTTTCCGCAACTATTACTAGTCCCTCTTTGGTTTCTACAACATCAAAGCCTTCAAGTAATCATTCTAAATCTTCTTTTAACGCTGCTACACCTTTTTTACGTAGTTCGTTTCTTATGGATTGTTGAATTGTATTACTACCAGTTGACGTTGTATTTGTAGGATAAGTAGAAGTTTCAACTTCTTTTAGAAATTCTGCAAATTTACTTGTCATTAGTAATTATACTCCTTTTTAGAGATTAACTCTCTACACATATAATATACTATGTTTAAGTAGGTTAGACAAACAATTTTACATTTCCTAAGCAAAAATCGATACCTATTTATGTGCGGGTTCGCTCCGCTTAACGCTGCGCTCACCCTAACGCTTAGGGACTGTTCCTTTAAGAATGGGCGGAATGTAAGTCTTAACTATTTTACGTTAATTACTAAAAATGTGTGTCCGTCAGAATCTACGGTATAGCAAATTTTTTCGACTCCGTGGTAGACATTTTTTTCGTCTTTGACAAGAATTTCGTCACTATTTTTTAAGCCTCGAAGTGCTTTTTTCAAATCTTTTTTGGTCATATAATTTTCCTCAATTTTATTATAGTAAAGTTTATGCTTTAGTACAAAATAATCCTTGGCTTAACATCAAGTATGCGGCCTAACCCACAAGATATGTAGGTTAACGCTTATTTCAACAGGAGCATTGCGCCGGCGATGCCGTCACAACGCAGGCAGTAGCAATAGAGAAAATTAAAGGAAAGGGATGTTACTTTAGCTTTACACTTAAAAATGCGCCCGCACCCGCCAGGGAGCGCATTTTTCGTCAGCCTAGAGTAAAAATTTGTTGCTGCTGCTTACAGAATGTGGTATAGTAGACGGAAAAGTTTTACTATCGAAAAAATTTTTTCTCGAAGACTATTATATTGCGGCGACGCAGTGCACCTAGCATTAGACTGTAATGCGCGGCTAACCTACAAATTATGTGGGTTAATGGGTTCCAATAAAAAAGACCAAACAGTATTTCAGAACGTAAGTTGACACGAAAGGGGATCTGAAATACTGTTTGGCCCCTAGTTTGCTAACTCTTTCTCATTTGTAGACAGTTAAGTCGTGAGTGCCCAATGCAACTAGGATAATCGTTCGGGTGCCAGGAATTACCAATAACTTTGCGCACCTGGGGAAGGGGTAGTGTTTTTGGATTTCAACCTGCTAAACCTTATGGTAGTATTCACCTTGCCGTTTTATTTTAGCGTCCTCAGACATCATTGGACGGATGAGTGTTTAACGGTCATCACTGCGTCCCTTTTCTTTTCTTAGGGAGAAGTATTCAGTTCGCGGAACTGACACCTGTCGTTACGTGACCAATCGGGGTTTCTTAGCACACCTGCCGTACTCTTTATCGTCAGAGGTACGCCGCTATCCAACTAGCAGTATTACTTGAGGAGTTATTTCTCACAACTATCAAGTTTTCGTGATATTTAGTCTACGTTGTCCTGACTAACAAGGGCAATTTTTATGCATAGATTGCTAACTATGTGTTCTTAAGGTGAGAACATACCGCTCTAAGGGCTATGCGTCGTTGAGCGTGACAGCAGTTCCTCTTATGATTCGAATGTAACTGATTCTATACTCCGTTGCGCGGCAACGGTACCCTCCGTCATATTCTGTTGTTATAGGTGATTAACGGCGTCTTACCGCATTAAGTTGTGCTTCACACTTACAAAGGTTCCGTCTTTCAGGGTCACGGCTCCCTAGGACTTATCTCAGTGGAGTCCTTACAACCGCACTGTATTCAGTTTAGCCACTTTATTCAGTCTTTGGTGGTTTTGTGTGTTGTTTTCACGTTCATCACTGTGGGGAGTTCACCCTCCAATTCGCGCCACCTGTTTCAGTCTCATCGGTGGGTACCCATGCTCTCAGGTTGCCATGGTCTACGGGATTAACGCCTTTTTCAATGTTTCAAACAGTGTAGCAGTATTTGCGTTGTCGCGCTCTACCACGTTAACTATTATGTATTGAATTGATTACTTCCCAGCGGCTACTGTTTTTATACAGGTTTACTGTGCCTATCCTGTTGGTAAGGTGAATATTTTTCATTGTAGTCTTTGTTAGACTTTTGTCTGTTGACGCTAGCCTGTCTCCAGACTACTAATCATCAAAAGACTTTTTTATCTTTTTTCATCTTACATATATATTATAGATTATCCTTTCGGGTTAGTCCATAATATCTTTCATTAAATGGTGAAGATTTTTTACGACTCTTCAATGTCGTTAATAAAGGGGACTTTGAAGTCCCCTTTATATTTTAACAATTAAGGAACTTTATAGTCTAATGACTATTCAGCGTCTTTGACGTAGCCCCAAACGGCGACTGTTGATTCAGTGTCGTGTAAGACTGTTCTCTTTTCGTCTCTCTTACCGAGGTTACCACGGTTGACGAGGGATGTAACGGAACCTGGAGCGACTTTTTCAACACCCATTGCTTTAGCGAGGTCGGATAAGATGAAGTCACCTTCCATACCAGCAGCAGCGGCTAAGATAGCGTTTTGAGCATCAGAGTAGTTGCATGGGTTGCCTTTAGCATCAGAAGCGACATCACTATTGATGTAGTAATAAACGCAAACTTGGCTTGGGCGTTGTTTTGTAACTGTTCTTTCACCGATTTTTTCAATGAAACCACCAGTTTTAGCATGGTTGAAGTGAATTGGGAGTAAGTTACCACCGATTGCTTCGTTTAATTCTGCGATTGTGAGGCCGTCAGTACCTTTGAGTGCGCCAGCGATAAGTCTGTCGTTATCGTTGACTGTGAACTTTGATTGTTTTTCTGCCATAAAAGTTAGACATTTTCCTTTCTTTTTATTTCTATCTTTATCTTACGCTAGTTGTTACGGTTAAGCAACAACTTTTTTCACCTTAACCCAATTTGTTTCGGAAGTATCCTACTCACGACTTCGCCACGAGAAGGCTGGTTAGGAGGAAGTCATTTAGTTTATTTCTTATCTTTACATTAACATTATATACCACTTTTAGATAAAAGGCAACAACTTTTTCACTCAAAAGGTGTTAATTTTTCAAGTAATTGTGCCTTTTATCTCGGTATTTTATGTGGTTTTTAACGGTTTTAGTCGTAATTTTTCACTAATAAGCGTATTTTGCGAGCTGAACTTTAAGTTCTTGGAGGGTTTGTTTCTCAATTTGTCTAATTCTTTCACGAGTTAGACCTAAATAATCACCAATTTCTTCCAAAGTATGCTCTCTTTGCCAATCTTCTGGGTCATTTTCATCACCCAAACCATATCTCATTTTCATGATGGTGCGGGTTCTGTCAGGCAAGTCCTTCAAGATTTTTCTAACGAACTCTTCGTCCATCTTACGCTCTGCGTAAGCAACAGGGCTTTCGTCGTTAGGGTCGGCTTGTAAGTCTTCAAGAGTATCTTCGCTTTCATCACCTAATGGAACACTTAAAGACACAGTGTCTTTCTTCCATTGTTTTAAGAGGGCGATCTTTTCTTCTTCAATGCCCATCTTTTCGGCGATTTGCGCGTCTGTTGGTGATAAGATGCCATCTTCTGCGAGCGCATCAACGGCTTTCTTCATGTTGTTGAGGGCTTGATAGACGTTGGCTGGTAAACGAACGTTCTTACCCTTTTCAGTAATTGCTTTCATAATGGCTTGTTTAATCCATGGTGTGGCGCAAGTTGAAAATCTATTGCCCAAGTCTGGGTTGAACTTATCAACCGCAGTAAAAAGACCAAGGTTACCTTCCATTACGAGGTCCTCTAAATCGAGGAAGTTAGATTTGTAGTTCTTGGCGAGATAAACGACAAGACGTAAGTTAGAATTGATGAGTTGTTCACGCGCATCTTCATCACCTTCACGAATACGATAGGCAAGCGCCTTTTCTTCTTCTGGTTGAAGTAATGGATACTTGGCGATTTGAACTAAATAATCTTTGAATGATGATGTTTCCATGCTGTTCCTCCTTACATATCTATTTTGTTTGCTTCTTCGTGTGTAATGCGCACATAGTTAGGATTTAACTCCATGCGTTCCGCACACATTTCTTTTAATCTTTCACGGATTTGTGGTTTTGCTTGATTGTTGTGAGTGCCTGGGGCAACCGCACAACTAACACAGAAAACTTTATTGGTTTTCTTATCTAATAAATACGCGCTACCGGACCAACATCCGTTAACGTCTTTCTTAACTTCAACAGGGAATTCTTTTGGTTTAGCCATATTTACTCCTTTACTTTTCTTTATAATTTATTATAACATAACTGGCGGGTTTATTCCAGAACTATTTAGTCTATTTCGGGAATTTCTTTGACGAAGTAAACATTCTTACTCGTGTCAAAACATTCGCCACCATCTTGCGGCCACTTGCGGTAGATACCGCAGTTATAATCCATAGCCTCTTGACAGATGAAGTCGATCATTGTTTGGTAGGTTGGGAAAGTTTGGACTAATTCGTGGTTATATAATTTTCTTACTTCAAACATAATTAATCCTCCTTGTTTTTATGTTTTCTTTTGCGGGTATACTTCGTGCGGTCACGGAAGACGTTCGCATGAGTTTTACGTTGCACATCAAAGTGCATTTTATTTGGTAATTTGGTTTGGTCAACCTTAACCTTAATCGTTTCCTTCCTCATAGTCATAATCCTCCAATTCAATAGTAATTGAACCATCTTCTTTATCGAAGTAAATACGATTAACTCCGCGGTCTAAATGGTTCATAAGGCTTTTAACACCAATGTTTTTTAATGGTGCAACATCAGTCATCGCGCCATAATCATCACAAACACAGACTACTGTGTCGTCATCCATCACGTTAATTAATTCTTTCAGTTTCATCGTATTTTCTCCTTTACTTATTTTAATGCTTTTCTTATCTTTCATATATATTATGCCATACTTACTCGGCTTTTGCAAGTATAATTTACATTAAGCCTGCTACTTTGTTAACCCACAAAATGTGTAGGTTAACCACCCGGACAAATTGTCCGGTTAAGTGGACAAAAATGTCCCGAATAATATATACTTTTCGGGACAAAAATTTGGGGAGGAAAAAGTCGAAAGTTTTCCTTCCCAAAATTAAATAAAAAACTCTGGACTTACTGCGTAAAACGTGGTATAATCCAGACGGAAAAATTTTTTTCAAAATAAAAAGAGACCTGGCTAGAGGTCTCAAATACGCGCATTCATTTAATTTTTTAACGCTGATGCGCCAGCACGTTTGATAGTTTACAGATATCAGCGGATCTTCGCGCCACAGCGAAGACAAAGGGATTACAATAAGTACCTCGGCAAAGATACTGCACACGTTTGCCGCCGCATGACTTCCAGTACGCCCGTTGGCGTTCACTTTCTCTGGCTGACGTCCATTTCTGTTTATACCCACATGGACGAGGGTTTTTGTGATAAGGGAACAACCCACCGACTCACGTCATCGGTAGCGGCTCAGCATTTTTTAGTTCTCACCCTGAACTAAGCGCCCGTAGTCACGCTAAATCTATTGTGCCGGTTTCTCTCCGGCATCTCCGTACCCAGGAGTCAGGGTGTCGCCAGCACATCGTTGATCCTAGACAGTTGCGACTGTCACAAACCATTGCCGCGCGGATAGTTTTCAAGGCACTATCAATTGCCGTCGGAGTTACCATTACCTCAGTGGCTCCTCAATATAAGGTTTGTTATCATGCCTACATAGGTCACCAACCACGATGACAATCTTCTGGTTTCGCACCACGCCAGATGAGTTTAATGGATTTTCCTCTACTATGTTTCATGTAGCCATTACACTATGTTTCTCCCAATTGCATTGGTCCGTGCCAATGGACTTATTAGCCTTTATCTCTGGCAGTCGAGACATACATATTACGTTTGTGTCTAACGGCAGATTAACTCTTCTGCTGAGTGACTTTGTGCAGAAACGGTTGTTTAAAGTGGACTCTCACCACTGCCTTATTCATCTTGTCCATCCCCCATTCTTGTTGGAGGAGCAGTGCACGACGCTGCGTCGGAATGATTGGGGTCTATCCTACCCAGTTGGATCTCGCCAACTCCGAGAGTCGCTTTGGCTAGATGCATGCGCAATGCTCATCGTCCAGGTGTTTAGTCTCTTAAGCCTATCCAAGTCGCCGCTGGCGAGCCTTATTTATTCTCTGTAGTTAGAACCGCAGTCCGTCGCTATCATTGGATTTCCCAAGGTCTGTCAATCTTTTGTATACCGCGTTAATATCTAAGCTTGGGGCTGTTGGCCCGCGGTACAGCAGGGGCTTTCACGTTTTGACGTCTTAGTACTCACCCTGGTCACTGCTGCGTGGGTGTTTTGGGACCACTCGAGGATTTGCACCCGTAACGAGAACTTAATCTCGCCCATCTAGTTTCTGCTAGACCGAACTATCCTAGCTAGGGCGGCCATCAATTGCGCCATTACCTTGACGCATAGGGTGTCCGAACATCTGGAACACACACAGGAATACATAAGGAAGAGTTGCAGGGAATCAACCTGCCTCTTGCTTCGGGGAATTTAAGCCCGTGCTCGGCGATTTCTCTGAGGTACGTTGCCCCCGCCTTGCGGCTGCCGGTCATGGGGTTCCAACTTATGTTAGGGAGCAGACTTTAGGACCTTTCGCGCTGCCCTGTCTGCTCAGTGGGCTTCGACTCTCTTCTTTGTTTTTTAATGTGCAGTATACGCCGAGTAGGGAGCTGTTGCACAGGGGGTTTGAAAGAAATAATTTATTTCTTTACTTACCTTGTATAATAATTATAGCACACTTTTCGAGTTAAGTCAATAACTTTTTCAATGTTATGCTAATTTATTTTTCATAAGGTTTTGTTTATTTCCTTTTTTCACCTTACATATATATTATGCCATAAACTGCTGCCTTAATCCAGCCTTTTTTGCTGCTTCACTAAAGATTATACGATGCGCGGTTCCATGCAAAAAGTGCATAAAAGTGACGATCGACATTTCGGGGAAGGTGGTTAACCCACATAATTTGTAGGTTAATTCCGTCGGGTAAAAAGCCGATCGATTGTAGGTTAAAAACATAAAAATAAAAAAAGGGGCTATTGCCCCTTTGAGTTTTCGGTTACCCTACTATTAGTCTACTAATTCGTAGACCTTAGCAGTGACCTTAACGGTACCGACTTTGACGCCGTTGTAGACCTTGTCACATTCGTAGGTGACTTCATCTTCGGCTTTGACTAAGCCCTTACCGATTAAGGCGTTGATGGAACCAGATTTGAAGTTGTAACCCTTGAAGTAGTTTAATTCAAATAAGGTAGCCTTACCGTTGTTAGCCTTTAAGGCTTCTAAGAAAGCCTTTTGAGTGTCGTTGATTTGCCAAGTGTTTTTGTTAGCCATAATTAATTTTCTCCTTTTCTTTATACTTTAATTATATCATAACTTTTGTGTTAGGTCAAGAAGTTTTTAATTAGATTTTAATTCTTAATTTCTTTCTTCCTTTACCTTACATATATATTATATCATATTTTTGGGGTATCGGTCAAGACATTTTTGAATTATTTTTTTCTAATTCTTTTTCTTCTTTCACCTTACATAAATAATTATAGCACACCCGTTCGGGTAGTTCAAGCAAAACTTCACTTATTTTTTTATTAACCTACAATCGATCTTGTCCAGAAAAATTTCTAACAACAAACATATTATAAAAAGTTGTTAACTTTATTAACCTACAAGATCCTATGTCAAGTACTAATTAACAACTAAATTAACCCACAAAAGTGTAGGTTAACCCCAAATATGCAATATGGTGCGGCTGCTGCTGCTTTAATTAACCTACTTAACCTACAACCGCGCCGCAGGCGGAATCTGTATTAACCTACATTCGGAAATGTCAAGGAAAAGTTCATTATTAACCTACAGAAAATTTTTTCAACCCCAATTTTTAACCTACGAGGTCCCAAAAATCCTTTATAGCTGCTGCTGCTTAAAGGTTCTTTAACCTACATTTGGGGCCCCACCCCGCGACCATTAACCTACAAACCGCACGGCGCGAAGTAGGTTAACTTCAAAGTAGGATAACAAGATTGTCGGGAAAGAATAGCAACATAATCATTGAAATCAATTAACCTACAATGGCAGACGGAAGATGAATAGACGGAACGCCCAGACGGAATTCCGTCCATAAAAAAAAAGAAAAGAGAGACAATTCCGTCTCTCTTATCTGAACTCACTTCGTTTTGCGCGGAAGTAGACATACTCATCATCTTCTTTGAAGTATTCAAGGTCGGCATAACCATAATCAAGTTGTTCTAAGAAGTAGTTTTTTCTACTTTCCGTCTGCCAATCATTGATAACTTCATGGAAGTAATCATGGAACACATCGTGGTAGTCAATTCCGTCTTCTTCAACGTATTCCCATTCAGCATAACCATAATCTTCTAAGTCTTTTGGATATTCATTAGCCAAGGTTTCGCTAATAATTTGGTTGGCTTCATAGAAAGCATCATCAACATCCGTCTGTGGTGAGAGTGGTGTAAGTTTCCACCAATCTGCGAACTCGAGGATATCGCTATCTTTGAGGTTAATTTCTCTTATTGTTCCGTCTGGTTGTTTAACTTTAATTAACATAATTCCGTCTCCTTATCTTTCAATGTGGTAGACATACCAATCTCGTGGTAAGTCTGGGTATTGTGTTTCAATAGCATAGAGCATATTATCCCACGCGCGACCATAGTCATCAGGGTCGGCTGTGCGACAACGGTCTCTAATAAGAAGAGCGGTGGTTCCGTCTACTTCTACTTCAATTTCTTTGCGATATTCTTTGTTGTTATCATCGCCTAATGTAATAGATAATTTTACCATAATTACTCCTTTCCGTCTAGGCGCTGGCAATTGCCAACGCCCTTTGTAGGATAACACATTCTATCTTACTATCAGCAAGAGCAGTGTGTTCTTCTTCGTATTCCGTCTGCCCCGTAAGGTAGCGGTATACAATTTCCGCGGTCGCTCTAACTTTTGGTTTAGCGTGCTTGGTCATATAACCATTCCGTCTGCAGAAATCTTGATACTCAGGAGTTGAGGTAATCAACGGGTCGGTCAAACCTTTCCAAATGTCCCTAATTCCGTGTGATGTAGGGTTAGTCTTAGTCCCTAACTTTTCGCAAGTCTTTGCGATGGCGCGGAAGTCAAAGCCACTATTGTAAGCGAAGATTCCGTCTGGCTTAAACTTGTTAATGTCCCTTTTGAACATTCGCAAGACATAAGACCATTTCATTTTCTTACAACTTCCGTCTGCTAAGCGTTGTTCATAGAGTGGGATTTTATTTTTATAAAATGCCTTACTCATTTCGCGGTGGTTGTCGTAGATTTCCGTCGAGATATAATCTCTTTCTACTAGTGTTTTTCCGTCTACGGTATCATAAATTAGATAACCAAAGTTGTAGACTGATGGGTCGGCGACCCCTAATGTTTCAGTGTCAAGAACTAATACTTTCATTTCCGTCTGACCTTCCTTTCGTTTTTTTTCTTTTCTTACCTTTGTTGTGCCTTAATTATAGCACGCTTTTAATTGCTTGTAAATAGGCAATTTTTATTTTCCGTCTACCGTGTGTGTCCATTTTCACGCGACTTATGCCAGTGCGGCACGCTACTCACTTTCACAATTCCGTCTGACCTTGGATTGTACCCCGCAACGGTTAGTCGACTTGTTCCGTCTTGGTCATGGTAGATTAGAGATTAACTTATCTCTTTAACATAGATATTATATCATATCTACATTAAGGAAACAAGTAGTTTCACTCATTTCCGTCTAGTATGGATGTGGGAAGTTCCATTCAGCAACGCTTCCGTCTACTTCTTCCACTTTTGCAGAACCCCATCCGTCTACTTGATTGTTAATGGCTTCCGCAATTCCGTCTAATTCTTCTTTATTGAAAGAGAATTGAACTGCAACAGGGAGATAACCGTGGTCGGTATGATTTTTCTTTACAAGTAGCGCATAAACTTTTCTCATAATTCCGTCTCCTTTTTAGTTTATTTCAAAGGCGAGTTGTTTTTTCATCGCATTACAGATTTCCGTCTGTAATTCTTCGTTGTTATCACAGTAATAGATAGGGTCATCTAATCCCGCCCAAAAGTCATCAACGTATTCTTCAACAGTGCAATCGCTTCCGTTTGCAAGTAGTCGTTTATAATCTTTAACACATTCATCAATGTTGACATTGAGTGTGCCTTCACTTTTATAGGTTAATTCTAAGGTCATAATTCCGTCTCCTTTTAGTCTAACTTAATAATTAACTGAGTATGTGTTCCGTCTGTTAAATCAATATCGTAATCTTGTTTAACTTTCTTTTTCTTGAACGCTAGTGTATAGTTATTTTCATAAACTACTTTACCAAGCGCAAAGAGTTTGCTGTAATCAAAACTGAAATAGTTTTCTTTGAGTTCTAATTCCCAGTTGTCAACATAAGAATACTTTAAGAGCCAATGATAGAGGTCTTTCCGTCTACTCAAACCATATCTTTCAACGAACTCAGCGAGCATATGTGGGTTAGACTTATGAACGATTTTAGCCAATTCCGTCTTGTCTAATGTTCCGTCTGTCCCAGTAAAGCGCATATCTCTTACGACTACTGTTGCATGACTACCTTTGAGGAGTTTCTCTAATTCCGTCCAGTAGTCTTCAATTTCGTGAAGGACAGACGAGAAGATAATGAGAGTTTTTCCGTCTAGCATATGTTTTTCTAACTTAGGTAAGAATGTCGCACTAGGCACATTCTTTTGCGCGATTTCTCGCATAATAGGGTCGTGGTCAATACCAATGAGTAAGCGCTTTCCGTCTGCGCACGCTTTCAATATATCACCTTTGCCGCAACCGAAGTCAATGATGGTGTTAAATCCGTCTAGGTTAATTTTGTCTAAGAAGAATAGTTTTTCGCTGTTTCCTTTTTCCATACCTTTTAGATAGGTGTTATAGTTTCTCATTTCCGTCTACCTTCCTTTCCTTTTTTAACTTATCTCTATATAAGTATTATATCATAATACCTATTAGAAACAAGTAGTTTGTTTCTAATTCCGTCTCCGTTTAGGTTGTTATCCTTATTCCGTCTGTGAGTTTCAACTTTCCAACTTTCATAACCTACTTAATAACGACATTAAGGGATATGGTAAGTAATGGAGATGGGCAGGAGGTTTCCGTCTGCGCGGATGGTTAGGTCAGCAACCAATTAACTGGAGTGATTTTAAGGGAAGTTCACTCGCTTCCGTCTGGAGTTTTCTCATTTCGCCCCATTAAAGAGTTTCCGTCTACCGCAAGGCAACAGTTATATAGTTGTGTGATAGTCTGCTATATAATCTAGATAACCTATTCTGGTCTTGGACATAGCCCCTTAAAAACTTTCGTCAAAGTTTTCCGTCTACGCGCTCACTTGGTAACCTCTTCACACACAGTTGTGGTAGTGGAAACTCTTTAATGGGTTCTCCTTATGTTATTATTATATCATAATAACAATAGAGATACAAGAGATTTTAATGTTTTCCGTCTCGTGGGGTCTAACCTACTTCCGGCTCAGTTAGACCAATACGCACATTTATCCTTAGTTGTGTTCTAAACCCTTTCTGCGCTCTTGGTAAAGTGGTGAAATCGTCATCCGTCTAGTTCCATATCTACGGCATGGGGTTGGTTAATCTCGGTTAGCCAAACAATTCCGTCTAGTCTTTTCTCCTTTTCCGTAGGCGAGTGGTATACTAGAAGAACCGATTTCCGTCTGGGTGAGCGTGCCCACCCATTACAATAGGTTCAGTCGGGTGAAAGGTAGGTAGTTAAATTCCGTCTGAACCCATTGTAATGGGGGAAGGGCATTTAAGCCCTTCCGTCTGGGCTTTGCCTACCGATTAGTCCACGAGAGCGTAGACTGTATCGGCATAGGACTTATGACCGATGACTTCGTTGTCATACACGATATCGGCAACGAACTCACGTTTTCCGTCTGTGTTGACAAGACCTTTGGTCTTTAAGGTGTTAATGCTACCTGTTTTGAAGGCGATACCACTGACCTTTTTGATTTCTCTTAAGGTCATTCCGTCTGGGTAGTTTTCCCTATTTGCTCTTAAGATTTCAACGAATGATTTTTGGGTTTCGTTCATTTCCCATTGTTTCTTTTCTGCCATAATTTTTCCCCTTTCTTATCTTACATAGATATTATAGCATAACTTGAATTATCTTTCAAGTGGTTTTTCAGTTTTCCGTCTGCCCGTTTCCTTTTCAAAGTGGAAGATGGGTTAAGTTTCTTTACACATTTATTATATCATAAATGCGATTTCAATTCAAGAGATTTTTTTGATTTCCGTCTGCGCCCTACTTGGTTTCAAGCGACTTACAACTCTTTCATTTTCTCTTGTGTCTTTATTATATCATTTTTTTCAATGATATTCAAGACCTTTTTGAGATTTCCGTCTGCCCACTTCTTTGTGGGACTTACTAACTTTCTTATCTCTACATAAGTATTATATCATAATACCTATGTAGAAACAAGAGGGATTTTCTTGTTTCCGTCTGCATGTAGTTGTAAGGAGGATTTAAGACAACTTGGATAAGCATTTTACTTATCTCTATACAAGTATTATATCATAATACTTGTAGAGAAACAAGTGGTTTTTTCTCATTTCCGTCTAGCCCGTTATTATCGGTGGCTGATTTCCGTCTGGCTCATTGTAGATACCAATTTCTCCGTCTGCCGCGTCAACAATTTGATACATAACGGGTTGCCCTATATCATAGACTGTTCCGTCTGGCATATCTAACTTACGATAGATACGTCTTCCGTCTGCGAGCGGTTCACATATACCTAGAATGTATCTTTTACATTCCGTCTCACTACCAGTGTATAATGCAATTTTACTATGTTTGCCATACATTACAACTTTTTTCATTTCCGTCTGCCCTACCTTTCCTTTACTTATCTTTCTAACATAGATATTATATCATATCTACATTAGAGAAACAAGTAGTTTTTACTTATTTCCGTCTGCCCTATTGGGCTTTAATGTATTGCTTGATTTGGTCAAACAAGAAGGCTTCCGTCTGTTTCTTGGTTAATTGTTTCATAACCATTTTTCCGTCTGCGTCTTCCACTTGACACACGAATGGGTTTGGTGCGCTGGCTGTATGCGCCTTTCCGTCTGTGGTTGGAACGATTAACTTGATTTCAATTCTTCCGTCTGAGACCTTTGTTTCGTATGCTTTCTTTGTTGTTTTCTTTGTCATAAGTTTTTTACCTTACCTTTCTTACATATATATTATATCATTTTTAAGTGGGGTATTCAACCACTTTTTTCATTTTCCGTCTGCGAGGTTCTCTTTATCTTTTTCTTTACCTCACACTACTAATTATAAACTCTTTCTTAGCGAATTGCAAGGGGTATTTTTCAGTTTCCGTCTGCTTGATATTCTTAACCTACTTCCGTCTCACCCCACGACGGATTCCGTCTGGCTTGCTTGATTTCCGTCTAAGTTTTAACCTACAACAGAGCATCCAGATGCTTGGCGGCTTGACGGGCTTGTTTCCGTCTATATTTCTTTAGAGAAATTACATCTCCAAGTCTTGTTGTGTGGTCTCCGTTCTTTAAGACCTTGTATGCGTGTAAACGAAATCCGTCTGTGTGTATGATTTCTCCTGTTTGTGTGTTAATGTATTCGCGCATATTGTTTACCTTACCTTTCTTTCGCTACGCTATCATTATATCACACTTAGGGGCTCAATTCAAGCCCCTAGTGTCATTTTCCGTCTACGCATTTATCAATGCATTTGGGAATAAGTGAATGGCTTTAAGTCCATCGGCTATGTCTCCGTCTGTCCTAATCTTTACGGCTCTATTACAACCGAGATTTTTACATAACCATTGTTGGATATTTTTGCCGTAGTCATCAAAGAGAATTCCGTCTGCCGTTCTCATATAGTCGGTCTTGTTTTCGCCATTTCTCATAATAATGGCATTTTCCGTCTCGAGTTCGGGGATATATTGCGCTAACCATAATCTCTTGTCGGTATCAGCGCGTTCGTTTGGACTTGCCGATAAGACAAACACATTGTGTTTTCCGTCTGCGATTAACTTTCTAACCGCTTGGACATTCTTTTTGAAGGGTTTTAACCTACGGAAGAAGCCCTTTTCCGTCTCAAACCTTTTGAGGTTGTTTGGCTCGCCGAAGAAATCAGCAAGCACGCCATCCATATCAATATAGATGTTTAATTTTCCGTCTGCGTAATCTTTCATTTGTTTTTCCTACCTTTCTTTCTACGCTACTATTATAACATTTTTAAGGGTTGCTTGCAAGTGGTTTGCACCACTTTCCGTCTGCCCTTAGCCAAGCCCTAACCTACATTTAAGGCTTGGCTAAGGACGGAAGGTTTTTCCGTCTATTTGTAAGCCATGATGTTATATTTTACACGAAGGTATGTGCTAATCATATCTAACCTACATTTGATACGTTCCATACCCTCTTTTGAACTTTCCGTCTGCGGAAGGTTCTTGTAGGCGATTAACCTACTTTGGAGTTCTCTACCCTCTTTGATGAGTTCTTCTTTGAAATTGAAAGCCATAATTTTTTAACCTACCTTTCTTCAATTCCGTCTAGTATGCGGTCATATAGCGCACTTTTAACGCGTGGAGTTCGTTTTCAAGTTGTGTGATTTTGTTTTTGAGTGATTTGTTTGCCGATGGGCAACTGCGCAATAATTTTAAGCGCATTTCGTGATAGTAAATTGCTTGTAATAAATCTTTTGCCATAGTTTTTAACCTACCTTTCTTCAATTCCGTCTATCTCTTGCAGGAGTGAATACCCACTCCCCACTTTTGCGGTTTTCCGTCTACCTACATTGGCACGGCGCAAGGTCTTTGACCCGAGTTTTTTGATAGTGTCTTTGTTGTCTATCCGTGGTTTGCCTCTAACCTACTTTTTCCCTCGTTTTACGCAGTACTCTCTTGGGCATTCTTTGAGACCCTTACAACCTACCATTAACACGAGGTAGGACGCGGATTGACCTTATCTTTTACAGCACCTCCCTTTTGTGCTAACCTACATTTGCGGAAGATATAGGTATTCCGTCTATCTTACTGAGGTGATAGATACCTCTTAAAGAATTAACCTACTTTTGCGGTTAACTCTTTAAGAGGTTCGGGGATTATGCCCCGAACACTCTTGCAGTGAGTTCTTTATCAAAGAACTTTTGTTTTTGGTTGATAGTGATACGCGCTTGGTTGTTTGTATCAATTTCGTTTCGGTTTTCGTATGGGACTTTGAACACCATACCACCGAGTTTTTTGCTATAAGCAACGATTAAGTAATAACCTACTTTTTCGTTCTTGTTGATTGGGTGCGCATAGGCGTCGCTAGTTGTAAACTTAACCTCTACTTTTTCACCTTTGGCGGTTAAGTCAAAGTGTTGATTGCTGGAAGATTTGGCGAGTTTGTTTCTATAAAGTGATTTCATAATCACTTCAACGACTTCACCGAGATTAACACCGATTTGGTCGCGTGTTAAGTTAATGCCGTTAATTTCGGCATTGTCTTTAATGTGCTTTTGCACGAGGTTTGCAACGAGTGAGATAATATCTTGTCTTGTTGTCTTTTTGGTTTGTTGTTGTTGTTGTGCTAAAATGCTTAATAAAATTGCCTTTTTCATAATTTTTTCCTCTTTTCTTTTGTGTTTGTTTTCAAGTCGCATATAGGTATGATTTGCGCTTTACTTGTCCTATCTCAAAGTTTGCCCCATTATCGCGCACATACTCGCTAGTGGTCTTTTTTTGATTTGGACTATTCAGTTTTCAAAGAACATTTGCGCCCGTTTTGTGTTAAGGTTTACGAGCAACCTTTTTTTGTTTGGTGGTTTGTAATTTTGATGACTTATTATAGGCGCAATTTATTTAATATGTCAATAGGTTTGATAAAAGTTTTTTATTTTACTCACTTAAATAAAAAGTAATATATATTTATATATATTAAAAAATGAAAAAAAATTGAATAAATAACGAATAAATAATGAATAAATAACAAATAAATAATAAATAAATAAAACAATTAAAAAAGACATTTTAAGACAATTTAAGCAACGCAATATATAAAAACATTATCACGCAATAAAAACGCCTTAAAACGCCTTAAAACACGCAAAGCAACGCAATATATAAAAAGATAAAAGAAAACACGCAACGCAATATATATTATAATACGCGTATGCGTGTATATACCAAACGGAATAGATTTAACCTACAAATAGGGGTGGGGTCGGTCTTTATATACGCAGTATATATTTAACCTACACGGGGGGTATATTCATTTTTCTCGGAAAAAACGCAAATCTCCCCGCACCCCTCTGGTCAAAAGATCGTGTGTGACGTTTTTTGTATACCCGTTTTTTCAGTGTGGTCTATGCCGACTACCTTTTCTTGTTGAGTGCATCGGTGCAGCAATAGTAATCAATCCAGTATTTTTCACTTTCATTTAAATCTACATTACTACCTTGTTGTACAATGCACCAATCAAAATCTTCAGGTCGATAATTATATAATCTTTCATTGCCCTTACTCATTACGCCGACCATCTTTTTAACATGCTGATACCATCTTTCCTTGATATCCACAGCCTGACCGACGTAACTGGCCAGTATCGGCGCATCGTGTGGGTCTATGCCGACTACCCAACTTTTAGTACCTTTCAATACTAATCTATAAATACCTCTAACTTTATCGATGGCACTGCCCAATTCTTGAAGTTGCGGCATCCATATTTTCTTCCACTCAATGTTGGCGAAATCTATCGCAAGATCTGGATATAAATCCTTGAGTTCATCTAAGATATCTACCAATTTGGCTTCTTTTTCCTTCAAAATCGGAGACCAAATAACGTCGTTGATACTTTTATCGACAACCTCTCTAATGGCAAGGTATCGGTTCAATTCATTACGTAAATTTTTCACATCACCCTGAAGAGTGGATTGTTCCTCTAACAATTCTCTATTGCGGTTCTCCAGGCCATGAGTAACGTTTGCTACCTGTAATTGCTCTTCCTTAGAAGTCGCGAGAGACTGAAGAAACATGTAATTGGTAAACGCTAGGCCTGAGACTTTCAAAGCCTCTATCTCTTTTTGTTCTTTAAGACTATTTAGTTCTGCGGCGACATCGCGTACTTGGACTTCTCCTTGAACTTGTTGACCTTGCGCGAAACCAGCATCATTTTCCTTCTGTAGTAATTTTTCATGGAGGTCTTTATTTTGTTCTTCGTAAAGGTTCGCGAGAGCTTCAAACTTGTCCCGCTTCGCTTTAGCTTGCGCTAAGTCGTCTTTGATGCGGCGACAACTTCGACTTAGGTTGAAAGCATAGATACTTAAGCCAAGTAATATTACACATATTATAGATAATATGATACTTAATACAATCATAAAAAGTTCCTTTCCAATCTATCATTATTATACAAAAAAAGTTTGGCTTTCACCAAACTTTTATTCAATTTTGAAATCTATCTCTTATATTCTATAATTATTTCCAACTATCATCAAATAGAGCGCTAAGGTCCACTCCACTATCTTGAAGCTGAGATATGATTTCATTTAATTCGTCAGCATCAGTTTCTTCATCTTCACTATAATAACAATAGTTTTCTTCTTCACTGTCTTCTATAGGCAATTTCTTTTTCTTTTCAGGTGATAAAATCATATTCTACCTCACTTATATAACTAGATTATTATTGGTTGTAACTTATATCAAAAATAGAAACTAAAAATGATACCTAATTTTGTATTTTTGTCTTTTAAAAATCGTTGCATTATAATAGTGATGATAGGAGTACTCTATGATAACATTTAAAAAAGGAAGATGCCCACAATGCGGAAAAGAAGCAGAACTTATGTTCAGTAATAACCCGCTAAGTGGCGAAACAATTTGTTTCGATTGCATCAATAGTCACTTAGATTACAACAATTTAGAACATGCAGAATTTTTCTGTAGAACATATAATCTTCCATGGATGCCAAAAATTTGGATTTCCTTGATGGAACAATACAACGAAGATATTTTTAGAGAATATACAATCGGTATGTTGGACGAACAAGAAAATCGCCCTAATTTAGCATACGAATCAAGCACTAAAGATTTATGAAAACGCACTAACCGCGAATGGGAAAAGTGCCGTTCTTTTGCGCAAATTTTAAATCGCTTGCCACCAATGAAAGAGTCCTACATCGAAAGAGGTCATCTAAAATGGGGCGAGCAATACACTTTCGAAGAGCTAATAAAACTCGACTCAATTTATACACGTACGCTTAAAGCAAACAATATTACTAACCCACTTCAAAAAGAAGCAATTAAAACTCTTTGTAAACTTCAAATTGAAATTGATGAAGCTGTTAGAGCGAAAGACGCAAAAGCAATTAAAGACTTTTCGTCCGCTTGGAATACATTCGCTAAGCAAGCAGACCTTGATAACCTTATTCAAGAAACAAAGACAGACGACATTACAACAGTCGCTGAACTTTACGATTACATGGAAAAACAAGGTTTCAAATTCAAATTCTATGATGGTTATGATAGAGATGAAGTAGATGGTTGTATCAAAGATATGCAAGAAACCCTTAGATCATTGGTTTTAGAAGCAACAGGTTTACAACCACTCTTAGAACAACTCGCGAAAAAACGATTAGAACAAACTGAAGAAGAACACTTCAATGCGGCGACACAGGCCACTCCTCTATCTGATTTAATGGATGCTATGCCTGATGATGGCGAGATTGAAACAGAAAATGATACTGTCGCAACAGAACATAATTTTGCTGAAGATGAAGAAGATCTTGGCGAAGATGAAGAAGTTGCGCCAACAATTAAACGTAAGGAGAACTAATGGGACTTATATCAGACGACATTTTTGATGATTCCATAGATTCAGAAATTGAAGACTATTTTAATTTCCTGGATGAAGATGAGCAGGACCATACAGGCTTCTTAACAAAGAAAAGAATTAATGAAAACTTTGAAGAAGTTGGAAATTTTCTTAACTTTTTTATTGCATATCCTGACTACTTCGTAGACTTGATTACTCCGAAATCAAGTCACTTTCATTTGTTCTTTTTCCAACGTATGATTATGCGTTGTATGGCAAGAGGCAATAACTCATATATGTTCTTTAGCCGTGGTACTTCTAAATCTTTCTTGGCAGACCTAGATCGTTATTTACACTGTATGTTTATTCCTCGCCATAACACAACTATTACCGCTGGTACAAATAAACAAGCGGCTGAAATCGCAAAGCAAAAAGTCGTCGATGACCTATGAGTAAAATTCCCGCTCCTCGCGAACGAGATGCAAAAACGTAAGATTGCAGGCAAATTACTTGATGCCTATAAAATGGGCGCAGACTATGTAGAATTTGCCTTTAAAAATGGTTCGCATCTTGACTTAGGTAACGTCAGAGGTCTTCGTAGAGAATCATTAATCTTCGAAGAAATTATTGAACAAGATGCCACTAAAGTTAACGAAGTTTATATTCCATTACTTAACAGACCTCGTACAATGGCAAATGGTTTAATTAATCCAAATGAACCGCAATCTCAACAAATATATATTACTACTGCGGGGTATCAAGGAACCTTTGCTTATCAAAAACTATTAGAAATTTTATGTATGTCTATCCTAGAACCAGACAAGTATTTTGTTCTTGGTGGAACATATATGATACCATTAAAACTTGGTTTAACCGCTCAAAAACAAATTGATGAAGTTAGAAATTCTCCTTCTTTCTCTCCTGCATCTTTTGCTAGAGAATACTTGAGTCGTTGGAGTGATGCGCCTCAAGGTGCGGCCTTCAGCTCATCAGTCGTTGCGGCGTTACGCCAGGTTAAACTTATTGAACTCAAAGATAAGCGTTCAGATATGGCAGTAGAAAATAATGAATTTTATGTAATATGCGCCGATATGGCTAAGGATGGTTCTGCCGAAACGGCAGTCGGTGTTGCCCGAGTCATTCCTAAAGAACATTATTTCACTTATAAATTCATTAACCTCTTAACCATTCCTTCTACTGACTATATGGAAATTGCGAATGAGTTTAAGAAACTAGTCCTTACTTATAATGCCAAGTTACTTATTTACGACGCTAACGGTATTGGCGCGGCCATGCGTGACTGGCTTAATAAGGAAACACGAGACAAGCAAGGAATTTTATACGAAGGACTAGGAATTATAAATCCTCCAGATAATGCAAGCAAAGATTTGCGAAAATATCCAAAAGAGAAGACAATATGTTATGAGATAAAATCTGGTGGTAAGACTGGTGAAGAAATTCACTTCTTCTTCTTCTCAAGAATGAGTACAGGAGCCATTACATTCCCTATAAAATTATCTGATGCGCTCTCACTCTACAGTCAGAATAAATCATTCACTCAAATGAGTATCAAGAGACAAAAACATTTCTTACAAGTTTATCAAACAATGGATAAAGCAGAAATGGAACTTCGTAACCTTGATATAGTAAATACATCAGACCAACTCAGTAATACATTAAAAATTGTTCGTCGTGATACCAGTATTCAAAAGGACTTTTTCTCCATGATGGAATATATGGTTTATGGCGTAAACAAACATTTTGAATTAGACTATTATAAAAAGAGACGTAAAATGTCCAAAGGATTACGACAAATATCCTTCTTTGATTAGCGGAGGTTAGATATGCCTAAAGAAAAAAGTAAAGACACTAATGTCAACTTTAAGGTAAATCGTGCAAAAGGTTTTGAAAATCTTTATAACGATGAAGTTTCACGTAAAAATAGACAAGGCGAAACCTCTGTCTATTCTACAGTAGAAGTTCAAAATGCGGCAGCAGTCCGCAAACTCTTATTAGATTCAATTACTAATAAGGAAAATTTAGTTGAAACATCAAAACAATTATATATTACAAACCCAATTTATGCGTCAGTAATTAACTATTTAGCCCAAATGTTTACTTGGCAATATAAAGTTACTCCGCATAGAGTATATACAAAAAGTAAAGCTAAAGCTAGAAAACAAATTGCTGATGCTGACTTTCAACTTATTTATAGTCAGATGTTAGAATTAGTTGACGGCTTGGCGCTTGAAACAAAGTTCCCAGAACTTTTAATTAGACTTTTTACAACAGGTTCAACATTCTTTACTACTTTCCTAGATGAAGATAGTATGACATTAAGTATGTTGTTATTACCTGAAAAATATTGTAGAACCATTGGTCAAACTCAATATGGCACTTATATTATTGAATTCGACTTCTCCTACTTCACTGATTTAGGATATTCCGAAGAAAAAATTAAAGACTTCTTAAAGAGTTGACCATCAGAAATGAAGAAGAAATATAATAAATTCAAGGCAGATTCCACAAACTATCGTTGGCAAATCCTTGATCCAGCATTCTCTTCTGCGGTTCTCATGAATGAAAAGGGTATTCCTACATTACTTTACATCTTAGGTGGTATTCTTGATTACGAAAAATACCAAGATAATGAATTGGAAAGAAGTGACAACTTATTAAGATATTTAGTTGTTCACACAGTTCCTCACTATGAAGATCAATTAATCTTCGAAGTTGATGAAGTTAAAGCCCTTCATAAATCTTTAAAGAAAATTGTTGATAATGGCGATAAAGCAAGATTAATCACAACTTATGGTGATGTTCATGTTGATAAGATTTCTGATGATGATGACAGTGCTACCCAAGTATTAGCAAATGCCTATAAGGCAATCTTCAATAATGCGGGTTTCAATGCCAGCATCTTCACTTCCGACTCAGTAACAGCCCTCAAATTAGGATTAGTCAGAGACAAAGCATTTGTTTGAAAATTCGTAAATCAATATGTTAACTTCCTCAACGTTTGTTTAAATAACTGACTAGAATTCAAATGGGATTCGAAGGGGTATGAGGTAAATATTGATATTTTACCAATCTCGCCATATAATCAAGACGAAGATGTGAAAAGATATAAAGATAATGCCACACTTGGTGTTGGTAAATTAGATTTTATCGTCGCGTCTGGTATAAAACAAAGACACATTCAAGATGCTTTCAATCTTGAATCGTTCTTAGATCTTACTCAAATCACTCCTATGCAAACTTCTTACACTCAAACTGCAGAAGATAGAGCGGATGAAGATGGTAAGGATGACCCTTCTAAAAAATCTGATGACGAGTCCAAAAAACCTGGAATTGAGCCATCAGGCAATAATGACGAGTCAAATGATGACAATGAAGGTAATGAGTAAAAGAGGATATTGCAATGTTCAAACGTAAACCAAAAGTTGATCTCCGTTGACCTGCAACCTTATCCTTTGTCACAGAGAGCGGAAATGAAAATGAGCGTTTCTCCCGCGGAAAACTTCGTGTTTTCTATAAAGGTGAAACAGCTGACCATCGTTTCTTCTCTGACGAGTTCAGTGAAGAACTCATTAAATCACTTCCTTATACTCCTATCGTAAGTTATTATGATGAGAAGAAAGATGATTTTGTGGGACATGCCACAGAACAAAGCATTTATGGTGTTGTCGACCCTTGCGGGGAAATCACCTTCGAAGAGGATGAAGACGGCAAAATGTGGGCAGTCTGTGATACAGTTTATTACACAGAACGTCCCGGTAAGGTTGGAGAAATTGCTAAGAAGATTGAAGGTCATAGTCAATCCTTAGAACTCGATCCAAGTACTGTAAAGTACAACATTAACTATGACGAAAGAAAACACTTGAAAAACATTGAATTCACTGCAGGACATTTCATTGGTGTTAGTGTTTTAGGGAAAGATCAAGAACCCGCCTTCACTGGTTCAGCATTCTTTGCTTTAGATGAACAATTTGAAGAAAAGATGAAAATACTCAAAGACTATTGTGAAGGAAAAACTGATCAATTAGGAGAAACCAAAAACATGGATGTAACCGAATTTTTGAAGCTCTCCTGAGGCGACATTTGCGCAAAAGTTTCTGACGCAGTCAATCGAGAATATGGTAATGAATATTACACATATGCAGTAGATTTCTATGATGATTGTGGCATCTATCGTTTCTACTCTTATTACGATGGTTCAGTCAAATTAATGAAACTCTACTACACCTTGAGTGATGATGGCGAAGTTACATTAGGCAAAATTGTTGAAACACATGTTGTTTATGAAGACTTAGAAGACACTGCGCAAACAGGCACAGATTTCACAAGTAGTAACGAGTTTACTGACTCTGGAGATGGGGACTTCACAGTCGATCAAACAACAACTACTACAACAGAGGCAACTACAACAGTGCCTACTGAAAGTGACAAGACTCCTGACGAGTTTGCAAATGATTCTCAAGAATCTACTCCAGCAGCCAATAATCAAAGTGCTGAAGTCGCTGTAACTAATTCGAAAGTGAGTGCAGCAAGTGAAGAACAAAATCAACAAGAAAACACAAGTCCTGCCTCATTTACTGATAGTGAAAGAGCAGAACTTGAAGCCCTTAAAAGAGAGAAAAAAGTAACTCTTATTAACAGTTACGAACTTACTGATGAAGTAAGAAACAACCTTATGAATGAACTTGATACTCTCACTTTTGAAGAACTCGAACTCAAGTTATTAAAAATTTATAAGGAAAATGCAGAAGCTGAAAACTTCAGCGCTGCACCGGTTCCATTTGCGGTTCCAGAACCACATAAAAATACAACCGCAGAAGACAAGTTAAATTCCTATATTCATAGAATATTAGGTAGATAATGAGGTAACTAATAACATGGCTTTTTATGATTTATTACCAACCTTCCATTATATTGAAGCTAACAATCTTAAAGGTTTATTACCAGGTTTCGTTGTTGCTCAAATGGAAGTCGCAGAAGATGCAAAAGCAGATCTCTGTGTTCAAGATGGCAAATTCATTGAAAACGGCACAATTTGCACAATTTCCAAAGACGGTATCGTTGCTTGGGAAGAAGGCAAACCAATGTTCATCGTTTACAATGACCCATTAAATACTGTTCGTAATGGCGATGAATATTATGCAACAGAACTCAAAAACGAAAATCCACGTTGCGTCCTCTTAATCCCAGGCGATGAATTCATGGCTGACGGTGAAGCTTCCGACCACAAAGGTTTAGCAGAAGCTATTGCTGCAGGTATGATCGTTGAAGTTAAGAGCGGTGATGGCCAATCCGCAGATGATTGGTTCGATATGGAAACAATGCCAAACGGTGACGCTGGCAAACACTACTTATTCATTGGTAAGTAGTTGAGAAAGAGGTAAAAGAATATGACAAACGAATTAAAACTTTGTTTAATGGCTGCCCTTCAAGGCAAACCAGCCGCAAATTTCTCAGCAGAAGACACTAATGAAGCAGCAGTTAAAGGCATCATGAAAGAACTTGGCTTAGGTGAAAACCCAACTCCAAGAGAAATTCGTGCAGTCGAAGACCGTGCATTCGCTTTAATCGAAGAATCTGTTGATGAAATCATGCCAAAGAAATTACAAAGCGTTTTAGGCGGATTTGCAGAAGTTAAAACTTTTGCTCGTGATGCTGAAGTCGTCTTCAACATCGAAAAAATCGGCAAAAACCGTGCTAAATTAACAATTAGCAAAGGTGCTCGTGGTGGTATCTATCGTGCAGCAAGATTAGCCAACAAGTTCTTCTCACCAGAAACACATGTTGAAACAGTTGCTGTTTACGTCACATTAGAAGAAATCATCCTCGGTACACAAACATTAGCTGAACTTTATAACAACGTCTTAGAAGGTTTCGAAGAAATCGTTTATAAAGAAGTATTCAATGCTTTAGCATCTGGTACTCCAGTTGCTGGCTATGGTAGAATCGGTGAAGAAACTGGTGCAATCGTTACACCAGCTGCGGACTTAGGTGCTGCTATTGATGCAGTTATGCCATATGTTAAACAATATGGTGTTCCATCAATCTTTGGTTCCTACAGTTCATTACAAAACCTTTACAACCCATTAGCTGCTACAACAGGCGGTTATCCAAACCTTGAAGATTCTCAAGATATCAGAAAGTACGGCTTTATCCAAGTTTATAAAGGCGCAAAATGCGTTGAATTACCAAACTACTTAGTTGATAATTCCAACAAAGAATGGTTCTATGATCCATCATACGTCTTCATTCTCCCAAGTGATGCCAAACCAGTCAAAGTCGCTCTTAAAGGTGAATTATATCTCCAAAAGAACGAACACGCTGTTGGTTCTGAAAAGTGGGAAGCTCACAAGATCATCGGTGTTGGTTTAGCAATGGCTAACAACTACGCTGTCATCAAAGTCGCTGACGAAGGCAGCGGTAGCGGTAACTAGTTTACAACAACTATAAAGTTGTCCAAGGGGAGGGATAACTCCCTCCCCCATTTTTTATAGAAAGGAATATATTATGCCAGAAGAAAAGAAACAATACGTTTTAATCAAAACAAGTCCGAATGAAGTATTGTTTACTTTACGTAACGTTGAAAATCCTCAACTTACAAGAAGAATTCATTTAACCAAAAGAACCCCACAACAACCATTACCATTATCCTGGGCTTTAAGCGTTATCGCTGATCCAGTTCTTTATGGTATGTATAAGAAGGGCTATTTTTCATTTGATGATAATGACAGTCTAGCAAAGGCCGCTTATGAAGCAGGTTATTGGTTTGATGAAAAGTTTGATTTTAAGCCTGCTACAAAAGCTGACGATGGATTAATTTTCGCAACTTTAAAGATGGGCAACAGAACAAAAATCGAAGACGCCATTAAAAACTATGGTGAAGAACGCGTTAAAGCGGTTGCCATTAACAAATGCGGCGAACTTTCACAAAACGTCATTCAAGTACTTGAAAAAAGATTTGGAATTCAACTCGTCATTGACGGTGTTGATGGAGAAATGGCAGACGAAGAATAATAGGAGATAATTAATTATGCAATACTGGGACGAAGTGTTATATCCTCCATTTAGAGCCACAATTCGTGGTCAATATTATGGCTTCATTTCACAAGATGATATGGATGAAGAATGTTTTAATCTTGCACGTCGTGCCGTAGCAGCATTTAAGTTTCCTAAAATTCCTACAGACTATACTGTATTCCACGCAATAAGAAACAAGAATAATGAAGTAGAGGAAGTTGATTTGGAAGACTATCCAGATGCAATCCCTCATGCTTATTTTGAAAATGATTTATCTTACGCTGAACTTGAAATCATTATTGCGTGGATGAAGGTATATTGGGCTGAAATGCAGATTTCTAATGCCGATAATTTTGAAGAATTATATACAGACCAAAATATCAAATCCTATTCTCGCGCCAATGCAACAGAAAAGAACATGAAACTCATGGCTGAATATCGCGCATATGCAAGAGAATTAGAAAATCGTTACAGTCGTGTTAACGAAGAAAAGAAAGCTTCTCTAGGAGATATTAACGAAGATGAATAGTTTTGAACGCTTTAAAAATAAACAACGTCGTCGTGACTCTGCGAATGAACACTACAACGCGCAGTTTATTTTTAATGCTTACAATTCGGCTATCATTCATAAAGATGATATAGAACTTCATGCCGCAGTTGTTTCAAAACAAGAAAAAGATCAAGGTTATATCTACACTCATTATAATGACACTCTCCAACCAGGAGACATTTGAGAAGTAAATACTCTACATTGGCTTATTGTCGAAGAAATTATCAGCATTAAAGATACTGATTATCATAAATATTTCGCGCTATTGTGTAATGTAGACCTCGGTATTACTTGGGGTTATTTTAAGTCACGTCTTGGTATTCGTAATGAACAAGATACTGCACTTGAATCTACTCAAGAACCACAAATTACACTTCCAGCGCATTTTTTAGATTACCAAGATAAGATTGTTTTAGATGGTCGTGCTTGGATTGTCCAAGAGTACGACTCAATTTCTAATCCTGGTGTTACGGTTTATTCACTACAAGCTTCTACTGTTTCTAAAGACGAAACACAAGATGCTAATAGTTATATTGTTGATGTTACACGTGTAAATCCTGAAGTTGTTACAGAAGAAATTGTTATTGAAGATAACAAGAAAGAAATTGGTCACAATATTCCAGTTACTCTTACTACTGAAGGTGGTTACTTAAAGTTTACTGGTAACATTAAAATTCTCAAACGTACTGCTACTGAAGTTACATTCTGTTTGCCATTTGGTATCGATGCGGCAGAAATAGCAGTTAAAGAAAATGGTGAAGTAGTAACTTATTACTACTATGGAGCGGATTAATATGAAGACATTAAAGAATATTAAGAAATGTGTCATGGAAATCGCGCAAACCTTAGCACAAAATGACAATATTGTAAAATTACTTTATAATGATAATTCTGATGCTCTTAAACAACCAAAACCAAAAGTAAGTCTCAATCAATTAATTGCAGACCATTATATTTGTGTTTGTGCACCAGTTGAAAGTGGTATTAAAGATCAATGAAAAAATACATTTCTTACTGTTTTATTAGATAATTGTTATTTTGGTGCACAAGATGATAATACAAATGTTTCATTAAAAATTTATGTGAGCACTGATGAACAACATTTACTTATAGATGATAATCAAAATCGTTTATTAGAATTATTAGATGAAGTTATTACTACACTTGATGGGTTTAAATTATCTACTGCGGGTAAAATTGAAGTAAAGAGCTTTGCACACACAATGCTATCTGAATTCCGTTTTGCTTATGCGGTAATTATTGGTTTCAATGATCAAAACCCAAGAAAGGTGGAAATCTAATGATTATTGAAAATAATTATTCAATTACACAATTATTTGCTAAAAAAGAAATTAAAATTGTAATAGATAAGAAACAAACTTTTTCAATAAAAGTTCCAATTATTCGAGATTTATACGAAGATACTAAATGAAGTAATATTTTCTTTTTATGAACTCGAACTCCAGCAGATGCTCAAAAATATTATTATAAGAAGATTGAAACTTCTTTAGATATGATTATACTAATAGTATTTGATGCGGCGCAATATCAAGAATACTCTGAACTAAGTCAACAATATAAAGAGTATTTAGAAAAGTGAATACCAAATATTGAATTTGATTATCAAAATCAACAGTTAAAAGTGAATAGTATTACTATTACTACTGATATTTGAGATCATATCCTCTATTTGTTAAGATTATCTTGTGGAGAAAAAGTCGTGCAACCTCCCGTCTTTGACTCCGAAGAAGCTCGTAAATTGTATTTGGCTCAACAAGAACAAGAAGAGAAAATCAGAAAGATTAAATCTCAAGCCTCTCATGATAAGGAAGGATTAATGAAAGCGTTCTTGGCAATTACGTATGCGTTTCCTTCCATTACTATTGATTATTTATTTAATCAAACAATGGCTCAAATTCAATGGCTCCAAAAGTATGCCGCTGGAGCCGTGTCTTATGAGGTAAATGCGCAAGCATATGCGGCAGGCAATGTAAAGAAAGGCAAGAAATTGGATTTCTTTATAAAATAGTGAGGTAAACATATAATATGGCTTCAACCAATTTAATGTATTCTAGATTAGGTGGCTCTGACGTTTCATTCCAAGGAATGATTGAACGTTTTGGTGTTGTCACTGTTATGAATGTTGACGTTTACGATACAAGCAAGTTCAATCTTACTGACACAACAGATCAAGAACATGCTGCTTGGATCGGTTTACAAGCTGATGAAATTGGCAAACAAATTATTGCAGCAGATTCTACAGCAAAAATTTGTCACTTAGACACATTAAAAATTTCTAATATGTCTCAAGAAGGACCAACAAAAACAGTTACAGGTGGTCAATATTCTAATCCATTAATTAAGTTTGGTAAATCTGCAAGACTTGAAATGCAAGATGCACTTGGTAATGCAGCAGCATTAGATGCTCTTACTGGTACAGTTTCTGAATCTAAAGCATCAGGTACTTTTGGTCCTGATTATAGTACAGATGCATCTAAAGGTGTTTGGGCACTTCATGTTACTGAAGACTTCAATGGTCCAAAAACTCTTATTGGTGATACATTCTTTATTGATCAAAAGAGTGGCCAACAAGTCAAAGCTAAGATTCTTATTTACCAATTCTTACCAGATTCAATCTTTAATCTTACACAAGATGCTGAAGGCGACGCAACTGTCTTTGATATGAATGGTGACTTATTAACAACAGATATTTTAGTTTCTACTAAAGAAGGTAATGCTGCAGGCAAAGCTGTTGTTCATGGAGTCTTCTATTCAATTATTGACCCAAAAGCTCTCGTTAGCGAATAAGAGATAAATTGAACTAATCGGCCCTAACCTTCGGGTTAGGGTTTTTATTTGCTTTCTTTTCCAAAACTCAATATACTTAAATTAACTAGGCTATAAGGAGAAAAAGAATATGAAAGATAGCATCACACTATATTCTTCACCGACTTGTCCAAAATGTCGTATGCTCAAAATGGAGCTTGGCAAGCATAATATAGAATATAATGAATTACATGACACTGAAGCCCTTGCGGCGAAAGGCTTCAATTCCTTACCGATATTGGAAGTAAACGGTAATTTTTTAACTATGCCCGAAGCTGTTAAATGGCTCAAGGAACAAGAATAATGAAACCAGACACTATTGAAAACAAGATTGCATTTATTGAAAAATATCGCACTGCACAAAATGCGGCAACTGGTAGTGAAGTAGATGCAAATGCTAACGTAGCAAACAAAAATATCGCAACTATGTCTGCTGAACTTCCAAAGAAAGACATGATTGCACTCAATCGTGAATTAATGCGCAGGAAACTTACAGAAATGTATGGAGAAGAACTCGCTAATCAATATGAAGAAGATTTAGCACACCACATCATTTATAAACATGATGAAACTTCCATCTTTCCTTACTGTTGTAGTATTTCACTTTATCCATTCCTTTTAGATGGACTTACAAAAGTAGGTGGAAATTCCACTGCTCCACAACACCTTCAATCCTTCTGCGGCGCATTTATTAACCTAGTTTTCCTTGTCGCAGGACAATTTGCAGGTGCAACCGCAACACCAGAATTTCTCACATACTTTGACCATTTCGCACGTATTGACTATGGTAATGACTATATCTTTAGACTTGATGATGTCGTTGAAGATTTAAATGGTCATCTTATCACTATGCGCGAAAAACTCTATAATTACTTTTCACAAATAGTTTATACTGTTAACCAACCAGCAGGTGCTCGTGGTTATCAATCTATTTTCTGAAATATCGCATACTTTGACCATGATTATTTCAAATCTATTTTCAAAGACTTCGTATTCCCAGATTTTGATGAACCATGTTGGGAAACAACAAAAGAGCTTCAAAAACTCTTTATGGATTGGTTCAATAAAGAACGTCTTAAAGATTTATTAACTTTCCCTGTTGAAACAGTCAATATGCACACAGTCAATGGTAAATATGCTGATGAAGAAATGGCAGATTTCTGTTGTAAAATGTGGGCAGAAGGCGCTTCATTCTTTATGTATCAAAGTGATAGTGTTGACTCATTATCATCTTGCTGCAGATTAAGAAATGGTATTGAAGATAATGTCTTCTCTTATACTCTTGGTGCAGGTGGTATTGAAACAGGTTCAAAAGGTGTTATTACACTTAACCTAAACCGTATTGTTCAAGATTGGCACAGAGATAACGCACTTGATATATTTAAAGAACCATTGAGTGAATATATTACTTCTATTGTTAATCGTGTTCATAAATATTTAACCGCATTTAATGAAATTATTTGGGATTCTTACAGAGCAGGATTACTTACAATTTTCAGCGCAGGCTTTATTGATCTCGACCGTCAATACTTAACTATTGGTATCAATGGCTTCGTTGAAGGCGCAGAATATCTTGGTATTCCTATTGACCCAGACAATGAACAATATAAACAATATGCCGTAGACATTCTTGAAACTATTAAAAACTTGAATGCGGCCGCACGCACACCTCACTGTAAATTCAATACAGAGTTCGTTCCTGCGGAAAATCTTGGTCTCAAGAACGCAAAATGGGATAAAAAAGATGGATATAAAGTTCCACGTGATTGTTACAATTCTTACTTCTATATTGTAGAAGATGAAAATTGTGACCCAGTCATTAAGTTCCGTTATCAAGGTGCGCATTTCACAGGCTGTTGTGATGGTGGTAGTGCCTTACATAATAATTTAGATGAACACTTAACTCAAGCTCAATATAGAATGTTAATGGACGTCGCAGTAGAAGAAGGTTGTAATTATTTTACTTACAACATTAAAAATACAATCTGTAATGATTGCGGTTTCATTAGTAAACATACTCATAATCACTGTCCAAAATGTGGTAGCCATAATATCGACTACGGAACAAGAATTATTGGTTATTTAAAGAGAGTCAGCGCATTCCCAGCGGGCAGACAAATAGAAGAAGGTTTAAGAGCATATAATAAATTAGACTATGTTCGATAGAATAAAATACGAAAGTACTTTGGTTACTTTTACAGAAGTACCAGATGAAATCAGTTTATGCTTAAATATCTCTGGATGCCCTTGTTGTTGCGAAGGCTGCTTCGAACCTTGGCTTAGAGAGGATTGCGGTGACACACTCACTTATGATGTTTTGGCAGGACTTATCAAAAAGCATCCGCATATCACTTGCTTATGTTTTATGGGCGGTGATAGATATTACCAAGACATTGTTGATTTAATTAAACAAGGAAAGAAAGACTTTCCTAAATTAAAATGAGCAATGTATAGCGGTAGACAAGAAATGAATAGTATTATCGAGCCATGGCTTGATATATACAAAGTCGGTCCTTATATTGCGGCTGCAGGACCACTCAATGTCAAAACAACAAACCAAATCTATTATGTTCGCGAGAACGGCATGTGAGTTAATAAAACATATCTATTTCAGAAAGAGAAGATATAATCTTCTCTTTTCTTTTGCCCATACTTGCTAATTTTGATTTTAGAAGTTATAGTATAATTGTATTAGAGGTATGTAAATGAAGACCTATCAAATTGGAAATAAAGTTACTTGTGTAATTCGTAGTTTTGTTCCTTCTACTATTGGTGATGTAACTACTCAATATAGTAATGAACCTTATACCATTTTAAAAGATGTCGCAGTTTCAATGACATTTAATGATGTCGAGAAAAATGCGCGTGATGGCGAAAAGCATAGACAATTAAACTTTAATCAGTCTATTCTTAATCAGGTTAAAGTGAGTAATGTACATTTAACAAATAAAGTGTTAGGAATGCTTTTTAATGATTATGAAAATGGTTTAAGAACTCACTATGAATCAGTAGAATCAAGTGATGACGGTCATATTTTCCTTTCAACTGTTGAAGATAAAATTTATCAAGTATTTATTTATGACGAAACAGAGGAAATGATACAGGCCTATGGTGAGGTAAATCCAAGTGAAATTATATTAGTTCCAAATAAGTCTTATTTAATTGTTTACGGAACTCTTTCAGAAAAAGGTTTACATCTTACTAGCCCGACAAATACTTATTACACATTAGATTTTATTTGCGAAGGCAATACTGATGAAAATACTGCACCTGCATATATACACGTTCAAAAAGCAGGACTTAGAAGTGAAAAGAGTTTGTATTTTAATAGAAATCTTAATGCAGTCGATTTAACATTTAATGTTATTGAAACTGAAGATGATTACATGATATTAGATTAATTCGACGAAAGGAGTTTTTATGGATAATGTTGAATTAGAAGCAAAAGTATTAGAAATTATTAAAGAAGATAATTATTTCGAAATGGTTACAAAAGCTGCGGCTTTTGAAAAAGAATATAAAACAAGCGACTTCTACAAAAAGACTAAAAAACCTTTAGCAGAGGTTATTAAAGAAACCAAAATCTTTTATGCTTTACAACTAAGAGATTTAGGTAGAAATATCCAAAAGACTATTGATGGTCTTTCATTAGAAAAACTTAATAGTTTATTTGACCAATTAGGCACACTATTTGGCACAGAAAATCAAGAAATTGCACAAAATCTAGAGATTTTTAAGAATCTTAAAGATTAATGAGGTAAAATATGGCAGATATAGATTTAAAAGTCAATCTTCAAGCGGACGTTAAGCAAGCTAAAGGTTTAGTAGAGTCTTTAGATAATAAAGGCGCTTTTAAGTCTAATCCAAAAAAGAAACAAGAAATTGATGCGATGTTGAAATCTTTGGAAAATTTCTTAGAAGCAATGAATCCAAAGAATTCACAACAAATTTCTTCTGCTCGTGCACAATTTAATGATTTAACTAAAGCTATTATTAAATTTGGACTTGAATCTGGCAATGTTTCAAAGAATTTAAAACAACTTTATAGTGACTTAAGTAAACTTACTACAAGTCAAAGTAAACGCACTGAATTACGTAGTAATTTACAAAGTAGAGTTGATGAAAAAGGATATTTAAGTTCAAAAGATACTTGAGCCAGAAAAACGGTTGCACAAGGCAATATTTACTATGCCAATGGTCGACAAGGCGTAGACCCTGCAACATTACGTACTAATGTTGAAAAAGCAAAAGACCAAGGCACTTGACAAGGTGTTTTTAAATCTCAACAAGATTATGAACGTGCTCAGAAAACTCTTCAAGAAATTATTAATGAAGAATTTAAAATTAAAGAAGACGTTAAACAATTAGACAAAGAACTTTCAGATCTTGCTACAAAGATTAATGAGATTAACAGTAAAATTGCAACAGAACAAAGTAGCTCTCAAGCTGCTCCAGAAGTTGCTCAAGCTCAAGATTTACAAAAAGATTTTTTAGTACAAACAAATAATCAATTAAATGCCAACGCAGAAGAAAATCAAAAAGAAAATTCTGCTACAAATGCGGCTGCAATAGAAAATACAACAAAAGCTTTAAATAAACAATCTAATTCTTTAGGAAGTGTTTTAAAGCAATTTTCACTTTATGCTATTGCATATCGTACTATTAAAAAGGCTATGCATGAAGCGGTTAAAACTATTAAAGAAATTGACCGTGCTTTAACAGAACAAGCCATGGTTACTGGTTTGACACGTAAACAAACTTATGGCTTATTAAAAGACTATCAAGATATGGCTTCACGTCTTGGTACAACTACAAAAGAAGTTTCTAGTACTATGACTCAATTCTTACGTCAAGGTCGTAGTATTAATGAATCTTTAAAATTAACTGAAGCTGCAGTTTCAGCTGCGAAAGTTGCTGGTATTAGTGCTGCAGATTCTATTAACTATTTAACTACTGCTATTAATGGTTTCCGTCTTTCTGCAGACGATGCCATGAAAGTTTCCGATAAATTTGCCGCAGTTGCTGCATCAGCTGCGACTTCATATGAAGAAATTGCGATTGCTTTAAGTAAGGTTGCGGCGCAAGCAAATCTTGCTGGTATGTCAATCGATTATACAACTGCCCTTTTAACAAAAGGTATTGAAACCACACGAGAAGCACCAGAAACTATTGGTACTGCTTTAAAAACAGTTATTGCACGTATGCGTGAATTAAGCGACTATGGTGAAACTCTTGGTGGTGATACTGACATCAACAATGTTGAAAGTCAATTAGCATACATTGGTATTGCGTTAAGAGATAATAATGGTGAACTTCGTTCTACTGAAGAAGTCTTAAATGAACTCGGTGGAAAGTGAGATGAATTAAATGCAAACCAACAAGCTGCTATTGCTAAGGCTTTAGCCGGTACTCGTCAACAATCACGTTTAATTGCTATGATGAGTGATTATGAACGTGTTATTGAATTACAAGAAATTGCAGAACGTTCACAAGGCGCTACAATGGCTCAAATGGCAACATACATGGAAGGTATGGATGCTGCATTAAACAAAGTTAATGTCGCTTGGGAGAATATTGTTACAGCAGTTACAGACAGCAATGCAATTATTGGTCTTATTAATAGTGTGGCCAACCTCATGGAATGAATTGCTGATATTCTATCTAATGATGTTACATTAATTATGACATTAGTGACAGTTGGTAGTGTATTATTAATTAATTTAACTAAACGTTATGAGATGCAAAAAGCTCATAATAGATTAGTTTTAGAAGAAAATAAAGAAAAACTTAAACAAAGACTTCTTATACTCCAAGCTAGACAGGCTGCGCTTTTAGAAGCTAAGGCAAAATTACCTGGTGTAAAATTAACCCAAAAAGAGTTAAAACTTCAAGCCCAACTAGCTTTATTAGATAAAGATAAATCCAACGATTTTGCGGCATTACAAGCACAACAAGCTGCAATGTTAGACACCACACAAGATGAACTTGCCATTAATAAAGAATTGGCTTTAGTTGATACACAAATCAATGGTGCTAAACTAGATATGTTAAATACAGACATACAAATTGCCCAAAATGCAGCAGGTATTGGAGAAATTTGAGGTAATTTAGCATCTGTAATGACTCCAATTATCTCTATTTTAACCATTATTAATACTTTGCAACAAGCATACGCGGCTGCACAATTAAAGAGTGCTGCAGCAGCAAAAGTACAAACTGGAGCCGAAATGGAAAAAGCCACTGCTCAAGGTAGTGGTATGGCTGCTGGTATCATCAGTGCATTCTCATCTGCAGGTATTCCTGGTGTTATCGCTGGTATTGCTATTGCAGGTGCATTATTAGCAGTCCTATTAGGTATGGGATTAGCTATTGCTGCATCTGCTGGAGCTTTTAAACAAGATAGTGGTGCCGAAAAAGCAGCAAAAGATATTAATAAATTATCTAAAGAAATTTACGAATTAAATAAAAAATCTCAAGAACTAAATAATGTTATTTCTAAATTTGAAGACTTAGACAATAAGATTCTTAAAACTAATAAAGACTTAGAAGAAATGGCTACACTCTTAGATAGTGCAGCAGATAGTCTTTCAGATGAAGAAAAAGAATATTTTAATACATTAGATACTACTGGTAAATATCATTATTTACAAGAAATTAGAGAAAGAACAGATAGAGATTTAGCTGCCAAACGTAATGCACAACGTAATAAAATTATAGACCTTAGAAACAAAGGTGGACAAAACTGAAGAGATTTTATAACAAATCCTTCAAATAATGCAGAAATTACTCAAGCTCAAGCTGCAATTTATTCTTTAAATAATGCTTATTTGTATGAACAAATTGATGAGTTTAAAAAGCTATCAAAAGATAATGCAAAATATGCTAAAGATATAGAAAAGATGACACAAAATATGTTATCTAACTTATCAGTAGAAAAAGCAGCCGCATTATTAGCAAATCCTTCTCAAATTAATCAATATATTAAAGCATTAGGTAGCAAAGGAGATGCGGCAAGTATTCTTCAATCTGATGATTATACAATCAGTCAGAGAGTTGAAGCATTTAAAGAATTGCGTGGAGCAGTTGCAGAATTAGGCGATCCTGAAATTCTTAAAGCTTTTAAGACTATTAATAAAGAATGGCAAACATTCTCAACCATGTCTAAAGATACTCTTGATTATATTGATGCTATTGGTGCAGATATTGATGGTATTAATGAATTAGCATCAGCTATTCAAAAAATTGGTTATACTGCTGACGAATCCGCAAAGGTATTAGATGATATGTTCCAACTTCTACAAACTGGTGCGGACTTAAGTAATACTATTGCCGATATGTTTGGAATGGATAATTATGATTCAATCTTAAATGCTTATGATAAAGCCTTTGGAACCACAATTCTTAATATGGGTCAAAATATTGATAAATTTAAGAATACTGTTAACGGTTTTTATGAAAAAGCGAAAGAATGAGCAACAATGTCTGATACAGATAAAACCTCCTTTATTTCTGAACATGCTGATTTATTTAAAGGAGAACAAGGTGGTGTCTTATTACAAGCTTTTGAAAGTGGCAATTATGCTAGAATTGAAGAAGCATTACGTGCTAATGACGCCTTAAGAAAACAACGTAAACAACTTATTAATGATATTGATAAACAGTTAAAAATTGAATATGCACGTCAAGAATTAGATTATGCTTACATTCGTGAATTAGAACAAAATAAAAAAGAACTTGAAGACCTTAGTAAAGTTTATTTAGCATCTCTACAAATGCGTTATGACCAACAACAAGCGCAATTAGAGATGTATAAAGACCTTCTTCAAAAAGAGACAGATGCTTTAACAGAATCTCTAGAAAAGCGTAAAGAGGCATATCAAAAATATTTCGATGCAATCAACAAAGAATATGAAGAAGAAGAATATGAAGAAAAGGCACAAACTTTAATTGCAAATATTACAAAATTAGGTTCTTCTTTAAACAGTGATGCGGTTGCAAAACGTGCAGACTTAACTAAACAATTAGAAGAGTTAGAAACTGAAAGATTAAAAACATTGCGCGAACAAGCACAACAAGCGATGATAAGTAGTATTGAAGATCAAGTTACACAAATTAACGAGAACTTAGAAAAGCTTCTTACTAATGAACAAGCTCTTCTCACCGCAATGATGAATGATACTCAAAATCCAAGTGATATGATTGCATCAATGATGGCTGCGCAAGCTGCGAGCGGCAATAATACAGAATTAGGTATGCAAAACTACTTACAACAAATGCAAACTACTTTTGCATCTATTATGCCTAATGTAGATTGAAGTAATATTGATGTCGAACGTCAAGGTGATAGTTTAATTCTCAATATTATGGGTCAATCAGTACAATTAAGTGATTCTGATCAACAAACAATTTATGAAGCAATTCAAAGTGCTTTAAAACAACTTGGTTATAACTAGGAGGTAGCAAAATGGCAAGAATTCCAGAAAATTATGAGTTCCAATTAACAAGTCCATCAGAACGTACAATTGCAGAACGCAATAAACTTGCAAGTCTTGATGACTTTGCTACTTTTAGTTGGGCTAATATTAATAATATGTTTGCTGAATTTGGAGCCTTTATTATTAATGAAAAGAAAGGAAGCCTCAAAATGTATAATGGGGCTTCCTTCTCAAATAATTATACAAAACAACAATATCAAGATGGTTATACTAATTTGAGTGGTGTTTCTTTTAATACACAACAAATTACTTTTACAATAGGTGTTTATTGAATTTCTATTGAAGATTATCGTGTTTTAATGAATTTATTACATCCTTATTCAGTAGATATGTTGTCCTTTAGTTTTGAACCTAAATATGGGTATGAATGTAAATTATCTACGATAAAAGATTCTACACGATATGTTTTAGGTAAAGAAGTTAGTCAAACTTCTGCATCTTCTACTAATTTAGAATATTCTCGACTTAATGGCGGAGATGGAGATGGTTATAGATATTACACCGAACTCACATTGACTTTTGATGTTATTGGAAAACAATGCGCAAAACAAATTTCTCCATATATTATTGAAGACTGATCATCTATCACTTATCCTGCTGGAGAAGCAAACTATAAACAAGGAAAGGAAATAGTTAATCAATATATTACCGATCAAGCAACAGGTAAATCCTACTGAACTTGAAAAGATGCATGACCTTCTGATTTAGATTTTCCAGTAACTATTAATTTAAGCGAATTCGTACCAATTAATAATAACCCAGTTGAAAATACTGAAGATACTTATATACATGAACTAAAAGGAGTCGCCTATATTAAAGACTCAGATGATAATATTATTGGCGAACCTCTTGTCTTATTTGATTTATCTTTTAAAAATTTAAAAATACCAGATTCGTTAACAGACACAAGTGCAAATTACATTGCTTTTACATATGACTCAGAACAAGGTTTAATTTATTGAAAAACCGGTAATAAGGCACAAATTTTAAGTTTATTGTCAATTAATGCAGAGGGGAAGCGTTTTATTGAATCTATGGAAGTAAATCGTTTCTTTTGACCAGGACGTTTAGACTACCCAGAAGTTGAGAATACTACATATAAATTTGTTATTCAGATTATAGACCCTTATAAAAATTTTGCTTTTACTACTGATTCAGAAACTCAAATAACTACTATGAGTGGTAAAATTGATTGTTCAATGCGTAATCGTACTAATGTCATCTAGGAGGTAAGTATTATGGCAAAATTTCAATCATATAAACAAAAAGATACTATTACAGTTACTCCGGACAATATAGCAACTCAATTAATTACGGCTTATGGTGGTCAATCAGACACTCTTCTTGAGCATGGAGAGGCATTATTAGATATAATAGCGCACACTAGTATTGATAATTTTAAGTCAGATACCACTGGCATTATTAATGCTTTATATTATCTCAATTATAGATTAGAAGCTGTTCGTAAAACTATTTCATTCTGAGATGCTTATCAAATCAGAGAAACTATTGACGATAGAGATGAATTATTAGGTCAATTAGCTAATTTACCTCCTAATTCCTCTGTTGTAAGTAATTTACGTATTCCTTTTAAATGATTAAATAGCTTACAACAAGAAGAAACTGTTTATCGTGGTGACTTATTTATTAAAGATTATCAAGGCAATATCCATTTAATTCATGGTTCTAGTCAAGGAACATATCAGCCTGCAGAAAATTGGGTACCAACAGCACAAGGCGGATCTACATATCAATTAATTTATAAATATACAGAAAGTCCAGACACTGAAGTCAAAACAAACTTAACAATAAAAGGACAACCTCAAGGATATAATAATAATTTGATTATTTTATCCGGAAGACATGATATATCTGTTAAAGTAATTGGAACAATCAAACCTATAGTAAAATATTATTTTGTAGAAGGAACTAAGCAAGAACAAGTTATTTTAGACAGTAGCTTCTCTATTACAGACGGTATTATTGATTGTTATAATAATACATCTGTTGAGTTAGTTTGTGAGGTAAAATAATATGCGCCTCTACAATATTGGACATGGTTCTAACCATTTTCAAACTTTGCGAAAATATTGTTTACAATTAGATCACCAAATTGATGCTTTAAAACGTTTTATTGATAATTTTAATGCTAATTATATTATTTTAAATTTACCTGATACTAAAGGTCGTACTTATTATAATCCTGAACAACTTATCAGTTTAGGTATTTTAAAAACTGATTTAGAACATCCTGAAATATATACTTCAATTGACCCAACAAAGATGATAACACATCAGGTCATTGATAATGTTTATCAAAAAAACTTATATATCTATGGGAATCACGCTAAAATTATACCTCAGGGATTCGCAGTACGTCATGATGGTTATAAAACCGATCAAACTACCAAGTATTCAATTATTCCATTAGCCAATTCTGGTAGTTATTATACACTAAAAGACTTTGTTATTAATACAATCAACAATGATGAAGTTACTACAGAAATTACTTGAGCGTTTACAGAAAATGCGACAGATTTATATGGTCTTAATTATTTGTTCTCTTTAGTCTTACCAGGCGCTCGTTTTTATCCAAAAAATAGTCCAGATGGCCTTTTTCCATTTACCGCTTCTCCTATTTATTTATCCAATTTTACTTCTACGCCCGCAGATCCTAGTATTGCGACTTTAAACTTAGATGAAGTTCATCAAGAATATGTTACAGGTGGATTATGAACAGCACAATATCTTTTAGGACATGAAGTTTTATTAGAAAATAATAATTCTTATGAAGAAGTGTTTGATGACAGTTATACAAAAACTGAACAAGTGAGAGTTGGAGAATATCCGCAAAGTCGTTATATTATATATACAAGCATACCAAATGGTATCTTATCAAATTTAAAAATTAATGTTTATTAAAGAGGATTTTTATGGCAAGATTTAAACTTAGTCTAATCGTTCCTAATAATGATATGGTTTTCAATGATAATTTAACAAATCAAACAGAAACCTATCTTTTTCATGTTATTACAGATTATCAAGATCAACAAAGTGAATTTAAAATCAATAAAGATAAAACAAATGTTTTAAAAACTCATACGGTAGCATATACTTATAATGAAAAACTTGCAACTCACAAAAACGGACAACAAGAACTTACTTTTAGTATGGATGATAAAGTCTGTATTGATGAAGAATGAATTGAAAATCCTTTTGCACGTATTTTAAGAACTGGTGTTCAAATTGAACTCCAAGATAAATTTAGAAATCGTAAGTTATTCACTGTAAATAAAATTCAATATAATTTTAACAACACTTCTATTGTTTATCAAGTCACTTGCCAAGACTCTTTTACTTATCAATTAAACCGTCAAAATAACGGTTATACCTTAATTAATGACGAAACTAGCGCAGATTTTATTGGTGCTTTAAGTGCAGATAAATGGGCTGAAAAAATCGCGCATGATTGTTATATTACTTATAAGTATTTACCTTTATGAAAAGGTCTTTATCAAGACACTAATGGTGTTTTACATGAATTTAATGCTCCAGGTGAAACAGTTGAAAACACAGTTCCACTTGGTATTAACAGTAATTCAAATCAAGTAGATAAAATTATTAAGCCTATCTACAATACTAAAACATATGCAGAATTTTATGAAACTTTTCCTTTTTCTGCTTCTAATGTTAGCGCTAATGCGGCATTAATTGCAGTTGCAGAAACTTTAGGTTTACAACTTAGTGTTGTGGAAGGCTTAGAAAGTTTTAATCCAGCTCGTCCTGGAGATCCTATTAGATATGCTAAATATTTCTTTTTTAGTCCTACTAAAAATCCTGAAGTTAGTGGTTTAACTTACTCTCCATTAAGAGATATTCAAAGTTTTGGATTAAATTTTTCAGGGGATTCCCTTACTACTGTTTTAAATATTAAATCTACAACATGAAATGATGAAGAAATTAGTGTTTTTCCTACATTACCTTCTTTCTTTAATGCGCTTTTTATGTCTAATGATTGAAAAGACACTAAGTATTATAATGGTTTTTATACTGATGTCGTTAAAGGTGAAAATTATGGATATACTTACCAACCAGATAAATCTTTGGATTATTTTCGTTTTAAATTAGACAGCAATAGTCAGGAATATTATTTAATTGATGACAATGAAGACCCAAATACAGATGGTATTGAAATTAATGATCAAAGATATTGAAAAGCACAAATTAATCAATTAAAATGACAAAGTTACTATAATAAAATTCGTTTCTATTGAGAAGATCAAAATAACATTACTTCTTTTGTCACTGGCCCAACGAATTTTATTAACATTAATAGCTTACAGAGCAATGATGCAATTTGTTTTGCTTATATTAATGGTAATGATATACAAATTTTTAAACAAAATGAAATCATTACCAGAGAAATTAATGATAATAATTGGTTTTTATTAATAAAAAGACCAAGTAATGACTCTAACACTAAACGTTTAAACTTAAATACTCTATTTTTCACTATTACTCGTGATTATACAAATGAAGAACTTGAATTCGCGCGCATTGCCGAATCTTGTCCATGACTTGAAAATAAAATTATGGACTTTAATTATTTCGTCCGTCAAGGCATTTTATCAAAATATGAATACGAAGGTTTAATGACTTGATTATTAAATGGTTTGCGCATAATTAATGGTCAATTAATGTGTTTAGCAAATGCTTATTATTATGCTCTTCATGAACGCACAAAGATTTTAAGCAGACTTGAAGCAGATACTGATACACTTGGTGCAACCTTCTATGCAAGTGTAGTTGAACCATATACAAAAAGTGGTATGATAAGTAGCAACATAAGTGAATTTATTAATACTTATCATCAATTATTTGAATCTGATAACGCAGATAATCAAGAAAATGGATTGCTTAGTATTAATAACATTATTAGCGATAGATTTAATAAATTTTTCTCTGCAGAACAAAGATTTCTTCAACATATGTATAATTTTAGAAAATATTTTGAAGATAAAAACATCTTTTCTGCAGGTGCAACCTCATATTTAGATGATGTTTATTATACAATTCAAAATCAAGAAGAATCACACATTCCAAGTAATTATTTAATTAGTTTTGACGGTGCAATTAAATGAGATTTACTTAATAGTAATTCTCCAATTATTCATCATGAAGGAACCGATAATAGTGAATCATTTGTTATTTCTCCTGTTTTTACTTTTATAAATGGAAAATACATAGAACAAAAACTTCCCAATAAATTTAATTATAAAGAATTTTTTGTTCCAATGATTGAAAAGGGTAAATTAACTCCAGTTAATAATACACATCATTACAATCCGGCGGATAATTATTATTTAAGTTATAATAAATATAATGAATTTTTTGGTGTGCCACCTAAAGAAAGAATTACAAATTTTGGAAACGAAGAGCAATATATTAGACTTTCTTATCAAGAAATTGTAAAACTTTTCTTACGCGATAATCATAATTCAGGATATTATGTACGTGATACAGATTTAAAAGTGCCTTTTGATTGGGTACGTACAAATTATAAAACTGTAGCAGATAAATTAAATTTTATTAGTTGACCAGCGGTATCAATTTTAACAGAAGTTAATCCTGATTTAAAGATAGAATACATGGAAAAGCAATTTGGTGTCACTACCGCTTGAGAACTATATAAATCAATGTCACCGATTGATGAATTATATATCTATGATTATTTAATTACTTATACAACAGAACAAAATACCGAAACCAATCAATTAAATTATACTTTCAGTGTTTTAGATGAAAAAGGCAATCCTTATTATGAACGTGATGGAGATTTTTATCATAAAATTACAGAATCTCATGATCAAACTGCAGAAGAAAAAGTTGCTTTTGATAACTTATATAGAAAATTTTATGCGGTTCCGTTTTTATCTTATGCTCAAAATGCTACTTCTATTATAAGCAATAATCTAAATGATACATCTGCGTCATTTTCTATCACACGTTTTTATAATGATGTACTATCTTCTCTAAAGAATTCTAAATATTTTGTTCATTATGAAGATTATACAGCAAAAGGATGGGCAATAGCTGGAGGCGTTTTATTTGCTTTACTATCATATACTATTATTCCAGGCGCAGGTCCTCTTTGCACTATTGGCGGTATTACCGGCGCGATTGTTGGTGGTATGCATAAATATGCACATTGAGGCAAAAAAGACGATACAACCTTTAATATGTCTCATTATGATGGAGAAAATTGAAGTAAATTTGATTATAATGAAGCACGCGGTAAATCATCAGATCCAGATAAAACTCAAAAATTAGGTGAAATCAACAAGTACTTAAAGGGTGATTCTCATTGAGTTAATTATGTACAAAAACAAGATAGTGAATTAACTATTCGTGGTCTTACTGAAACATGATGAGCAAATGATAATTGATATGATTGACTAGATTTTGATAATCATAGTAATTACAAACATTATTTTAATTACTATCAAGAAATTGTTGCTACATATAGTCAAGGTTCACTTGCTCATAGCAATTTAAATTATGATGTAATGGATAATTATATCAATGCTACTTATGACGGATTTTATTTCGATAATGAGGGTAAAATCTTAACGGCTGCAGAAAGAGCTGATATTTATCATAACGACGCCAATACAAAGCATGATTATTATTGAATTAATAATAGATATGCGCGTTTCTGCAGACAAAACGAAGGCATTAACCCAAAAGACACATATATTTGAGTTCCGGCTGAATTTTTAAAAGATACTGTTGTTATTGGTAGTAATTTTCCAGAACGCTTTGGCGCAATTAAATTCTATCCATTAGTAGAATTAAGAGAAGAAATTAATTTCTCTGGTGTCTTTTCTAAAGAAGAACTTAATAATAATCCAACATGAGCAGATTATCGTGATAAAATGGAAGCCTCTGGATATACTGTAGGTTTTGCCGATTCTACATATGTTAAGTTCCAAATTTCAGGAAATTCTCAATATCCTTTAGAAAATCCGATTACTTATTACGCTTTACATTTGGAACCTTTTGAAAAACTAATAGTTTCAAATACTACGGCGACATTAACTACTCATAATCCAAATAATTTTACTATCAATTGAAAAGACGTAAATGGTCGTGTTTATCATTTGAATAATGATCGTCAATTAGTTAGTAGTGAAATAGAACTTTCTCCTATTTATCACACAGAAAGACAAACTACAGTTTATGACTTATTCTTTGTTGCTGAAAAAGACAATCAATTAACCAAAGTTGAAGATATTACCGCAGATTTTGATTGAACAGATATTAATTTACATTGGTATGCTAAAAATGATATCGACTCTCGCACTTATACTGTAGCGCAAATATTATTTGAAGATCCTCAAACTCATAAGCGCTTAACAGATCGTCGCTACTATTATATGAGCAATACTGAAATAAATGCGGCAGAGTTCAGAGATGGTAGCGCAACAATTACTCCAGATAAGTTTAAAATTTGTTTGCGCACATATCACATCGATGAAGAAGAAAAATTAATAATTGATGATAAAACACTTAATGATGAAGTTACAACTACTTTTAATGCGAATGTGGATACAGATAGTCAAGAAATTAGTTTATTTGGATATAAATTTATTATCACACGTCATCGTGTTAATCACTATGATATAGGCAAAATGTCTAATGGTACTTTTTGATACCATTTCCATAATCGTTTAGATTTTCCTCTAATCGCAGAAAAAGCTATGATTATTGAAACTCAATTAACTACTGAATGAATGCAAGCCTATACAGCCAGTCACTATTGTGAATGGTTTATTCCTGAATACTGGCAAATTGACGCGGCAACAAATAATAATGCTTGATTCTCTTCAATATGACAAGTAAATCAAGATGGAAATGTGTTATTATCTTCCTTATTTGTTCCTGAAGTTGAAATATATAAATATGAGGGAAAAACAACATTAGATGGTATCTTATTTAATTATCACCCAAACATTAATGAAAAATGTGATAAAGAAGAATATGAAATTAGTCAAGTTGATTTCTTAAAAGATAATCCAGCAGTTATTAATGCTATTCAACATATTTTTACAGATATACCAAAAACCAATTTAGGTAAATTCACCATTCAAAAATATGCAGTTCGTACTTATTATTATCCAGTGGGTGGCGGAACAGAGCATAAAAACTTAATCCGCACATTAGATAGCCAACAAAAAATTTATAAGTATTATGATGGACTATATGCTATGCAATTATATTTATTATTAACAAAATATCATAACATAGAAGCACCGGCATATGAAAGAAAACTTGATGAAAAATTAAGACTATGACAAATGCTTTACACGCGTTATCCAGGCATTTTCTTAGAAAACACTTACGAAAATAAAGATGCGCGCTCATCAGAGCAACTACTTAAGATGGCACAATTAGCTTTTAAAGATTATAGTTCTCCAGAAAAGAATTATAATATCACAGTTATTGACGCCGCATCATTAAGTGGTTACGAAGGACAAGAGTTACATATTGGTGATGGTATTCTTCTTAACACTTCTGACTACTATGATGCTGTTGATGAAACTTATCGTGCATTAAATCAATATCTCTTTATTAGTGATATTAGTTACAATTTAAGACAAGATACGGATATTTCATTAACAGTTAATTCAATTAAGTATCAAGATAAGCTCTTACAAAGTATTGTTAAACTTATTCGTTAATAGTATAACTGAGGAAGTTAAATAATTGACTTCCTCTTTTTTATACGGCATAATTTATATGAATATAGTGAGGTAATATTATGGCTTTATATTGAGAACATTTAAAAGGCTTTAATGGCGAAAACAATGGTGGAACTCCACAAAATGTATTTTCTATTATTGAATGGTCGCGCAAAAGTTTATCACCGAATGGTGGTTACATTACTTCTGCAGATATGCCAAAATTAGCCTTACTTACTAGCAACCCTTCCCAAGGAAGTGTTTTTCAACATAACAGTGAAACTGGTAAATTAATTGATACGTTAGTTGCCAATTTAAATGGTTATGTTTGCGGTTCATTAGTTGCTACCAAGGTAAAAAATACTTTTGAATGTGAAAATTATTTTAATAGTGATATTTATTTAAATCGAACAGCATATCATGATAGAGATATTTACATGAATAACTCTAATGGCATTTATTTTGAACGATATTATGATAGTGATGATCACGATTATGATTTACAATATGTTTCTTGAATTTATTCAGATGAAAGCTATGATTGATTAGAAATTCATGGACATAGCGGAATACAATTTAGTACTAAAATAAGCGACACCAAACAAGTAATTGCTTATTTAGGTTATTTGAGTGATTATCCAAAAAGTTTTATTTTAGGACCAACTACAATCACTACAAATAATACACCGCAAACTGGTTATAGTTTATTTGTTGGTGATTATGTAAAAATTAATAACTATTGTCAAGCATTATATTTTAATGCTACTTCTGATAAACGCGCAAAAGAAAACTTTAACAAACTTAATAGTGGTTTTTTAGATATTATTAAAAAAGTACAAATTTACAGTTTTAATTATAAAACAGATGAAACACAACGTACTATTGGTCTAATTGCGCAAGAATTACAAGATATAGATATAGATGGCTTTTCTTTAGTTGATAATAAAAACGCCACTGGTAAAGATGGTGATTTTATGATGATTCGTGAATCTAAACTTATTTATGTTTTATTAGGTGCAGTTCAAGAATTAACTAAGGAGGTTGAAGACCTTAAAAAACGTTTAGGAGAGTAGTTTATGGGTGCATTAAAAACATATTATACTACTGCTCGTAGTTTTTTATATATAAATTTAATACGAAGAAATACATCGCCTTCCTCTCATTCAGCGATTGGAGCAGCGAATCGTTTTCAAATTTTTTCTAATACAAAAACGAATTTAGTTATAAAAGGTAATGCGAATACTTCTTCTGAAAGTACACCAAATCCTGTTCCAGATAATCCATATAGATATAATCCAATGAGTTCAAGTTGGAACGGTACTGATAATTTTTATTATATTAATACATATAATTCTAGTTCTTCTATTTCTCCTAGTGAAAGATATAAATTTATTGATAATATTGTTATCACTTATTCAGGATTCACTTTCACTTCAGATCATATTTCATATGGTTCTGATAATCAATATGCTTATTGAGCAGATTTGGATGAATATGGTATTGCTTTTAATTGAGATGAGATAGTTGGTGGCAATATTATTATCCCAGAAATTGGTGATATTATTATTGAAGATGTCACTGATATTAATACTCGAAGAGATTTCTTTGGTAATACAACAGGACAACCACGCAAATATTGGAGTATTTGCGGTTTTAGTCATGATTTTACACGTATATACGTTCAACCTTTTTATAGTAGCGAAGCTGGTCCTAGTGGCCCTAGCGGTCCAACTGGTCCTGCTGGTCCTACAGGTCCTACTGGTCCAACAGGTCCTACTGGTCCAACAGGCCCTACTGGTCCTGATGGTCCAACGGGTCTTACGGGTCCTCAAGGTCCTCAAGGTCCTAGTGGTCCTAGAGGTGTAAGTGGTCTCACAGGTCCTGAAGGTGAAGAAGGTCCAGAAGGTCCTCAAGGTCCTATGGGTCTTACAGGTCCAGAAGGTCCTCAAGGTCCAAGTGGTCCTAGAGGTGTAAGTGGTCTTACAGGTCCTATGGGTCTTACAGGTCCAGAAGGTCCTCAAGGTCCAAGTGGTCCTCAAGGTGAAGAAGGTCCTGAAGGTCCAA